TAATTATTAGAATAAATAAAACATTCATTAAAATAATATTTAATGTTAAAAATTTGTGTTTACCCTTATTCGTTTTCCTTAACGCACTAATATTGTAAAAAGCCTGAAATTATGTTATCAGAAGGACAAAAAGAAAATATTAAAGAACAAATTATGTTTGTCTTTCGATATGATACAACAGGAGAAGATGATGATGCTCAAGATGTTGTAAAATGTACACCAATAAATGCGAAAAGATATACACAAATTAAAAAAGACAGCGAAATAAAAATATATAATTATAGGAATAAAATTAATAAAAAATTAATAAAAAATTAATAAAAAATATATAAACAATCAATGACAATTAAAAATTGTTTTAACAAATTATAACAAAAACATAAAATATAATATATTTTATGTTTCATACATAAATGTTACATTAAGTTTATTTCAAATCGGATAATTTTGTTAATATATTTTCAAACTTAATTAGATCTTCTCGTTTTTCAATATTTATATTTGTAATTTCATTTTGTAAATTTTCAATATATTCATTGTCATTGATATTAGAAATTTTCATACAGATATTTTGTATTATCTCAAGTTGTTTTTTGCCATCAAAATTGTTATTTATTATTTTATCTATATACGTATCATATATTTCAAAAATACTTAATGTCAATAACTTATTTTCATCTGACATACTAAATGAATCGATTTCATTAATTATCATAATTGACAAATCTTTAATTTCTTTAAGATAAACAATATTACTTTTCAGTGTATTCGTGTTAATATTATTTTCTATTTGGTATATTAATGTTTTTTCGGAAGTATTCAAAATTTCTGTTGAATTTGCGATACTATTAATTTGATTAAGTTTAATATTATCTTCAAGAACATCATATTTTTTTTCAGCCTCATTTTTTGTAAAACCATCAGTTTTTATTTGGAAAGAAGAAACGAGATGTTGCAAATTTTTTTCAATAAATTTATTTAAAATATCTATTTTACTAGCAATAACATTATCATCAACACAATCAACATAGTTACAATTTATATTATATTTCATTTTTTCCCCAATATAACCAATAAATTTTTCTAACTGAGCAATATTTGATTTGATTTTTTCTGACTGGGACATTAGTTTAAATAATAAAACCAAGTCATCCCAAAATAATTTTAATATCTCATCTATCTTTTCTTTTTCATTTGAACACATAATATTATCAATTAAATTATATTGTAATTTATTAAGCATAGTTATTAGTTCATAATATTTTTTCATAATATAATTAAATACAGAATCATTTAGTTCATATTTTTTAATATTTGATTCAATATTATTTTCGTCAACTTTTGTTTCATAACGATTAATTATTATTTTTTTATTAAAATTTTCAGTATTTTTTAATTTACCTTCGACAGTTATCAAACCATCAGTTGATACTGAGATATTTAATATTATTACTGGTTTACCTAGTGGTTCAGGAGGAATATTATCAATTACAAAACTTCCAATAAAAAAATTATCCCGAACATCATCACATTCACCTTGATACAATTTTATTTCTATTTTAGTTTGATTATCTTCGGAAGTTGAAAAATATTGAGTTGATGTAAAAGGAATTGGTGTATTTTTAGGTAAAATTTTACACATAATATTGTTTATTGTATCGATACCAATGCTTAATGGTAATGATTCTGTCAGGACTAACATATTACCATTTTTGTTATGTTTTTTGTCGATACATGTTGCACCCAAACTAACTCCAATATCTTTAATATCTAAATTATAAGTTTCAAAATGATCAGATATGTTAAGTTTATAATTTTTTATTTCTTTTTTATAATAAGTACATAACAAATTTCTAACCCAAGGATTATAACAACTACCACCAATTAATAATATATTATCAATATCTGTTTTTTCGATTTTTTCTTTATGAATTTCATTTAATAATTTAATAATACGATCTTTAAATAATTCATCAAGCATATTAAAATAATCTTGTAAACTTATAACAATAGTTTGATTATAATATTTTTCAATTAAACTAACTGACAATGATTTATGTTCGTCATATAAATGTGATAATTTAATTTTTATTTTTTCGATAATAAATCTGACTGTCTCATTATTTTTTATCAAATGTTCTTTAAATTTTGGAAATTTATTGTTAATGTACTTTTCTAAAGCAATGTCAATATCAATACCACCTAAATTATTATTACCAACATAAGATTCGATTGTAGATTGCCATTCTATTTGACCATTATCAATATTGCAATTACATGTAACAATTGATAAATCTAATGTACCGGCACCAAAATCAAAAACCATAATATGTTTCATAATATTTTCGTCATCAGTATTATTGTTAACAAATGTTTGGTCAAAATAATTAATATATGCTAACGCGGCGCTACAAGGTTCAAATATTAAACGTTTACAATTAATATTAACATGTTTACATAATGATAATATAAAATTTTTTTGTCCTTCGTTAAAATTAGCTGGAATTGTTATTATGGTATTAAAATTTTCACCAATATTATTAGTTATAATTTGTTTAATTTTACTCAACAATAATGATAATAATTCGAATAATGTATATTTATTTTTATTGACACAAATTATTAAATCATTATTATTATCTTCTAATTCCCATCCATGAAATTTTGCGATATTAATAGCATCAATATCATTAGATTTATGACCTATCAGACGTTTAAGATTACTAATAATAGGAACATCATAAATAAAATTTTTAGATATCTCGTTACCAACAAGCAAACCATTATTTAAAATTGCAATTACAGAAGAAATTTTATAATTTTTTTCATCAGTTATAATAAATGGTCTTCCAATATTATCCTGATAAGTGATACAACATTTATCTGTTCCTAAATCGATACCGACAGTTATAACATTATTATTCATTCAATATAATAATGAATAATATAGTAAAAAAAAAAATTTAACTCGAATAAACTGCAATGTATTTAGACATATTTTCTTTTTTATGTGTTGTTTTTACTTTTTTAGTTTCTTTTAATTCTTGTTCATAAATTTCAGATCTATGTTCAGATTTATTTTCTGTTTTAATTTCTTGTTTATTTGATGATGTTGAATATAAATTTTGACTATTAGTTGATAACGAATTATTCAATGATGGAACACAACATAAATTTCCTAGAATTTCATCATTGAATATATTTTTTAAAATATGAATTATTAGTTCAATATCTTTAAATTTTTTTTTATATTGTGTGTAAATATTATCGATATCAATTAACCATCCATTTGATTGACCTTTTACATAAATATTATTAATTTTTTCAGACAATTCTCTTGTCATAGTTTTTTGTATTTCATTACATTGATTCAATATAGTTGTTGAATTTAATAACATACAAGTACTTTGGTTAAATATGTCTATTTTAAATTTACGACATGTTATTAATAATTTACAAAAAAGTTCGTCATTTTCAGCATTTTTTTTCATAGTTGGGATATCAATTCGTAAATTATTTTTTAAATAATTTTTTTCTATAATTGTTTGATTTGATATATTATTCATTTCAAAAAATATTTGATGTATCTTATTAATTTATATTATAATTATTTTTTTAAGTCAAGCGCAAATATTTTTTGTCATGACACATTACAATGAATAATGTTTTATTAACTAATTATAAATTGACTATAGCTATATAAATTATTGAATACATTCAATTTGTTTTTTAATTACTTCCATTAAAAAATATAAGTCAATTTTATTAAGATCATGATTAGATATATTTTTTTTAATTTTTTTATAAACGTTTTTATTGGATAATAAAAATTTAAGATAAACAATATATGGCATCATTAATTTATATATATAATCATCAATTAATTCATTTTTTGATATTTTTTTATTTAAATGCTCGTTAATATTTAATATATTCATAGCGTTATTCATATCAATTATGTTTTTGCTCATTAATAATAAAAATTCTATATATTTATTAAAAATAAAAAACGCATATTTATAATTTTTCAATTAAATCAAATATTTCATCCAATTTTGTTTTAACGACATTATTATTTTGTGACATTGGATTATTTTGTGATGAAACTTTTAATTCAATAAATGTGTTATTTTGTTTGTTAACATTTATAGCTGATTGTTTTTCTTCAGTTTTTTTTTGTTCAATAATATTTATAACTTGATTTTGTTGATTATATTTTGATATTGTTTGTTCATATTTTATTTTTTCGTCTTCTCTTTTGCTTAATTCATTTTCAAAATCGGATTTAATTTTAATGGGATCTTTAATATCTTTTTTTAATTCCATTTCATGAGCATTTGTTATTGTCTTTGTTACTGAACCAATGATTGGTTTCCAAACATTTGTCGTATATTCATATTTCATTTCTTTACGTCTGTTCTCAAAAATATCATAATTTTTATTTACATCAGGATTAAATTTAGAATTTTCTATTTTTTCTTGAACACGCTCATTAACATTTGATATTGCAACTTTTTGTTTAAGGTTATTAATTAATTTAGAATTATTCATTTAATAATTATAAATTAGTTTATTTTTATAGATAATAAACTAATTTATAATTATTATATATGGAAAACGAAAATAATGATTTATATAAAATATTAGAATTAACTAAAGATGCTACATTAACTGAAATTAAAACAAATTTTAAAAAATTAGCTAAATTATATCATCCTGATAAAAATAAAGAAAAAAATGCTACAGAAAAATTCAACAAAATAAGAATAGCGTACGAAACATTATCTGACCCTGAAAAGAAAAAAAAATATGATAATTGGACGATACCTAAAAAAATACATTTTACGGAAACTATCATATTATTTTTAAAAGAAATAACAAATCCAAAAACGATACAAAATTTAATGAACAGACCTGATATTATACAAGATATTAAAAATGGGAATATTGCTGAAATATCACAAAAATTAATACAAAAAATTCTTGACAATATTGATGACAATATTGATATTTCTGAATTAACAAAAATATTCATCCATAACCAAAATCAACAAGAACCCTTATTAAATATTGTTTTTAATAAACAAAAAAATAGTTCAGATTCTGTTGAACCAAATTGTGATCCGTATCAAACTTCTGATTTTAATACACTTAATATTTTTGGTAATGTAAAAACAAATTTAAATGATATATATCATAACAAATTAAAAGAAATATTTATAAAACGTAAAATAAGTGATGGGACAAATACGGAGTATGAAAATTTAACATTTTATGTACCACTATATGATCAAAAAGTTATTATATCAGGAGCTGGTGAAAAAATTATTGAAACATTATCAAACCAACAAAAACATGAAAAAGTTGGTGATGTTATATTAACAATATATTGTAAAAAAGATAAATCAAAACGAATACAACGTGATGATTATGATATAATATATAACGATACGATAACATTATATGAATTGTTTAATGGATTTAAAAAAACGATATCATATTTTGGATCAGAATTAAATATATGTTCAACTAATCCGTTTAAAGAATATAATTTTGATGGAGATAAGATAAGCATTCATGTAAAAAACAAAGGATTACCATGTGATCAAAAAGGTAATAGAGGTAATTTAATTTTAAATTTATATTTAATCAAACAACCAAATTTTGATGAAATTTTGGAAAAAAATTTTAGCTGATAATAATATAAATTATGGATAAATTTAATGAATATTTTTATAACACATTAAATATAATATCAAAAAATTTAACAAATATTAAATCTCCTATCGCCGATCATAATAGTTATTTTAATAATAATTGGAATAAATACAATAACGAAATTATTATATTATTTACTTCCATGTTTAATATATTAGATAAAATTTTTGTTGACATGAATCAAATTGATTTAAAAAAAAATCAAAAAAATATAACAAGGTGGACAAATATTAATCATGATTTACCCTTTTGTTATTTATTAAATAAAAAAAAACAAGATACTAATACAAGTAAACAATATAATAAAATATTATTTAAAGAATTTAACGAAATGTATAATAAAAGAAAAATTAAATTACGAAACAACGATTACACGAATATTATAAAAAAATATTCGAATAATTTAAATCATAAAATAATACAATTGTTAAATTATTTCCAGACAGGTAGTTTTGTTAGTTTAGATGTAAAGTTATATACAGAAAATAATATTAATATTTATGAACATTATAATTTTAATCATTTGGAGCTTCATTTTTTTTATAATGAAAATATTAATGTCATCGAAAAAAAAAATATAATTAACAAAATATACATAATCACAAAATGGATCCACTCATTGAATAATAAATATAAAATTAAACTCATTTACTTTGATACACCTTTGACAAAAATTATTAATAAATCTGATAATTTTTTGTCAAGTCAAAATGTTAATTCAGGATCATCAAGTTCTAATATTTTTATTATGATTTGGAGAAGGGAAGAATTTACTAAAGTATTAATTCATGAATTAATTCATTATCTAGATTTAGATGTTAAATATGATGACAGTTTTAATAATATAATTAATTATCAGTTAGGAAATTTAAATTTTCCTGTAATAATAAATGAAACGATAACAGAAATACAAGCACAATTATTACATACGATATTCATATCTTTTATCAAGGGAAAAACATTTAATAAATCTTTTGATTATTTTAAGACATTATATAATTACGAGCTGATTTATAGTTTATATCAGTTTTCAAAAATTATGAATTTTTATTCGATAAAAGAATTTAACGAGAAAAATTTAACCGAAAAATTTAATCAAACATCAAATGTTTTTTCATATTATATTCTTAAATCAATATTAACATTAAATTTTGGTGACATACTATTCGAATTAAATCACATGAAACAATTTGATAAAAATAATAAACTAATATGTGATGTTAATCAATGTTTAGTATTATCAAAATATATTAAAAAACAACTTAAACATATTCCGATTGAACTATTAAATAAAATTATCAGAGAATTAAAATTAAATGATAATTCATTAAAAATGACAATTTGCAATATATTTTAAATATATAAATATTTATAAATTAAATTTTTATTTACTTAACTTTTTTAACTGCTTGTGCTGACGTTTGAGGTGGAACAGTAGCAGGAGTTGTAGTGGTAGTAGGAGTAGGAGATGATGTTTTTGGTTTTGCGACAGCAGTTTCAACTTTTTCTTCTTTTTCTTCAGTACCATATATACGACTTACATACGTTTGGAAATTACTAAAACCAACTTTCTCTTCTGGTTTAAGTGTTAGTAATTTAGTTAGTTCTTCATCAGGTTTAATTTTACGTTTATTATCAGTACCATCTTCATTCTTTTCATAAAGATTTTTGTTTCTGATATAATAATACAATGCCTTAGTAATCAAAGTACGAGGTTGATCTTCGCCGATATTAAATTTCTTACCAGATGATTCATCAGTAAGTTTTTCTTCTAATGCTTTATCGTCTTTAAGATGTTTGTTATAAAATTCCTTAAAAACTTCTGGGATTGGGTTTGGTTTAGTGAATCCAGTTTTTTCTTTTTGCGTTTCTGAATTTCGTTGTTTATGTTTTTTATTTTGTTTATTTTGTTTACTAACTAGTTTTTGATAAACCTTAAAAACTGCTTTCCGATAACGCATTTTTTGTTCAATTTCACCATCTACTTTTGTTAGCTCTTCAGCCGCATCCTCAAGTGATTCTGATGCGTATTCGACTTTTTTGGTTTTTTTACCAGTCTCATCAATTACTTCAACTACTTCTTCAATGACTTCAACATTTTCATCATCTACTTCTTGAGTTGGATCAGGACTTTTTTCTGCAACTTTTTCAACAACTTTTTCAACAACTTTTTCGATAACTTTTTCTTCTTTTTTTGGAATAGTTTGTTTAGTGGTAGTTTGCTTTGAGCTTGACATTTTTATGATTTATATTATGATATATTCTTTTATATTACTTCTAGTCATTCAAAACATTAAAATTTCAATCTTTTAGGTCTATATAATAATATGAATTTACATCATGTTTAATTAATTATATATATAATTTATGATACAGATATTATATATATAATATTAGTAATCATAAAAATAATGAAATTACGAAATAATAAGAACATCATATTATATAAAGTTATAAAGATATAAAGTTATTATAAGATTAATATCAGATGGAAATAATTATAAAAAATAATCCGTGGTTCGTTGATATATTAAAAAAACCTGAACTTAAAGATAAGATGTTACTTGATTTTTATATTTTTTATTTATCAAACAACAACATATATAAAATTCTACCAATCATAACATCAAATTCGCGTATATCAATTAGAGTATTAGATTGGTTTGTCACAAATTATGCAAAAAAAAAGAACATAACTTATGAACTTAAAAATTATAAAAATTATGATGATAGCTATTTTAATGTTCATCTTCGTTATAAATTACAACTTAAAGCATATAATAAAACTTTATTCGATCCATTTTGTAGAAAAGAACGAATCGCGTTTTATTATGACAAAAATGTATGTGTTATTACAACGATTGGACAGTTAAACTTTTTTATGTGGGCAATAACGAATGAAGTATTAACATATGTTGAAACACATATTGATGAAATAACTAATGATATGATAAATTCACATAAATATATTATCAATATGACCAAAGAAATAACTGAAAAAGAAAATAAAAATAATAATAAACATCATCTCGATGATAATGATGATATAATTAACATATCAACAAATTCTTCGATATTAAATTTATCTGAATCAACAAATGAAAAATCATCAAAAATTATAAAACCACATATATGTAACAAAAATAAAATATTAAAAAAATATAAACAGTCAACTTCTTGTAATGATTCAGAAATATTATCTAAAGTATCAAAAGGAAAACATTCAGAAACAAAAAAAATACGACAAAAAAGACATGAATTGTCATCAAGCGCAAATAAGACAATATATTTAAGAAAATATAGTGTTACTTTAACATTTGACTAATAAATATAATATAATTTATTTATTAAATATCTATTTAATATATATACGTACCAAATGTCGTGTTTATTTTATGCCCGTTCTAATTCGAAAATAAATAAAATTCCGTACACTAACAGAAATAATTTAAATAATTTAGAATTTTTTGATGCTGAAAATAAATATGCTTCATGTATAGATGAAAATTTCGAACAAAAAGAAATATCAAAAGAACCATCAAAAGAAATATCAAAAGAAATATCAAAAGAAATATTAAAAGAAATATCAAAAGAACAAAAACAAAAATCATTAACAACGAGTAAGTTTATTAAATCGGCAAAAAAAATTAATAAACTAAAAGTTGATAAGATACCATATATATCAAAATATAAAACACCATATATTACTGCTATGATTATGCCACATATTAGTTCGAAACAAAATAATTTATGTGATTGTAATTATTGCAAATATGGTTATGGACATTTTAAAAGACATAATTTTAAAGAATATCAAATTATAAGATGTATACTTTTCATTATTTTATTTTCGATAGCATTATATTTGTTTAGTAACGAAATAAAAAAAAGAAACAGTAACTGATAAATTTAATATAATATATTAAATTTAACCAACAATATTTTTAAATTGCAAAACTATCAGATTTTTCTTCGCTAGTATCATCAGAATTGTCTTTTTTTTTCAAAGTTTTTTTATTTTTATTTTTATTTTTATTTTTTTTTTTTCTTGTACAATCAATATCTTCAATACTTGAAGATATTTTTTCTGATATTTCTGATTTTTCAGAATTTTCATGATTTTCAGATTTGATAGATTTTTCAGAATTTTCATGTTTTAATGAGTTTTTTGATTTGTGTTTTGAATTTTGTTTATTTTTTAATTCGAATAACATATCATTTAATTGTTGATCAATATTCATATTATTCGAATCATGTTCTATTCCATTTGACGGAATAAATGTTTTTAATGCTGAATTATTATTTTCTCCTTGTTTTAATATCGAAGGTTTAATAACAGAATTTTTTTTTGAATTTTCAGTTTTATGAACCAAATTATATGGAGGAGGATCATCAATATTTTGAGTTCCATTTGTATTACTCACACCAATAAGTTTTTTTTCACTTGAATTGGTGACTTGTTTACTTTTATGACTCGAAATTGGTTTTGTATTACTAATTTCTCGTGTTACGTTCGTGTTACTCACTCCAACAAGTTCTCGTTGTTCACTCGCGTTCATAACGTGCTCTTGTGTTCCGTTCGTGTTAATCACTCCAACAAGTCCATAATTTTTGCTAACGCTCAAATTATTCCCTTGTGTTTTATTTATTGGGTTTGTATTAAAGACACTATCATTTAATGTCGATATTGATTGATTATTTAAAATTGTTTTAATATTATCAACTTCTGTTTGCAATACATCATTTTGTATTAAATTATCATCTTCTCTAAAATTAATAATTGGATTATTAACAATATCAATTGCTTTAATTCTTAAAGGTTTTAAAAATAAACCAATTTTATTTTGTGTCAGCCAAAACATATTAATTTCGAATATTACTTTTAAATTAACTTTTGATACGAGTTCATTTAATTCGTTAAAAGTTATTTGTTTTTTATTATATTCAAACTTTGTTTGATCTAATAATTTTATCCTCATATATTTAATGACTTGTTTTGTTTTGTTGGTATTTTCATTAATCGATTCATTATTTGACTCGATATCAGAAGTTTTAATAACAGGAGTCAACATTAAATTTTGTTCTGTTGATTCGTATATATGATCAATACATTTAGTTTCAATATTATTAATTATTTCAATAAATTTAAAAGTTGATTGGTCATGTGGAGTTAAAAATAAATAAATTTCATTATATTCTTTAGCACCAATTTTTTGACTTGAAATTGGTTGAATAAATCTAAATAATGGTGTTTGTAAATATAATGATTCATTTGATTTACCATAACTTATATAACAAAATTGTCTATTATCATTGTAATTTATGTCTGAAAATTCTATTTTTTTAATATCGATTTCATCAGATAATACTGGATATTTATTCATATTAACGTATAATACTTATATATGTTAATATCATTTAAATTATATAAATTAAACTCATTTTAAATTTTATTTAGTTTTTTTTGTACCAGTCGTCTTAGTTTCTTTTTTTTTTCCTTTTGGATCTTCTGAAGGTTCATTTACAATTTCTTCAATAACTATTTCTTGAGTAACTTCTGGTTTAACTTCAGATTTAATTAAATCAGATGTATGTAATTGGTTTAAATTTTTATCCAACTCTGATACTTCGTTTATTTGTTGTTCTGAATTTAAATCTGATAATGGTTGTCTTTTAATAGTTTGTTTATTTTCATTTTCATCATCTGAATCACCAAATGGATCTTCTTCTGGATTATTTTTATGACTAAATGTTGATGGTTTGACTTCAATATGAGTAGCTTTTAACGTAAGACCGTAAGTTTTTTTCTCATTTTTACCATTTCCTTTTTTATTTTTCATTGCGTATCGTTTTGCGAAACTAACAATACATTTAATTTTTGATCTATAACCAATAATTTCGGTAGCTTGTTCAAACTGTTCTAATATAGCTTTCTTTTTAGATTCCCCATTTTTAACAAAAACTGTAAAATTAGGTTTATCTGTCGTTTCATGACTTTCTTCATCAAATACAAGATCTAATTTGAATACAGTATATGGAGGTCTATAAACTTCGTTACCATTTTTATCGAGAATAGGTTTCCCATGTTCATCAATAGCTGGATCTGGAAGACGAATTATCGGACTATATTCATATTGATTAGCTGTTTGTCCAAATGTTAATTCCTTATGTTCTGCTGATGCACATAAAGTATCAATTTCAATTAGCTTTTCATAAAAAATTTTAATCTTATCATAATTAATTTCTTTGACTAAATGTCTATCAAAACAAAATGGTACCTTAATTTTTGCCCTCTTTTTTGTTTCATCATAAAAAGGACCTTCGCGTGGAATACCATAAGTTTCAAGATCAATTTCAGGAGTTTGAATTTTCAATGGTTTTTCACCATCAGGAAATTTATAATAAATATATCCAATTTTTAGAGCTGGAATTCGTGGATTATCTTCTAATTTACGAAAAACAATTTTACTAACATCAAGTTCATCAAATTTAACAACATCTTTTGACATATTGATTTATTTTATAATAATATTTATTTAGTTAATCTTTAAATGACCTTAAACTTAAAATTTCAATTTTTTATGTATGTACTAAGATCATTTTATATACATTTTTATTATATATAAAATAATAATTAATAAATTTTATTTATTTATCATTAAAGCAATACCTATTTGACGACAACCGTTAATTCATTTAATTTAATTGGAATATCATGACCTATCACAACATACGTACTAAAGAATAAATTATCTTTACCACTTAAAATATGTTCTTTAACCAAAGATTTAATGTTTACTCGCGAAAATCTTGATAACTCATATTTATTAAAATATTTAGCAATATTAGCTTTTAATTTAAATCGATTATGGTATTTAGTTGATGTTGAAATAATCATATTAGTAATATGATCAATAGTATATTTTAATTCGGAATTTAATGAAAGAATTGGTGGTAGATTTGCATTAATTTCATTTATTAATTCTTTTTTAAATATAAATTCAATTGGTTTCATTTTGTTATATATTTATGATTAATATTTTTATTACTATGTTTAATCAAACAAATTATCAATTTTTTTATATCGGCGGCATAAAAATGTCATCTTCTAATTGCCTGTTAATTGTATCTTTAATTAAGTTATTTTCTTCTAATTCTGTCCCTTGTTTTGTAACATATTTTGTTTGTCTCGTAAATTCAGAATTTTCAATCATTTCATTATCCATTAATATATCACAATATCCTGTACCACCTTTAATACATCTACCCGCCATAATACGCGATGATACACTTCTCATATGATCTACTTCATTAAATGCAGATGCCATAATTAATTGTTCGACAGTTTTTTCGAATGATGCCCTACTTAATGGATCAGTATCAAGTCTATTAATTCCGTGACGATCGATACTCATAATGTTACCAGTATTAGTCATAATGTCAGCTAATATTTCGAGATGAGTGATATTTAATGGGTTTCCTGAACCATTATATAAATTATCAGTTTCTCTAATAATAAGACTTCTCGCTGCTTCTATACCAAAATTAATATATGCTGTGTTAATATCATTAATGTATGTCGAATAAAAATCAATATAATCGATCGTTTTTATTTTATTCAGATCAATACCAGTTGTATATATAACATATTCATTTCCTGCTTTAATTTCATGATCAGGACCATATTCATTAACTTTTTGTTTATCGACACGATCAACTTTTTCAATTGTTTGAACTCCTTTAATTGATATTTTATTTAACATATATTGACCAATTTCGACTAATGAATAATTATCAGGATTATTGATATCGAATCTAATATGAATCATTGGATGTTCATTATTATCCAAATTTGATAATATACATCCATTCACAACTTTTGATAAAATATTTTTCTTTTTTGCAGCAGATGTATCAGTAGCAAATGATTCCCAATATTTAATAAATTTAGCTTTAACATCCATTAGTGTGATATCATTTTCTAACATAGCTTCTCTACTAACAGAAAAGCGATATAACCATGGCATATTTTCTAAACTAGTATTACCACCACTAACATAATAAACACTTTGTGTATTAATTTCATCACGTTCTGCAATATTTTTTGTTATTGGATCATAAATAATATCCATTTTCTCAATCAAATCACTAAATATAGTGTGTTTTAAATAAGCTTCAATTTTATGTGCTATGACAGGATCAGATCGTATTTCAGGAATTAATTTGATTATCATATACGGTGTTTGACTCTTTTTTGAATAAGATAATATTTCCCTAAAACGAGGAATACCTTGCATACCTTTGACGCCAACACCACTGCTATGAAAAGTATCTCTCATACATAATCCACCAAACAAATTAAAGTTTTTAGTATCGGCGATAGTTAAATCGTATACTTTATCGTGATCTGGTGTTATTTCATTAATTGGAATTTCAGATAACTCTACAATTTCATCATAATATACATCTTCATTTAATGTTTTTTCAATAAGTTTTTTTTCATTGCCGGTCGTAGTATTTAATAAATCTACTAGTTCGTGTCTTGGATAATCACCTATATGTCTACCAATATTTACCCCTGGGATAACATTAAATCGACCACCATTTGTTTTCCAATCAATATCATATGATTTTTCAGCTAATATTTGTTTATATCCAATTGTAAATCCTATCATTTTGGCAAATTTATTTACATTGTTATTTCTGATAGTTAATGTATTAACAGGAAATATATGTTGAGATCCAATATTATTATGTGTCACAATATGTTGTGATATTTTGCACATAATACCATATCTAGTTAATAATTCTGATATTCCAACTAATAGCTGCTTTGAAGCTGATGATGTACTTATAAATATATCACGTTTATTAACTGTTCCATCTCCTGAAAAATATCCATCAAGTAATCCTTTGACAAAATTATCATTTGCAATATATGCCCAATGCGGAACATATTTATTTTCAGAATATTTATCACACGATTCTTGGACAATTTTACATAACATTGTTGAATGTAATCTAATATCTGATGATGTTGCACCTTCAAAATTTTTATCATGTTGAATTTGTGTATGATATTTAATATTGTATCGATCGGCAAATTGAGCGATTTTATTTCTATAATTTTCATCATTATTTGATATCATAATTTGGGCAGAATTTACGCATCCTTCCGCTAAATATGCACCAAAGAAAAATCCTGACAATTCGTCAAGTAATAATTTTTCTGTTAATGCACTTTTACATGATGCATTTTGACATGGCAAAATAATGTTTGAAGTTAATAATTCTGGATTATGTTTTGTACTCTCAACAAGACTATCCGAACGTGAATGTGGCACTATAAATATGTTTTTATTTTTCCCATCCAAAAACCAAGTACGTTTACCACATGTATTTTTATGATTAACTGCTTTTTGAACTTCTGAACCATAAATATATTGATCTTTTGGAAGATATGTAACCAGATCTAAATAATTTAAATATTCTTCGCATTTAGGTGCATTCATTTGAATTGGTAATCTGTCACCAATTTTAATAGCTGAACCTTCAATTTCAACTATTTCATTATCACGTCTAACTAAAAATGATTTAGATTTAGTTGCTACAACTTCTCTACCAGTTAATGTTTTTACTTTAATAACATTACCACATGGTAAATGTCGTGTAACTGCTTCAATTAGTTTCCAATGCATTTTTCCATGCTGATCGACAGATTGTATTTTATAACCTAATGGTGAAATATCCAAAAAGTCTGTTTGTGTATTATTATCAATTTGTATTACTTTAGCAATATTATTTTCTAATAATGCATCAATCATTTTTCCAATTTCAATAATTTTACAATTATTTTCTTTTGTATATAATATCTGATGATTCCATGTCACACTATTTAATGTCATCTGTGTTAAGGTCTCGCCTAATGATTGAGCAGTTAAAACGCCGACCATTTCGCCGGGTTGTAAACAAGCTTTTCTAAATGATTTAATAATTTCGAGAACCATTAGATCAAATTGATGTTTAGAAAGTTTATATTCAAAAATACAACGTTTTGGTGATAAATATTCCAACAACGCAATTTTTAATAATCCTTTCGCTTGAAGTTGATCTTGGTATTTGATGCTATTTAAATCATAATTTTTTCCTAAAACATTAATCTTTGTAATTTCTGGACTTAAAATATAATCAATAGCATGTAAAACATATAATGGATTTAAACGTTCTTGTTTTGCATTAACAACAGAATTTTTTGCATCTTCAACAATTCTAACCATATTAACAGGAAGTTGATATGCACTTTTGATAGTAATATAATCCATACGTGATTTCATTTGAATTTCACGAAGTTCATCACGCAAAGTGACCATTTTTTCATATAAATCATTGTTCCATTTCATAAATTGAGTTTTGTCAAGATCAAACTCTTTTACTAAATTAGTAATTTCTTTTTCATCAAAACTAAAAACTTTTTTAACATCGGTATTAGACATCAAAACGAGTTTAATTTCTACTTCTTTATAATGTGTTTGGTTAATTCCATTACTACCATATGTGTATTGAATAATAACATTATTACCACTTCTAACTGTTTTATCATAAGCCAAAATAATATCTTCCATACCTTTTATTAATTTACGTTGCAAATAACCCGAATCGGCCGTTTTGATGGCAGTATCAATCATACCTTCTCTTGCCGTCATATGATGAAAGAAGAATTCTTTAGGTGTTAATCCGTGGTAATATGAATTAGGAATAAAACCACGTGCTAATGCTCTATCATCATTTTGGAAAAAGTGAGGTAATGTTCGATTATTGACTTTTTTCTTAATACGTTTAAATTCCAACACATCTTGACCTAACCCACCAATAATTTTTCCAACATTTCCTTGTGAACCTTTTGCTTTTGATTCAATCATAACAAAGAAACTATTATTTGGTTGATTCTTTTTTAAATGTTCAAATACTCGTTTTGTAATCTCTCCTTCTGATGCTTTTAATGTTGATAATATATTTGATTCAAATGTATCAGGATCTAAAGTATCAGGATTATTTTCCATTTCGGTAATCATTTTATCAACTTCCATTTGTTTAACTTCACAAAATGATTTGATATCATCAATAACATTTTGATCAGTTGTTGCATCACCTAATCCAACTGAAAAACCATTAATAAGTAACCAATTGGTAACTAATCGTTGAGCATTATCAAAAAAGTTTTTAGTAGTTTCAGGTCCGTGTCTATCCCATGAATAGTAAACGATTTTTTGATTAAGAATACTATCACCCATAACACCAGCTAATAATTTACCATTCGTAATATTAACTTTACCATCAGAATAATTAATTAATGATGGAATGATTAATGAATACAATTTGTGTGTGTTTGTTTCTTCTTTTTGAATAGAAAACATATCAACAGCATTACAATACATTGCTAAATTCATTGCATCATGGTAATCTACTTTTTTTGCCGATTCTGTCATTTTGTAAGTTCCAAGAACTGTATCTTGTTTAAATTTAATAATAGGACGAGAATAACGAGGAGTAATAATTTGTCTCTTAACATCCGCAATATTGGCAATTTCTAATTGAGTTTGAATTGATTGCGGAATAAACATGTTCATCTCATCACCGTCAAACACTTTGTCCTCTAACTTTCATTAAAGGAGTGGACTATACCTTAGATTAGCATATTAGCTAACCCACTACCATCTAGTCTCTGAGCCTTCTTCTATAATTATATATATCAATATGAATTGTAGAAGCTTGGTTGCTGATTGTCCAATCATAAACGATTATCCCCATACCTTCAGTCATTATCTGAAGCCATTATATTATCACTAATATAACTTGGGAGTTTATGCTCTAAGGATGTTCCAGCAATTTGGAAGTGTTGCCACTAAATTAGTATTAAATTTTTAACATTTATTTATATTAAATAATGTTATATGCTAATTTAATGACTAGGCAGTTATATTAAAATCGAATTTCCACTGTTGATCTTATTAGGTATATTCGATAACCTAATAAGCAGCTACCTGTTGCTGACCTTGACGTTTAAGTTAATCAGCATTATACGGAGTAGTTACCGTCACATTGATTCGGAACGTACATAATGTTTCGTCTTTAATAACTCTAACTCTGTGACACATCATAGACATTTTATGAAGTGAAGGTTGACGATTAAAAAGGACTGGATCACCATCAACGATATGTCTTTCAACAATATCACCAATATGAAGTTTAACTGATTTTTTTCTGTATCTCAAATCAATTTTTGTCATTTTGTTTTGTTCTAAATTGAATAATGGAATAACAAAATTAGCCCCTGGGTATACATCTCTACCATTTCTTACTAACTTACTTAATTTATCCATATTAAACATTGTTACAACTTCTGGAACTGTTATGTTTGTTGCAATTTTAATTGGTACACCCAATTCATCCAATCCTAAGTTCGGATCAGATGTAATAACTGTACGTGCTGAGTAATTCACACGCTTCGAATCGGTTGAAATATATTTTCAGCATAATATATTTCAAATCTAAATCTTTATTTAATATTTCAAGATTTAGAATATCTTCGACCATGTTATAATTTATTAAATATTAAAATTATAATTTAGGTCAAGGGCGATACCTACCCGTCCCATCACTGGGAGTCGGACTATACCTTAAGCCAGCTATCATTTAGCTAACCCACTACCGTCTAGTCTCTGAACCTTCTTCATGCATCAAATTAATTTATTGATGTTTAGAAGCTTGGCTGCGGATAATCTAATTCCAATTTCTTGGAAAACACAAATACTTATTACTTCACATTATTTAATTTTTCATCTCTAAATTTAGTTGCATTATCTAATAATATTTTTAAATCAGTTGTTTTGGATTGGAAAGATTTACGAATCATTAAACCATTACATAATATATCAACACGATAACCAATTATTTGTGATTTATTTATTTTATCTTTAATACAACAAATATTTGTTGGAAGATCATTTGATCTATTGTATTTAATTGAGTTATCAATTTTATTTTCTTTTATCGAATCAATATAATTTTTTGCATTATTAAGATTTTCTTCTACTGTAAATTGCGTATCAGAAAATAATTTTTGATATATTTTTCCATTTTCACGTCTTCTTGCTGTATAACCAGTTTGAATATTATTTTTGTTATAATATGGTTTAATATTTAGCATGCCATTGTTTGATTGCGATTTTGATATTTTTTCTCTAATTTCGTCATTTACATTAACTACTGATCTTCCACCACCACCTAATGCAATATTATATCCGAATTCATCATTCGTTGATTTATATAAGTCAATATAATATGTTTCTTTATTATTGATTTCAGATTCAGTAGTTTTTTCGACTAATTCAATTTTAAATTTATCTTTTCCATATTTTTTAATGGCATTATAAAATTTCGGACAATCATTTTTTTTAGATTTCGTAAATGCACAAACCAAATGATTTCTTAATCTTCCTTCGATACCAAAATATTCTTCACCATAATATTCTTTTGTCTTTCCAACATAAATTTTATTGTTTATTGTATTTGTAATTTTATATACTAAATAGTCCATTTATATTATGATATTAATTATTAAGTTATTCTTTAAATAATGTTCCGTTACGCCTTTCAGCGCACGTTTGCACATGATTTTCATCACATGTATAGTATATTTGTGTTCTTCACATTAATTTTGTGAAATTAGGGTTTCCCGACAATTTGGAAGTGTTGCCTAAAATATTATATTACATATTTTAAACTAGGTAGTTATATCAAGAATGATGTTACACTGTTTTTCCCTATTGGTATCATCATTAACCAATAAGGCAGCTACCTTTTATGAGCAAGTCTTAAACAGACCCTTAATGATTCAAAAAATGAATCATGCCTGTTTTATTACCCATCAGATTACCACGAATTCGACCAGTTTTTCCTTTTAATCTTTCGGAAATAGATTTTGTAGCTTTAGAACCTTTTTGTTCAGATTTAGGCAAAATAGAATCATTATCATAATAAGTTGCGACATCAAATTGAAGCAATTGTTGATAATCTTGATTATATTTTGATTCTTCACCTGTGATTAGTGATTTATCTTTTTGTTTTCTTAATCTTGCATTATCTTTTACGATATCTGCTAATTTTGAAGTTAAACCATCTTCTGAAGGACCAGAAGATAACATTTCTAAACGGACTGAAGGACGAATTGCAACAGGTGGGATAGGAAAATTTTTAATAATAAAATATTCAGGACGATTTTTTGTTGGATCAAAACCCATTAAACGACAATCATCATCATCTATATTTTTAAAAATATTATAAACACGAGATGGAGTTAATATTTCCACATTTTTTTTCTTTTTAGCAGTATTAGATTGTGTTTGACCTTCAGCACCTTCTTCTTGTTTAGCGTCAACCATATAAGTTGATATTAATTGAATAGAACCAGCTTTTGTTACATCACGAGAAACTTTACCAACAGGTTTACCGCAATTATTATCTGGATGTTGACAAAATTTAACATTAGAAGTTAATTTTTTAATTTTAGCGAAACGATTTTTACCAAAAGAACTACCTAAAGTTTCCATAATTTCATGTTTATCTTTAGTAATTAATAGTTTAGAACAATTAAGACAAATACAGTTCAAAATATCTTTCACAATTACGAGATAACCATAATGAAATACTTCTTCAGCAAGTTCAGTATGACCAAAATGACCTGGGCATTCGTTTGCTAATAATCCACATGTTTCACAATACATATCATATTCTGTAATTCCTAAACGCTTATCAAGCAGACCGCCTTGTTTAGGTTCATTATTATCATATGCTTCTGGAATATTAATACCAAATTGATCATTAATTACGGAATATCTTTTAACTTCATGATTACCGAACACACAAAATTCTATCTTTTCGATATTACTTTGCTCGGCTGAATAACTATATATTTCTGATGCCATATTTGACCGTATATATGTATTATATAAGCTATTTTTATATGTTTTGTTATTTAAACTAAAAATTTCAAAATTTATTGATAAAATAACAAAATACACATTTTGTTATTATACTGTTAATAAGAGTTCATGTTTGAATTTATATACTAATTTGTCTGTATATATCATTTAATTTACTATTAAAATCAATATTGTAATACTCATCATTTATTTCTAATTCCACTAAACTAATTGTATCATAAATGTTTAAATATTTTTGTAAATAAAAATATAATAAAATATTTAATTTCGAATCAGTCGTCGAATGTGAAAGAATTTTATTAATAAAATTATTCTTGTCCATCAAATCATTAACTAAAATGTGTTCGTATTCTTTATTTTTTTTATTTTTTAATATCATTTTTATAGATTGTATTTCATCTGGCGGAAATGCGAGTTGTGTGTTATTAAAATATTGTTTATTATGATGACTTGTATGATAATAATAACCTAAATTAATAAATTCAGAATTTTTTTTTTCGATCCTATTAAATTTATAAATAAAATTATACCTATTTTTATATTTTTTAAGTTTGTTATAATCCTTTATTTTATTTGTTTTATTTTTTATTACTAACTTCATTTCCAAAGGTATATAATATGTTAATGCATTTTTTAAATAAAATCGATAAATTGCACTAATTAAATTACCACAATACGTTATACTTTTTTTAAATACCATTCGTCAAGCTATAATTATTATATCCTAAATAAATTTTAATTTTTTTCTTCATTATCTGAATCATTTTCATTCTCTTCACTATCTCCATTATTATTTAATGTTTCACTATTTAATGGTGATATAATTAAATGTACCGTACCCATATCTGCTATCCTATATTTAATAATTAATGGCGAAACATTCTTAATATATAACTCGATAACCGGACACATTGTTTGACATCGAGAAAATAATGATAAAGCTTTAAGCTCATATTCGCCTTGAACAATATTATTATTTGGTTCGTCAATATCTTCTTCATTTTTTGTTACGTTTATTGTGTTCCCGTTATTTTCATTTTGTGATGTTGAACCATTAAATTCAGAAATTTGAGATGCAAATTCACCACCACATTTAAAAATTAAAGAATAGTTATTATTATTGCTATTGAAAATGATATTTACCTTGTCAGATATTGTGCTCATATTTTTAATTAAACTATGAAAATCACCTGATGGCATAGATATTACGAAATCATAATTTTGTTTTCCGATCATAATATTTTCATCTTTTAGATCCAACAAATTTAAATAATAATCGGATGTTAGTCTTTTAAATTTGCTAACATATTGTAAGTTTAATTTATTTAAACTATTTTTATTATATATTATATGAAGTTCGTCATCATTGTTTAAAAATTTAATTAATTTGAACAAATTTGACATATTAACTCCCAACGAAACACATTTTTTTTGATTATCAGGTTCACATTTATAAAAACCAAATCCGTCAGCATCTAAATTTAATCTAACGAGAATATTGCTATTTGTATTAAAAGCAGTTATTGTCATACCACCCGTAACCTTTTTTTTTGTTGGATCATTTTCTGATTGTTTTTCAACACGAGGACTAAACCGAAGGGGGACGTCTTTAAAAACTTCTTTTAATGCTTCGACGATACTTTTAAATGCTTGTATTTTTTTTGTATATATATATATCAATATGTCTTTATTATATAAAATTTTATTCATTGTATCGAGATCTAAATTTTCTGACATCATATTAAATATTTGATAATGATACTTATATATTTAAACTTTAAGTAAAATATTTAATTTATCAATTTTTTTTGTTTAACAAATAATATACTATAATGACAGGAAAATTTTACATGTTGATTAATCCTTATATTGAAGGATCACTTCCAAAAGTATTTCAAGCTGATAATTCTATTAAAGCCGCGAAAAAGGCATATGAAACATTATCAAATTACTTTAATAATTCAGTCCATAATTTTAAATTTACCTTACTTAAAGTTAAATCCGATTCGGTCGACGAAAAAAAATCACAAATATCAAATTTTAATCTCGAACAATATGGTGGGAGTCCAAAAAATAAACGATTTAATACTGACAATTTCTCTCATTTCGTTGTTAATGAAGTTATTGATAAAAATAAAGATGTATCATATTCAATAAAAAAATATAATGGTAAAATCGAGCATACTGATGATCTTGTTCAAAATATTATTAAAATTCAATCCAAATCCAAAAAATCTAAAAGATCCGGTAAATCTCTTGATCGCTTGAGTGAAAGCGCAAAATCTGAATCCGAATCTGAATCAGCACAAGAGGGAGGTCATAAAAAATATGATGATGATGACGATGATGATGACAGTCCTGATTATTATGTTAAAAAATCATATTATATAGACCCAATTTCATATTGGTATTATTACCCATCTTTATATAGTCCTGACAGATTATATCTTCCAACATTTGTTTCGCCACTAAGTTTTCCATATGTTGTTGATTTTTATCCATCGGCATTTTATAGTCCCGATCCGTCGATAGGTGTATTTTATTAAATATTAAAATAAGTTTAAATTTATTTAAAATTTATTTTAATATTTTAAAATGATGCGGGTTCTGATTTTTTAATCCCATGATTTAATATTTTTTGTCCTTGATATTCATCAGATAATGCCTTATTTGGGTTATTTTTTGTTTGGTCAATATAAAATATATTTTGATTATCAGATTTGCATCTTGTTTTTTCATATTGATATATTTCATTTCCAATTATTGTTGCTGCTCCATTTTGTAAAATTTCTCTATAATTATTGCTTCCTTTCGCGTTAAGATTTTTTTGTAAACCATCATTAAATAATCTACTCGAAACAAAATTAGTAAAATAATGTTCATCACTCATCAATGCAGGATAAGTACATTTTGATTCAAATTTGTTATTTAAATTTAAATCACTTTTGTTTAAACTAAAATTATTCATGTTATTATATATTATTACGATATTTTTTTTATTTTACTATTGTCAAAATATCGTCAATTATTAATTTTTTTGTTCTTATTTTTCCATTACTCGAAATAGGAATATTATTTGATCTAGCTATATTTTTAATTTCTTCATATGGCTTAATGATAAGTTCGTTTTCTGTATATTTGCTGTTTTTTTTGTTGATGTTTAATATGTCAGATATATTTATAACATTATTTATTTTTATATTTCCTTCATTAGTCTCGTTTATTTTGTTTGATTTTTCAATAATATTATTCACAACATCAGTTTGATTTTCGTCTATTTTTGGTATTATTATTTCTTCATTTTTTGGTTTTTTATCTTCTACAAATTCATTATTTTCTTTTAATTCCTTATTTTCTTTTAATTCCTTATTTTCTTCTGATCCTTTATTTTCTTTTAATTCCTTATTTTCTTTTAATTCCTTATTTTCTTCTAATTTTTTATTTTCTTCTGGTTCTTTATTTTCTTCAGATTTTTTATCTTCTTCAGATTTTTTATCTTCTTCAGATTTTTTATCTTCTTCAGATTTTTTATCTTCTTCAGATTTTTTATCTTCTTCAGATTTTTTATTTTCTTCAGATTTTTTATTTTCTTCAGATTTTTTATCTTCTTCAGATTTTTTATTTTCTTCAGATTTTTTATCTTCTTCAGATTTTTTATTTTCTTCTAATTCATTATTTTCTTCTTTGTTTTGTTCAGAACTATTAATTTCTTCAATTTTTGGTTTCTTATTTTGTTCATTTAGTATATCATCAAATTGATTCATCATATCGGCATACATTTTTTTTTTATTTTCATCATTTTCTTTGTTTTCATCATCATTTTCTTGCTTTTCATTACCGAAACTGAACATTGATGATAATACTTTTTCTAAACCGATTGGAATTGTTGTACTTGTGTTAGTATCATTATTCATAATATTAAGTTTAATTTGATTGTTACCTTTAATATCTTCGGTTTTTTCATTATTATCTGTTTCAGTATTATTTGTATCAGTTTCATCATCAGTTTCACCATCGTCAGTTTCGTTATTTTTATCAGTTTCATCAGTTTCATCAGTTTCATCAGTTTCATCAGTTTCATTATTATTTGTTTCGTGGTCAGATTTAGAATTTTTTTTATTGCCATTTAATTTATTTGTAATAATTTGGGCTGATTGTTCGGTATCATATTCGTTATTATGATTTAAATTACGTATTGATGTTATTTTATTATTATGTTTGTTGATTGGTGAAATGTTTTTATCTGGAATTGATTTTTGATGCGTAAAATGTTGTATTTGATTATTCTGATCAACTTTGACAATAGATTTTTTTTTTGCGTTTACTTTTTTATTTAAATCGCCTGTTAAATTTTCTAATGCATCGACACGTTGCGCTAACTGTATAAATTTAAAGATAAAATATAAAATTATGAACAGAATGATAAATGTGATAAATGTAGATAACATTTTAATAAATAGATATTAGTTAATTTTTTATTTTTTTAAACTTATTATTTTCATAAAAAAATATATTAATATATAATATATCAAAAACGATGTTTTTTAAATATACTAACAGAAAAGATTTAATAAATGATCTAGTTAAAAATGCTGTTGTGCTATTAATTTCTCATATATTATTACATTTACGTACAGAAAAAAAATTATTTGACGAAGATTCAATGTATGTAATTCTTTTTATATTACTTGGTTATGCTTTTTATCATATTATCGTTTCAAATATTATTCATCCACTTTAAAAAAATATTTAAATTTAAATTTAAATATTTTTTTATTATTTAAGGTAAACCAGTTAAAAGTTTTTCATTTATATAATCAATATTAATCATATCTGGTGGTAATATTTTTCTAGACAAATTAAAATCTTTTAATCTAACAGGATAACCTGATGTTATACTTGGACAAACACCACACGATTTTCCACCATATGCCGTTTTAGCTTGTTCTCTATGATTGCGATGACCAAAAGGTGGCAACCATTTATTAGTATTAAGTAAAACATAATCATTTGACCATTTATTAGTAAAATTCGAATCGTATGTTCCTAATTTTTCATAATCTTGTGGCGAGTACATAGAATATTTCATATCGTTATCAACAATATTTTGTATAAAACCATTATTGTCGATATATTTATTTTGTTTAATCATTTTTTTTAAAAATTTATTCATTGATGGCGAAAGCTCTTTTGTATTTACTGATTTTTCTTTTTCGATAAATTTATTTGATCTTCTTTGTTTAACATCAATTATTAGTTCGTTCAAATTATTAAATTGTTCTTCTGTTAAATATCTATAAACAGATTCCATATTTGTTTGAATTAATTGTATGAATATTTCATAATATTCATTTGATTTCGATAACATTTGAATTTTTGTTTCGACAATATTCGAATTTTTATCATCATTTTTAATTTTTAACATATCAGAAAAAACATCTCTCATAAATTGAAGCGTAAACGGGAATTTTATTTTTTCTACGTCATATTCGATTGAACTAATTTTTGTATCGATCGGTTTAATTATATTTAATTTTGATGGTTTAATAATTGGTTTGATTGATTTGGGAGGATCAATTGGTTTGATTGATTTGGGAGGATCAATTGGTTTGATTGATTTGGGAGGATCAATTGGTTTGATTGATTTAGGAGGATCAATTGGTTTGATTGATTTGGGAGGATCAATTAATTTTGAAGTTTTTGATGAATTAATTGATGTTATTGGTATTGTGATTGGAATTGTTGGTGGTTTTGTTTTATTAATAGGAATTGTAGTTGACGCAATAATCGTGGATGGTTTTGAAATTAAAGTCGAAACTAATGATTTTGACAATGATTTTTTTAAATCTTCAATAGGTTTTTCAATATTTTTAATGGACGATAAATCTATTGATTTATTTTTATCGATAATATCTTTTAGCTTGTCGAACAATTCATAAGCTGATTGATCAAAATTTTCTTTGTTTATTTCGTCGTGTTTAGATGTATAATTAGTTATAGCTTTTTCAAGACAAATACTAATAATTAATATTATTATCGAAATAATAGTAGCGTCAAAATTATTTAGTGTATTATTTGGTAAGACTTTGATAATAGAAAAAATAAGAAATCCGAATAATAGATATAATAATATTTTTTTTTGATAATTTGTAACCATATTGACTATATATAGATAGCCACGAAATTAATTTTAAATTTATAGTATTTTATTTATTACTTAAAAATTTGCACAAAAGTTTACCTAATAGTTTTTTTTGCGATTAAAATTGATAATATTAATAATAATAACAAAATGGTTATACCATATAATGATATGATTGTTATAAAATAATTATGAGTTTTTTGATAAATATCTTGAATTAATGGATCAATAATGTGCTGATTTATTTTTTGTTTAAAATTAGGTGTGTTTATGCTTGTAATTATTTTATTAAAAATTTGATCATAAATTTTTTCCATGATATAAAATAGATTACGTAAATATAATTTTTAAATAAACAATTAATAAATAATTAATAAAAAATTTATGTCAATTTTATATTATAATAAATGATTCGATTTTACAAACAATTAATTTGGTTACCAGTAATTATAATTATTTTAATAATTATGTATGTCGTTCTTAATTGGAATAATTTATCAACACGTCACAAATTATTTTCAAATATTAAACACAAATATAATCCCATTCCAAGTAGAAAAAAAATGAACAAAAAATATGCACATTCGAAAAAAATACATACTACTCCAAAATCAGTAACAAGATCAATTCAATCAATAACAAATGATCTTAAAACAAAATTAACTGAGACAATGAAAAATAAACCAAAACGTAAATTTACAATCAAACTTTTTTATGCTGATTGGTGTGGTCATTGTAAAAATTTTAAACCAATTTGGAATGAACTTAAAAATAAATATAGCAATAACATAACATTTATTGAAATTGATTGTTCAACTGAAAGTCCACAAATTGAATATGTTAAAGGGTATCCGACTGTATCAGTGTATAAAAATTATAATGAATATGTTGGGAATTATAAAGGTATGAAAGATAAAATTAGTTTTGAAGCATTTATAAAAAAATTAATATAAAAAAACATATTTTATATTAACATAAAAATGATTATCATTAAACTTTTTTATGTTGATTGGTGTTTGTGGTGTCAGAAATTTAAACCAACATGGATCGAATTTAAAAATATACACAAAGATGATAATATATTATTTGTTGATGTTAATTGTACTAATCAACAGCCACAATATGATTATATTAATGGATATCCAACAATTAGTATATATAATGATAATGAATATATCTGTAATTATGAAGGCACAAGAAATGTTAATGACTTAAATATATTTATTAAAAAAACAATAAAGTATATCAATTGATATTAATTCTTTAATATAAATCTAATTCAAATATTATAAATTATAAATTTATGGAAACAATAAATTTACAACTTATACCTTATAAAAATAATAATGGCGAAATTAAAAAATATCATATCGTTAACCAAAATAATTCACTCCCATTATTTGATATATGTAACGTCTTTTCTCAATTCGGTAGACAAACTGATTCAGATCATAAAACAACAAATATTATGACACAACATCGTCTAAATATTTGTTTTAGTTGTGAACAGATAGGACAAAAAAATAAACCGTATGTTGAATTAATAAATATAATTCAAAATATTGAAAATTATTTTTCATCATTTAATGAGCTTAAAAATATGAAAATTATATCTAACATAATTGACAGGAAAGAATATGGAGTAGTAATAAGATTCCATTTAAAAACTTATAAAAACAAAACAACAACACCGTTAATAAATATAAATAAAAATAAAGAATATATTGTTGAGTGGGTACAATTTGATAAAAATAAACATTTTGATTTTAAATTTCATCCTGACTGTTTATGGATAGATGAAAAAAATAATAAATTTGGAATAAGTTTAGCAATTGATAAAGTATTTCAAATTATTTCTTAGATACTTGATTCAGTCGTATCTTTAGGTTCTTTTGTTTTTTTTGTTTTTTTTTCTTTAGTTACACTTTTTTCGGGCGCTAACTTTTCTTTTTTCTCTTTTTTCTCTTTTTTCTCTTTATTTCCCTTTTCTGATGATAATTTTTCTTTTTCTATTTTTCGTTGTTCTCTAGCTTTAGTAACAAGTTCTTTTAATTTTGGTATAAGTTTTGCCATTTTTTCTACTTCTTCTTGTGTTGTTAATTCTTTTAATTTAAGAGCTCTTTGCATATTACCTAAATTAGCAAAATTTTCTTTGACTTTGTTATATAACCCAGCTTTAATATATCTCGCATCATCTTCTGAATAACCCATTTTTTTAATTATTTCGACCACTTCTGCATGAATATCAGATGATTCCTTATTTTTTCTTGAAACAGATCTTGATTTATGTTTGGGTTTGGATCTTGATTTGGATTTAGATTTGGATCTTGATTTGGGACGAGATACAGAACGAGATTTAGATTTGGATTTGGATTTGGATTTAGAACGAGATTTAGATTTAGATTTGGAACGAGATTTAGATTTTCCGCCAATTTGATATTGTGCAATTACATCGGCAATACCTAAAGTATCAGATTCTGATAAAGAAGATTCTGAATTAGCTTGTTCTGATTCGCTATAATGTTTAATCGATCGTCTGCCTTTAATACTTGAACTATGTTTACCACCGGTTTGATTTTTATTTTTATTTAAAAATTTAATAAATCCATCAGTACTTATATCATCTGAAGATTCTGTTAATTGATTTTGTTTATTCGGAGGGATTGAATCAGGTGATGTTGCGGACAAAATATTTGATTGATTTTCATTATTAATAAAATTAGACGTGTTAATTGATGTTGGTGAATCAGTTAATGGTTTACTTTTTTCAGGAATAGAAGTAGCAATTGGAGCTGGAGCAGATGCAGTAATTGTTACTGAATCAAGTTCTTTACCGTTTAATAATTCTTGTTTTTTAGTATTTGTGTTAGGTTGGAAAGATGATTCAGAATCGGTATTTTGAATAATTTCTTTATTATTATTAGGTAATTTAAGATTGGCACCTAACTTTTCCATCATATTAACAATTTTGAACTGACGTTTCATAACAGCCAAATGAGCAGGAGTATTTTTTTCTTTATTTTGTGAATTAAGTAAATGTTCTCTTGTTTTATTATCGTAAACACCTGCTTGAATGTTTTTTAATATTTTTTCTGCACCAATCAAATCAGGTTCTATCATCATATTATTTTTTTTAAATCCATTAATCATTAGATGGAGTAAATTATTACCATCTTCATCAACACCAAATAAAGGTAAACGAATGCGACAATCTAATAGTAGATGTATAATTTCTTTATTTTCTTTATATAATTTTAACAATGAATTAGATAATTGTTGATCACTTGACATTTAAATATATATAATAATAATACATTTTTTTTAAATTATTAAATATCTGAAAAATTAAATTATCTAGATATATAATATAATATTTCATATGACTAGCGATAATAATCTTTTACTTATTGTTCTAATCGGAATAGTTTTATTTTGGATATTTAATATAAATTCATCAAAAAAAGAAAAATCGTCTTCTAAAGAAAAAAATTATAATAAAAATAAAAATGTCGTCGAAAAATTCCAATCTAAACCTAATACTGTTCAATCTCCTATTCTTAAACAAAAAAACGTTTCCGATGCTGAACTCATCGATCAATTATATGCAGAAAAAAAATCAAGTACTTCGCAAAAAATTGAAGTGCCAAGACCAAAATATACAAGTGCAGTTTCTCCAAATCCCAATCAAAAACTTATCGAACCACCTCCAAGTAATACAAATGATGTTATAAGAAATAAAAATTATCAATCAATGGCAGAACAATTAGTTCCTGACAGCAAACAACCAATGTATCCAAAAGATAATCCAATCCAACAAAAAACATATCAATCATTTGATGAAAATGCTGATTACATGTTGTTGCCTAAAAATAATTTACCCGATCCTAAATTTGCTAAAGTTATATCTTCTGAATCAAGAAAAACTTTAGGATCTTCTGATTTATTACCTATCGAAGAAAATAAAGATTGGTTCCAAGTACCTAACAAAGAATTTAATCTAATGCAAGCTGTCGATTTAGAACTTCCTGAAATTAAAATAGGTGTCGATACAGTTGGTCAGTCAAGAAAAAATGCAACTTATGACATTCGATCTGCGCCACCTAATCCTAAATTTGTCATATCACCATGGAATAATTCAACTATTGAACCTGATTACAATACTAAACCATTATGTTAAAAATTATATAGAGATATTTAATATAAACAAATTATAAATATTATGGAAAGGAACTCAAAATTTATTCCAAAAACATAATAAATATTTAAATTTAACGCGAATCGCTAAATTTGAATTTTATGAAATTAAAATAGATGTTGACAAAATCGAACAGTCAAAAAAAAGTGCTTCACATAACATTCGATCTGAACTACCATGTCCTACATTTGTAATAAACAGATGGTAAAAAATAGAAAATAACTATTTGACAAGGTAGTTAAATGAAGTAAAGATTGTAATATTAATAATAGATCCGCATGTGTTTTTTGTTATAACGAAATATAATAAAAAACATAGTCGAATTACTAACGACAGTTCATTGATAACAATCTTTAGTTACCACAAAATTTTCATGAATTAATTCAACAATTGGATTTGATTATGATATTAATCAATTAAAAAATATACTTTACAAAAATAAATAAATTTAAATTTATTTATTTTTTTATAAGTTCAAGTTATAACATTATGATAAATCAATCTAATCAAGTAAAAAATAATGATATAGAAAATTTAATTAATTCTAACAATACTACTAATTCTGAACAAAAAAATATAAATAATAAATTAATACAGTCCACACAACCTATCCAACCAAATGAAAAACCAATCAAGTCAAATGAAAATATTAATGACGAAACTGATATTATTCTTGATATAAATGCTGATACAGAAACGATGAATAATCAAATATCAAATCACATGAACAAACTTAATGAAAAAAATAATTTAGTCGAAGAACCAGTTAAAAAAGTAATTAAGATAAATAAGGAAATGTTACGAACATTAATAATTGAATGGTTGGCATTAGATGATCAAATTTCGACATTAAGATCAGAAATGAAAGATAAGAATGAAGAAAAGAAACAATATGAGGGACAAATTATAGAGTTAATGAATGCAATAAAACAAGAAATAATATTAACTGATAAAGGAAATATAAGCAAAAATGTTAGAGAATCGAAAGGACCATTAACACCAGAGTTAATAAAAACGACATTAGCAGAAATATTAAAAAGTCCAGAAACGGCAGAAACATATACAAATCATATTATGGAAAAACGAGTCATTAAAGAAAAAGTATCACTTAAAAAAGAATTCGAACAAAAAAAAGTTAAAAAAGGTAAGAAACAAAACAAATAATAATTGTTATAATTAAATTTAACGAAATAAATTTGATGAAAGAAATAAGTTTAATATTTTTCTTATTTGTTATGTTATAAAATAATTTATATAACAAATATTATAGATGATACCTAGAAAATCTGAATTTATATCAAAACCATATCAAAAACCATATACTACCGGTCCAATATCTACTGAAATATATAAAACTGATTTAACTGATTTAAATAATGCTATGATCAGTATTATTAATTCTAATAATCCATCTGAAATATTAACATTTTTTCAATCAAACATTAGTACTGGGCTAAAAGATAAAGACGGAAATTCTCCTTTACATTTACTTATTTCAATTGATAATACCAAAATGAACCAATCTCAAAAAATAGAAATAATAAATCAACTAATTAAACCACCATACTCATTAAGTATTGATTCATTTAATAATAATATTGAAACACCTTTACATATTGCAGTAACTAATCAATACGATGAAATAATTAAATTTTTATTAAATAATGGAGCTGACGCCAATAAAATTAATGGAAAACATCAAAATATATTACATCTTGCAGTTATTCCGCACCATAAACCTTGTGAAAAACATATAAAACCTGAAAATGTTATCGAACAAGAACAAGCATCAGAAGATAAAAATAATATTTATAACGAAATTTTGTCTATTTTTTATAACAACGTAAAATTATACAAACAACAAATTAAAATTATTAGAAACAATGTAAAATTTGTCGATCAATATTATCAACAACGAAAATTAACAACTATTTTCGTCGACGAAAATAATAATAACACATTAACATTTGAAGATACGCCAATCGATACAATATTAAAAGATACACAAGACACATTAGTTCGGAATATTACCAATCCGACTATCAAAAAAACTGAATTGAAAGGAAATATTAATTACCAATTGATGATTGCGATTGAAAAAATATCAGAAGAATATGAAAAATTTATTAAAGGAGGTATAATCAAATTAAATTTAGAAAATAGAGAAAATATAGAAATTAATGATCCCGATATTATTTCAAAAATAATAAGATACAAAAAAGATGAAAAATTAATTTCATCAAATAGTTGTGTCGTTCAGATATTGGCTGATATAATATTAAAAATCGAAGCGAAAATAATTGATATTAACAATGATATAACAAACAAATTTGGTTTGGCTGGTGTTACATTATTACAATTTAATAATCCAAATATTTTTAAGTTAATATATGATCAGTTTAATGAATTATTAAATATGGTACGATTAATTAATACAAATCAAGACATTGATGATATTAAAAAATTAAATTTAATGTTACAAGAATATGTAAAATTATTAAATATTTATTTATCGATAATGTATTTTATTGGCAACAAGAATTTTTATAATGCGCCACCAAATGGAGATAAAATATTTACACCATTTCAATTAATAAGTTTGCCAATTTTTTGTATTAAATTAATTGAAGCAGAACAAAAATATTATCCATTAATCAAAGAAAATAATATCGAAAAAAAAGTTGAAGATATTATTATTGGACCTGCGATTAATACACGAGTTGATACAAAAGAGTTAAAATTTGTTCCAAACATATTTACTTCGGATATATGTGTTGATTATATTGGTGATATTAAAAAAGAATTTGTTAGACAATTTATGACGAAAGCTATTACTCCGACAACTGACGAAAATAATATATTAAATGACATCGTAAATAAATTAACGACTAATTTGACTGGAATAAATGAACTTAATAAAGATAACATAAATATTGATGCGATGTTAATTATGATTAAAATGTTAGATAATTTGATTATTAAAACGATTAAGTCTGAAATATATAACACGACTCTCCGAAAAATTAAAAATATCATTTTTAATACAAAAAATCCTGAGCTATTTGATATCGCTTCTGATGTGTTTAATCATATTTTAGAGACAACAAACGTATCAATCAAATTAAATAAAAATATTAACGAAATGGTTTTAATACAACCAACAAACAAAATTAATGAAGAAATAAAAGTAAAAAATCAAGAAAATATCGATGTGTTAGATAAAGAAATTATAACTAATATTATAGAAAATGACAAAAATGATGAGCCATTAGAAATTATAAGATCAAATGGTAGTTATTTAGTATATTATTCAAAAAGTTATAATACTTTAGAATCAATTAGCTCAAGACAATGTTCATTTAATATAGATAAAATAATTAATGTCATAATTCAAAATGCCAAAACATTAGATTATTTTAAAAAAGATGTTAATGGATTTTCTCCTATATATTATGCAATACAATCGGAAAATTATTTAATAACAAAAATATTGAAAAATCAAATTGAAAGAATATTATATCAATTTAATAATTACCAAGAATCACCAATATCATTCGCTTATAAAATATTGATCGAAAATTTAGTTTCTCCTAATTTTAGTTTATTAAATAAAACATTTATAGACAGCATGTTACAAATAGCAAATATTAAAAAATCGATACCTAAATTTTATCGAAATGGTTATAAAAAAATTATATTTAACATTAACACTTTGTTTGAGAAATATAATGAATTGAAAGAAATATTTGATGTTCAATTTATTATCGATAGCATTATAAAACGAAATATAACAGATGAACAATCAGAACAATTAGATAAAATTCAAATACCATTTAATAAAGAACAAATTGTGTCATTAAATAAGATAATCAAAATAATTAATAATAAAATAATAAATCACAAATCGATCAAATCACAAGAAATTAAAACAAAATTAAAAAATCATAAACAATATATTAGTGACATATTAGTTATATTTAAAAATTTTATTACGGTACTCGAACAAAAATATAAAAAGAAAGTACTATATAAATACAAATCGACAGGAGAAGATGAAGGAACATTCGGATCTAAACCAAATAAGATGACACAATTAAATACTGAAGTTAATATATATTATTTGTTTCTGATTGTTACTGGTGTTGTATTTATTAAATATATTATAACAGATTACTATGTTAGTAACATAATGAAAATTATTAGAACTACACAAATATTTAATTTTGATGATTTAGATAATAATACATCAAAAACGATTGAAGAAAAATTAAAAGAGTATGTGATAAAGTATGTTAAACTAAAAATATTTGAAACTATTAAAGATTTTTATTCTATTAAATTTGATGATTTCGATAATACAATAAATACTTCACAACCATTTGAAATGTATTTTTCGACATTACTTGAAGAAATAACAATTGAATTAGGTTTAGATAAAAAAATTGTCGAGAATATTAAATTGTATAACATATACATTTCGGAATTAGTTCAAAAAACTCTTGAATATAATCAAATTATATTAGACATATCACATAAATGGTATGCAAATTTATATTGTTCATTAAAAACATTTAATGAACTTATTAGTTTTTAATATTTTCATTTTCTTCTAATTCTTCATATATTTCTAATGTATATGAATGATTTTGATCATTAAAACTATATAAACGGTTATCAGGTGTCAAAAATGAAAATGTTAATTCATTAAGTTTTGGTATACGTAAATTTTCAGATATTTGAACATATTGATCATATATCATCGACCCTGTATTACCTGTCAAAAATAATTTTGCAAATACTCCTGACGAATCTTGTAAATTTACATTTAAACTAAATAATTGTGATGCCATGACAATATATGGGAATGTCCTAAAATTTAACATTGGTTCGTTGTAATCTGTCATTCCGACCGTATTTAAATTTGATCCATCAATATATGATGTTTTATTTGTTATAATTTTATCAAAAATAGTTATTGATGATTCTTCATTAATATATTTGTATCCAAGAACAGAACCAAATGTATCACATTTATTAAATAATAATCTTATTGTTAGTGGATATATAATTTGAATAGCGTTACCACCATTGATTATATCTTCATTATTAACGTCAGGTGTAGTTATCGTATTATATTTATCTAATTTAATAACATATGAATTAATTCCATTTATTTTTTCAATCAAATGATTTTTATTGATTATATTATTTGGTACATAATAATTAATTATTGTAGTATCATTTGTTGATGGATCAATAATTTCTTCAGTATGATCAATGACATTTACAGATCCAATGATAGTCACATTATCACCCACATTTAAATTATGATATGGTTGAGTAATTATAATACGCATATAATTATCAGAATATGTATCGGTACTTATTACGATTGCTTCTGATAATATAATTTTTGATAAAATTTGGATAGAAAAAAGATTATTGTTGGGATTTATTATTATTTTTGGTATACATTTTGGATAATATAATGTTTTATCAAAATATTCACCAAACATCCTGTCAACTTCAGATATTTTATTTGTTATTTCTTTCATTAAAGTTTCTGCATCATAATTACCTGAACTAATATCGACTTTATATATAAAATCACCATCATCTCTTATTTGCCAATATAATGAACTATTTTTTAGATTTGGAGGCATATTTTTAATCAACATTTCTGTATTCGGAATTTCTGAACTCACTAATTTTATTTTTTTAACATTATAATACATTTGATTTAACGGATAAGTATAATATTCTGGATCAGGATATGCACTTATTGATTCAGAAATTAACCCAATAATAATGTTATCATTTGTTTGACTACCAATTTCAGATATATCTGATGCGGTAACATCAATTTCAATAATAATATAATCAGGACCACTTTCGACAACATTTTGATAACCTTGTTGTACTAAATCAATAATAGGATAGCTGGCATTAATATATTTCAGGTGAATACCATTAAAAGACATAACATCAATTGTATAAAAATCTCCTGAATAAATAAAATCACTATTTGAGTAAATATCAATATCGATCAAATAATTATCACGATCGATAACACCATTATTATCAATTAATATCACTTTATGTTCAGAATTAATAACAATTAATGGAATATTATTTATAAATGATGTTGAATTTGATGATAAATTTGTAACACCAGAAATTTTAATTACGTTATTGTTTCCAGTAAATCCATGATCAGTTTGATTTATGAACATGTATTTGCTATTTTTTTTTAGTGTCAATGTATTTGGTCTTTGTGTTATTTGTCTTGGTATTAATCCTGATATTGTTATTGTATCATTCATTTTAATACCATGACCAAAAGGAAGACGTATTTGTATTTTGTTTGAATTTTTCGTAAACTCAAATGGATTTGAAATAGTAATATATTTACTTATGATATTTTTTGGATAAATATTTCTATACGAACTATCTATATTAATTCTGCTGATTCTATATTTTTTATAAGTTTCATCAATCGATTGTGCAATTAGTTGGTTCCTTAATGTATGTTTGTCTAATTCATCAGTTATTTTATTCGTATTTAAATCAATTGTAGTTCCGTATCGTGGTTTTATAATTTGTTCTTGATTTGATTGTCTTTTAAAATTTTTTGATGTTTTTTTTTTATGCATCTCAATTTTAACATCATTATCAGTTTTTATAAATTGTTGCATTAAGATCTTGTATATATATGTTATATTTATGTTTAAATAATCGTGTATTAAAAAATTAAAAAATTAAATTTTATTTAGTTTAATTTTTTTATTATAGGCAAAAAAATAATCTAACCATTAATATATATATTATAATGTCAATCGATGTCGAACCTACTCTCGATGAGTTGATTGCTGAGGAAGCAAAAAAACGAAAAAAATCAAAACAACACGGAGGTGCACCATGTGAAAGTGAATTAGTTGGTGGTAAAGTTGGTCGCAAAAAGAAAACTAAACATCAAGTTGGTGGCTCAGAAGCATGCGAAAGTGAATTAGTTGGTGGAAAGAAAAAAAAGGGTTCAAAGAAATCATCCAAAAAAGGATCTAAAAAATCATCCAAAAAATCATCTAAAAAAGGCTCAAAACGTCCATCTTTAGTTGGCGGTAAAAAACCATCCAAAAAAGGATCAAAGAAATCATCCAAAAAAGGATCAAAAAAATCATCTAAAAAAGGATCTAAAAAGCCATCTCGTAAACCATCTCGTAAACCATCCCGTAAACCATCTCGTAAACCATCCCGTAAACCATCTCGTAAACCATCTCGCAAATCATCCAAAAAGCCATCTCGCAAATCATCCAAAAAGCCATCTCGCAAACCATCTCGTAAACCATCTCGTAAACCATCTCGTAAACCATCCAAAAAGCCATCCCGTAAAATTTCAAAAAAGAAATCTAAAAAATCTTCAAAAAAAAGATCAAAGACCATGAAACATTAAATATTTTTGAACATTGATTAGTTTGATATAATATTTTTATTTTTTATTTATTAACAAATAATATTTGTTAATAAATATTATTTGGCAGTTCGAGATTGTTAAAATTGTGTTTGAATGTGTACAAATACAATAAATAAAAAATTAATATTATTGTATTAAGGAAATTATCAATAGTGAAACAAATATTATATAAACTATTTATTATAATTATTAAACATATGAATAATAAAATGAACATGTCTAAAAACTTGTTATATTTTATATATATATGTTTACTCTCGTATGATTTTCTTAACGCAATAATATCGTTAAAAAATTGAAACCGCTACGCTATGGCAATTATTTTATATTTCATGATTGAACAAGTTCAATCATGAAATATAAAAAATTGAATAATAAATATATTGTCACTTAACGATATAAAGATATATTAATTTATACATCATTAATGTCATCGAAAACAATAGTCAAAAAAGTAAAAAAAACAGTTACGTCTAAAAAAAAAGTATCCGAACAAAAGATTGAACACAAATCTGATATATTTATCACAAATTCTAATAACACATCTGAAAATGAAATTCAAAATGAAAATGTTGTGACAGAAAATAATCAGAAGTCAGAAACGAAAACAATAGAACAAATGTTTCAAAAAAAAACACAAATCGAACATATATTGGCAAGACCTGATATGTATACTGGAACTAATTTATCACATAGAGAAAATATGTGGGTATATGATATGACAAAAGAAAAAATAATTAAAAGAGAAATTGATTATGTTCCAGGACTATATAAGATATATGATGAAATTTTAGTTAATGCAAGAGATCATAGTTGTAATGACAATACTTGTGATACTTTTAAAATTAATATCGATCAGACTATTCCACAAATAACAATTTGGAATAATGGTAAAGGTATTCCTGTCGTTAAACATCAAGTTTATGATGAATATATACCAGAAATGTTATTTGGTGATTTGATGACATCAACTAATTTTGATGACACGGAAATAAGATCTACAGGAGGTCGTAATGGACTTGGTGCGAAGTTAACAAATATTTATTCTAAATTTTTTTCAGTCGAAACAGTTGATGGAGAGAGAAAACTTAAATTTTATCAAGAATTTCGTGATAATTTATCGGTTAAAGAGCCACCAATTATTACGCAACTAAAAGCTGAAAAACCTATCACATATACAAAAATTACATTTACTCCAGATTTAGAAAAATTTAATCTTACTAGTTTATCCGATGATATGGTAGCTTTATTATCTAAACGTGTTATCGATATGGCAGGTGTTACTAATAAAGTTAAAGTTTATTTGAATGACAAGCGTGTCGAGACGAATAATTTCAAAAAATATATTGATTTGTACGAATTTAATAATCAAGAAAATGATGAAAATAATGATGAAAATAATGATGAAAATGATGAAAATGAAAATACAGAACAAAATAATGAAACTGAAAATGGTTCTGAAGAATCAAAATCAAAAGAAACACTATTTTATGAAGAATCTGGTAAATGGAAACTAGGAGTCAAATATATACCTGATGGTGTTTTTGAACAAATTTCATTTGTTAATGGTATTTGTACATATAATGGCGGCGAACATGTTGATTATGTTGTTGATGAAATTATTAAAAAACTCAGCATTATAATTAAAAAAAAATACAAAGAAGCAAAAATTAAAAAAGAATCAATCAAAGAAAATCTTGTTATTTTTATTGACTCAATTATCGACAATCCATCTTTTAAATCTCAAACTAAAGAACATTTAGATTCATTACCAGCTCAATTTGGATCATCGTATGAACCTTCTGATAAATTAATTAAAAATTTAGCAAAAACAGGAATTGTTGATCAGATTATTAATCTCGCGAAAATGAAAGAACAATCTTTTTTAAAAAAATCTGACGGAAAAAAAGTTAAAACAATTAAAGGGTTACCTAAACTTACTGACGCAAATTATGCTGGTGTTGGTAAAAAAGCTTTAGAATGTGTTTTAATTTTAACAGAAGGTGATTCAGCAAAAAGTCTCGCAATGGCAGGTAGATCATCTGTCCCAAATGGATCAGATTATATTGGCGTCTTTCCATTGAAAGGTAAATTACTTAATGTAAGAGATGCAACTAATGCGAAATTAGCTGAAAATGAAGAGATTAAAAATATTAAAAAAATTATTGGTTTGGAAAATGGTAAAGATTATGAATCACTTGATAATTTAAGATATGGTCATTGTGTTATTATGGCTGATCAAGATGTTGATGGATATCATATTAAAGGATTATTTCTTAATTTTATACTTTATTTTTGGCCTTCATTAATTAAGAAACATAATTTTGTCCAAGTATTAACAACACCAGTTATTAAAGGTTTTAAAACAATCGGCAAAAAAACTATCGTCAAATCATTTTATAATCTTGTCGATTATAATAAATGGAAATTATTACCTGAATCAAAAAATTATGATATTAAGTATTATAAAGGGCTTGCTACATCAACTGATGAAGAAGCAAAAGAATATTTTCAAGATTTTCGTAATAAGTTAATCACTTATGTTTGGAAAAGTGAAGAAACTAGTGAACAACCTAATGAACAACCCAATGAACAATCTAACGAACAACCTAATGAACAACTTAATGAAATAACTAATGAACAACCTAATGAACAATCTAATGAACAACCTAATGAACAATCTAATGAACAACCTAATGAACAACCTAATGAACAACCTAACGAACAACCTAACGAACAATCTAATGAACAGGCTAATGAAATAACTAATGAACAAGTGGAAAAACCAATGTCTGAATCAGAAGAAAATAAAATTGATGTTTTATATAAACAAGTTTCGAAAAATCAAAAGGCTGTTGTTAATTATGGTGTTAGTAGTAAATATGAAGATGAATGTACTGAGGCTATTACGCTTGGTTTTGCAAAAAATCGATCGCATTGTAGACAAATTTGGTTAAAAAATTATAATAAAACTGATATGAATCGTATTTTAAATAATGAACAAAAAAAAGTTCCGATAAAAGATTTTATTCATAAAGAACTTGTTCAATATTCTGAAGATGATAATGATAGATCACTTCCGTCTATGGTTGATGGGTTAAAAATATCAATTAGAAAAATTTTATATGGTACGATATTAAGAAAATTAATTGACAAGAAACATCAGTTAAAAGTTTCACAATTAGCAGGTTTTATATCTGCCAAAACATGTTATCATCACGGAGAACAAAGTTTATGTGGTGCGATTATTGGTATGGCACAAAATTTTGTTGGTTCAAATAATATCAATTTATTATTTCCGCAAGGTCAATTTGGTACAAGATGGACAGGATGTGATGATGATGCTGGTTCTCCAAGATATATTCACACATTTTTAGCCGAACTCACAAGAGCTATTTATAGACAAGAAGATGATAAAATTTTACATTATTTAGATGATGATGGTACACTCGTTGAACCAGAATGGTTTTGTCCGATAATACCGATGATACTTGTTAATGGTGGTGAAGGAATTGGAACAGGATTTAGATGCAAAATACCTAATTATAATCCGGTTGAAATAGTTAAAAATATCATGTTGTTGATGGAAAATAAAGAGCCAGAACCGATGATACCATATTATCGTAATTTTACAGGTAAGGTAGAATTAAATGGTCCAAATGAATGTATAATTAAAGGAATATATACAAAAATTAATGATACAACAATACGAATAACGGAACTACCAATTGGTGCATGGATAACTCCATACAAAGAATTTCTAGAGAAAAAAATGGAAAAAGAAAAAAATAAAAAAGCTTTCGTGACTAGTTATAAAGATGATTGTAAAAATACAACTGTTGATTTTACTGTTAAATTAGATGAAGATCTTTTTGAAAAATATGAAAAGAATGGTGAATTAATTAAAAAATTAAAACTAATCACAACATTTAGTCTTAAAAATATGTATCTTCATGATGCAAATGGGGAAATCAAAAAATATAGTTCACCAATTGAGATATTAAAAGATTTTTATCAAATACGTTTAGCGATGTATACCAAACGAAAAGAATATCTTTCTGGTAAATTAACCAAAGAATTAGATTTGCTTAAATATAAAAAATTATTTGTTGAAATGGTTTTGGATGGTAAAATTGTTGTTAATAAACAAAAAAAAATTAATGTCATAAATAAATTAATTGAATTTAATTTTCCTAAACTTTCTCAAATTGGTATTGTTGAAGAAAAAAACAATCAAGATGAAGAAGATGAAAATCAAGAAGAAAATAAAAATGAAAACCAAGAGGAACAAAAAGATGATATATTAAAAGAATACAAATATTTGACTAGTATCGCTTTATTCGATTTAACTCAAGAAAAAATTGATGAGTTAAATGAAAAATATAATAATAAAGAACAAGAACTTAACAAAATACAATCTACATCAGAAATTGATCAATGGAAAGTTGAGTTAAATGAATTTGTAACATTATATAATAAATGGGCTGATATTGGGAATGAAACAAAAAAAGTTATTAAAAAAATAATTAAAAAAGTAGTTGTCAAAAATTAAATTATTTTATTTAGGAGACGATGAAATACTTGGAATTGGTGATAAGTTTTTATTTGGAGATTTAACTGGGGATTTAGTGGGTTTAGTTGGGGATTTAGTGGGTTTAGTTGGTTTAAATCTGTTTGATAATGTCGAAGATATTTTAGTTATACTTTTTGCTACTTTTGTTTTTTTAAACGACGGACTAATAATATAAGTATATATTGCATAAAGCACCAAAATAATTAATATTATTTTAAGAAATAAATTTACATATTTATATGATTTGGGAGTAGGTTCAATTGTTGATATACTTGTTATAGACAAACTTGACGGACTTGTAACCGAAAATAATGGTTCGGACATATTTGTTGCGGATAACATTGGTGTTGGGATATTTTGTTCATCCAGTCCTCCATGAATATTTTTAATAAATGATGAAAAATTTAACGTATCGATAGACGACGAGTCAGAAGACATTTTATATATATTTATATGTTTATAAAAAAAATATAGTCATAAATAATTATTTTATTATTCTATATATTAAATTAATTATTTTTACGATTTAATTAATGAAATCCAATTTATTAATTCAATATAACTTGATATTGAGAATTCATTATTGATTTGTGGTATTATAATATTATTCATATCATTGTCTATATTCCATCCTTTATTTACAAACGAATCAATGATTTCGTTTCCTAATTTTGGTTCTATATGTGTTTCACGATGCGGCAACATTATTTTAATTACATCCATATTTTTATCATATTCGTAATATTTTGTTATTTGTTTTTCTTCTTTTATTTTTGTATAATCGATCCACATAAAAAATAATTTTGTTCCAATTTTAGATCTAAAATTGATTTCATTAACATAATTATTCCATGTTTGTTTATTAATATTTGCATATTGTGAAGAAAAAATACTTATGATATTATCAAATTTTTGATTCAATTTAACAACATCATGAAAATATGTATTCCAAATGCTACCAAATTTATCTTGTTGTCTGTTCCATCTGTATGATATATCCAATAACATATATTTAAATCTTAAATCGAACATAATTTTAGTTTGAGCTTCATGTAATTTTGCCAGATCAATATCTAGACCAACATATAAATTTAAATCTTTTGATTCTTTTAACAAATTATAATATCGACCCATGCTACCGCAACCAATATCTAAAATCAATCCATTTTTCATTTTATCAATTATTGATAAATATACTTTTTGCGTAAACTCAAATAAAGGTAAAACTTCATTCAAACTATTTTTGTTTAATCCTTTATACCATGGATCATTATATAAATTTTTAAGTTGCAACAAATTGAAATAATGTTTTTGTTTGTATATAATGTCTTCAATTATTGTATCCGGATTTGGTTTTTTCGTTATTTCTCTTTCACAAATTGGATAATAATATCCATTACTATCTGGTGCTAATCTATAAACTGATCCCGTCTTATAATTATGTGGATTATAATTTCTCATTATGTTTGTATAATCTGTCCTATTTTTACTATAAAATTTACCCCTATGACAAAAAAGATCAATTGTCATTTCATTTATTGGTTTTATTTTAATAAAATTTTTTTTAATGGTTGGAACAAATGGTGAAATTACAATACCATCATTTTTGATTAGACTATTTAATGATTTATTATTTACGAAATTATAAATATCATTAAGTTGTTCAATATAATCATTCCAATTTGTAGTATTAAGTTTCCAATATTTTTTTGGAAACCATAACATATCATCTAATAATAAAGAAGAATTTTTTTCACGCCATTCGACAGCCAAACTGATATTATGTAACATATCGTTTTTAATATTAGTTTCATCATTTTTGAATTTGATACCAGAATTTATATTTGAATTAAAATATGTCTCGATTTCTTGATACATTTCATTAATATTATTAAATTTTTTATCATTTGCTTCAATAAAAAATACAAATAGCAATGATTGTTTTCCCTTCTCTTGATATAATTCACCAATAATTTTTGTCCAATTCGAAGGAAAAACTGGATAATATTTTTCATAATCATTTTGTTGAACTTCAGTAAAAAATCCATCTATTTTGATCGAAATATATGGATTATAATTAAATGCATATGCAATTGTACTTGGTGAATGATGTATTGGGCAACGAAAAGATGTGGCTAACGATGTCGACATATTATTTAAAGTTGTTTAAATAATTAGTTTTTAAACTTGTAATTAATACTATTTTTTTCAATTTTTTATCAATATTAGTGCGTTAAGAAAATTAAACATGAGCAAACATATTTAAATGATAAATAATATAAATATCAAAACACGATTAATAATATAATAACATGATAGTCCATTTTATTATATATCTGATGCAACATATTTATATTATTTATCATCAGATATATAATAAAATAAACCATCATGTTATTATACAATTATGCTATTCATGTTTAGTTAATTGTAATAAATAATTTATATAATATTTGTTTTATTAATGCTAATTTACTTAACGATAATTTAAGATTGTTACAATCGATAACATATAAATGTACAATCATTAATAGCCCGGCGACTGTGACTTTTTTTGTTATAATTTGTTATAAAAATATGATGAAAAACACATGCACAACAATATTAATTTTTTATTGATAAAATAATAATTTCAGACGATTTTTTTGTTTTATTCATACTATATGTCCAATTGACATCAAAAATTGTTTAATTTTTATATAAATTTTTAATAAAATCGCAATTATTATAAGTTAATAACCAATTTGATTTTGTCGATAAAGTTTGACATAAAATTTCATGATTAAAAGTTTCGTGCATATCACCATTTAATCCATATAGTTTTGATTTATTTTCTAAATAATATGGTGGATCTAAAAACATAAATGTGCGTTCATTATAATTATTGTTTATAAACTCAACACAATCCAAATTATAAAATGAAAAATTCGATAAATATAATTTACTAATTCGATCTATCGATGCTTTATTAAATCTTGTTATAGCTGCTTCTTTAGAAAATCCTCCGGATAGTGTAGCTCCACTAAATGAACATCTATTTATAATAAAATAATAAGTCGCCTGAAGTAAGCTATCATTATTTAAATTCACAATATTATTTCTATATTCATCAAAATTTAATTTGGTTACAGTTGATAATGATTGGATTTGTTCGACAAGTATTTGTTTATTATTTTTTGCTTGATTCCAAAAATTATATAATGGCGTAAACTTATCGTTCGCAATAATTTGTTTATTATATTTGTTCGATAAAAATATTTCAAATGATCCGCCACCAAAAAATGGTGATAATATTGTATCAAAAAAATTTATATCAAAATTTTTCGTTAATATGTTGTCAATAATGTTGCATGCTCTTGATTTTCCCCCAGGGTATCGAAGAGGTGATTTGTTGATCATTATGATTATATGTTTATATGTTATTTAGTTTTATATTTAATAAACAAATACCTATTGAAATAAAAAAATGTAAAACCTCAGATTGGATGCAATGGTTATTGTTATTGAATATTTTGATCAAAAAATGGAATGTCTGAAATTATAATCAAAAATTCACAATCGCTGGGCTATTAATGATTGTACATTGATAACAATCTTAAATTATTTCCTTGTAATGATTATAAATGATTTCATAAATTTTGCACATAAATGAGTCGAGATGTATAATACTTCTTTTTCCTTTATTAAGTCTTACTTCAATTTCAGAACTTTCTTGAATAATTTTAAATAAAACATCATTATCGAATTGTTTTGATGATATAATCATATTAATTATTTCATGTAAAATATCAATTCCATGAATATTTGTAGTAAAAATATTATACAATATATCTCTTGTCGTTTTAATAAGTTTTTCGTTAAGAATAACTGGATTCTTATCTTTAAATTTTATCATAATATCAATAAGTTGTTCTAATGATTTTTTCCAAGATAATTTATAATCAGTTACATTTGGTAACAACATAACCATTTCTAATATCCATAATGTATTTTTTATATTATATTCACCTGCTTCGATGATTTCGTATATCTTTGATTTTGGTAACATTTTATGTTCTCGTAATAAAAAATGTAAAATTAAATTTATCATGTCAATTTTTTTTGGTGCAGGAATTCGTATATCAAGACATCTTGATTTGATTGGATCAATTATTTTTGAAATTTGATTTCCACATAATATAAATCTGCAAGTTTTATGATATTTTTCCATTGTACATCTTAAAGAAGTTTGTGCATATCCATTTAAATTATCAATATTATTAATAACAACAATTCTGAACGGATAATTAGTACATGATGTATTTACAATTTTTTTCATCGCATATTCTTTAACAATTTCTTGAATTAAATATTTATCAAATCCAGAATTATTTGGTTCAATAATAAGATGATATTTTGATTGTTCAATTTCAACATCATTAGTTGAATTACCATATCCTTTAATACAATATGTTTCAAAAAAAGTATTTGTTATTGATTCGTCAAAAATATCTTTTAATAATAATTTAATGAATGTATGTTTTCCAGAACCTGATGGTCCATGAATTAACAAATTAGGCATCAGCTCATAATTTTTATATATTTTTGGTTTCGAGTAATGAAATTTATTTATTTGATCATATGTCTTATTTTTTATGATTAATTTAAATTCATCAATATTTGGTAATCTGTTCGTATAGTCAAAACCAATTATATGTCTTCGATATATATGTTTATGTAATATAATGTCACTCATTTTATTAATGTTATATTTATCAACGAGAAACATATGTTTATCTTTATTATGTTATATTTATCTTTCTTTAAATGTGTTAAATTAATTTTTATCAATTTTTTATTGCAATTTGATTGCGACGAAGAAAACGAATAAATTTAATAGCGTTAATTAAATTTATTCGTTTTCTTCGTTTTCTTCATTTTTAATTTTTTCGGATATTGGTGGTAACATAATATACATCATCTGATACAATATCATATTTTAATATTTCCGGTCGTTCAATAATTTCAATATTTTGTTCTTCATTTTGTTCTTTTTTTAATTTTTTTTTTGGATAAATCATTTCAATTTTTGTGTCTGTTAAATCAGACATTTTTAATGTTAAATTATTTACTTGTCTTAACAACATAGATATAATTTCGTCTTGGTCTTTTAGTTTTTTTATTATTGCTGTTAAATTTTTTTTTTCAAATTGTTTTTCTAAATTTTCCAATTGCGCAGCATGTATACCATCTTGTAAACCTAAAATTCCCCACATTATGTATATGAATTAATATTAGCTAAACTGTATGGTTGTAATAAATTATTTATTTTTCAATTTTTTATGTATCATGTCCAAATTATATTCAAGTATTAGATATATATAATTGTTATTGTGTTATATGTTTTAATTTTATATTAATTCGTGTCAATGATATCAAAGTTAATTTTAATTTAGACAAATATTGTATATATTAATTATAATATCAAATACTATGTCTTTTTTTGGTGCACATATGTCTATTCAAAATGGTATTCCATCAGCGTTAAAATTAATTAAGGAAATGAATGCGAATATGATACAAATTTTTATATCAAACCCAATGAGTTCGCAAAGTAGTATCAATAAAAAAAAATATGATGAAAAATATATTCAATTAATAAAAGATACAGTTAATGAAACAAATACTAAAATAGTTATACATTTACCATATGTAATAAATTTAGCAAAACCATTACTTCATGATATCAAAAGTTCTTGGTGGATTGATATGATTTGTAATCAGCTAAAAATTTCTGATTTAATTGGTTCAATTGGTTGTGTTGTTCATGTTGGTAAATATTTGGAATTAACACAAGTTGATGGTGTAGATAATATGTTTAATGCATTAAAATATGTTATAAATTTTTTAAAAAGTAATGATATGAAATCACATATTATTTTAGAAACACCAGCAGGTCAGGGATCAGAGCTATTATCGACTATTGAAAATTTTGCTGAATTTTATAATAAATTTGATGAAGAAGATAAAAAATATATTAAAATATGTGTTGATACGTGTCATATATTTGTGTCTGGTATAGATATAAGAAAACGCGAACAAGTTAAACAATATTTTGATAAATTTAATGGGCTTATCGGTATTCAAAATATTGATCTTGTGCACATGAATGATTCTAAATCAGAATTTGGGAGCCATTTAGATAGACATGAAAATTTAGGGGAAGGAAAAATAGGAATAGATGGATTAAGACATATTATGAGATATTGTATATATTATCATATTCCAATGATATTAGAAACACATGGTGAATATGAAAAAGAGCTTGCTCTTATAAATGATGTAAAAAATGGAGTTAATAATTGGATCGAACTGAAAAAATAAAAAAATAAAAAATATAATAATGTGTGGACATATTATATAAATGTCAAGATTAGTTAATAAAATATGTACAAGTAGAATAAATCAAATAAATTTTTACGAACCGAATAAGGAATCGAAACAGTTGTTGTATAATATTAATATAAATTTCATAAATATTATTATTAGTTTAATATTATGGTTTATTTCTTGCCCGTTGTTAATATTTTTACCATCAATCATTAAAGACACAGAATTTTTAATTTTAATATTAATTTTGACGATATTAATAACTATAAATCTTGTTAGTTCGTTTAAAAATTATATTATAAATAATTATAAATTAAAAAAACTAATTAATGATGGTATTGATTGTGTTACTGTAAAAAAATTATTAAATTAATTTAATTATACTATAAATTTTTTAAATTTTTTTGTCAACATAAATTATAATTAAAATGAATAGTCCTAAAAAAAGTCCTACTTCTTTATCTAGCCGTACAATAGAAAAAATAGGTCTCGGTCCTGTCAAATCTATATTTAATATTGGCGCATATAAAATTGGCATCGTTGCAAATATTATATTATTATTAATCTTTTTACCATGGGCGATCTATTTTATTAATAAAAAAAAATATAACTTATGGTCTATTATAATTATTAGCGTTGCTGTTTTAGGTATTTTAAGTTTGCTAGCTTCTTATTATAGAATGTGTAAAGAAAAAAAACATCTAGCTAGAATGTTTCGTCGTGTTAAACGAGAACTTTCGAAAATCCCATCAATAACTCCTTCAAAATCTCCTTCAAAATCTCCTTCAAAATCTCCTTCGCCGCCTAAATCTCCTTCTTCTCCTAAATCCCCAATACCTTCGAAATCTCCTGTTCCTTTGAGTACTAAATAAATAATTAACAATTTTAGTTGTTAATAAATTAAAAATATTATGTCATTTATTTAAATAACAAGTAACTTAAATAAATGTTCAATTTTATATAAGATACCATGAATAACATTATTGAAAAAATTAAAACAGAAGAACAGATTACATTTATTGAAAATACATTTTTATCGTTATATACGAAAGAGTTAAATTTAATTAAAGTTGATGCACCAATTATTGTTGAAAGTGGGAAAGGTATTAATGATGATTTAAATGGTGTTGAAAGACCAATTAAATTTGATACTAAAGATGGATCAATTCCATGTGAAATTGTTCAGTCATTAGCGAAATGGAAAAGAATGAAAATTACAGAATATAATATGGAACCGGAGACTGGTATAATTACAAATATGACTGCTATTCGTATGGATGAAAAAATGGATGATATTCATTCGATTATTGTTAAACAATGGGATTATGAATTATCGATTAAAGAGACTGACAGGAATATTGAATATTTAAAAATGATCGTAAAACGAATATATAAAGTTTTATATGAAGTTACAAAATTAGTTGAGGAAAAATATAACATTCAAAATACTTTACCGCCAAATATTCAGTTTATACATTCAGAAGAATTATATAATAAATATCCAAATTTAACTCCAAAACAAAGAGAAGATGAAATTTGTAAAGAGTTTGGTGCAGTTTTTATAATTGGTATTGGTTCGAAAATTTTAAATACGAACCAAGAACATGATTTAAGAGCACCAGATTATGATGATTGGACAACATTAACAAATGCAGAAAAAGAATTTAGAGGATTAAATGGTGATATTTTAGTTTGGAATACAGTTCTTGGAAGAGCTTTTGAAGTTTCAAGTATGGGAATTAGAGTTAATAAAGAATCATTAAATGAACAACTTAAACTTACAAATACAGAAAATAGAAAAAATTTATTATATCATAAAATGTTGATGGATGGTCAATTAAAACAAACACTTGGCGGAGGAATAGGTCAATCAAGATTAGAAATGTTTTGTCTACATAAAAAACATATTGGAGAAGTAATTAGTACTGTATGGTCGAAAGAAATAAGAGACGAATGTATAAATAAAAAAATTAACTTACTATAAATAAATTTTTTAATTATGAATTAATTAAAAAATTTGTTATGATAATTATATTAATGACAGAATTTGATTATGATCTTGATTATTTAATAAATTTAGAATATGAATATTATTATTTAAAAAAAACTGATAAATGTTTTGATACGATTGATATAAATATTAAAGACAGTCAAGATATTACAAATATTAAAATTACGCCTCAAGTAAATAAAGTAACAAGTTGGATCAACAAAATTTTTAATACTGATGTTAATTTTATTAATAAGTATGGTCAAGATTATGTTTTTTCAAGAATAAGTACACTTAACACATTTATTGTTATACGAAATTATCAAGATAACGAAACAATTAATGATATAAATTCTGAAGATAATAAAAATAAACAAATTAGTTTTTTATTGAGTGATCTTGTAACAAAAGGTTTGACAAAACATATATTACTTCCAGTAATAAATGTTGATATCCCAATTAAACAGTTATTACCATTTTTACAAAAATATCCTGAAACTGTTGATTTACAAAAAATGACTGATAAAATTGCATCGATATCAATATTCGAAAAATTTTTTAAAACTATTACATTAGAAGAATATTTGAATCAACAAAATTTAAATAATATAACTGAAAAAGAATTTATGAATATTATATTTCAAGTTATTCATACACTTGCTATAATTAGAAAAACATATCCCAAATTTAATCATAATTTATTGAATACTAATACAATTATGTTATATCTTATCGAAAAATCACATACACATGAATATAAATATGATAATAAAATATTTAAAATCCCATCAAATGGTTTAATTGTTAAATTATATTATTTTCATCTGTCTGAATTAAATTCATCAAATAATGATGATGTTAAAACATTTATAACGTCTTTAAAAAATAATAATAATGTTAAAGAATATCTTAAAAAACATTTATCATTAGAAAAAAATATTATAGACTATATAAATATGAACCCTGAAGATATTATGCAAAATCCTAATTTTATAACACAAATAGGTGGTCAAACTATTGAAAAAAAAACTAAACAAACATCATCTACTAATGATGAAAATGTTTCTGTATTAATTGGTGGTACACGTTCATTATTTGTTAATAATAAAAATATACATTTAAAACACCCTAAACATAAAAAACTTTCTAAATCATCTTTTAATGATGATGAATCTAGTGATGATGATATGAATAAACCTGTCAATATGATGGCTTCTAAATTTAATGAAATTGAAGTTTCGCGCTCTAAATCAAAAAATAAATCATCTGATGATATATCATCAGATTCATCTTCCGATTCTGATAAAGAATCTGAATCAGATACAACAGAATCATCAGTCAAATCTAAACATAGCAAATCAAAAAGATCCAAAAAACAAAAAAAATCAAAAAAACAAAAAAAATCAAAAAAACACGCAGCACGAACAAATGTAAGTAAAATAGCTCAGGCATTGGGAGTTAATAGTGAAGAATATAATGGTTTAAATGGTCAAAATCAAATGCAAATGTCACCAACACCATTTAATAATGAATTTGGTGTCCCAGTAAACGGAATGATGGGTGCGCTAAATGGAATAACAGGCGCAAATAATCAAATGCCAATGATGTCATCTAATGTATTACCAATGCCACAAATGCCACAAATGCCACAAATGCCAATGATGTCACCTAATGCATTACCAATGCCACAAATGCCAATGATGTCACCTAATGCATTACCAATGCCACAAATGCCAATGATGTCACCTAATGCATTACAGATGCCACAAATGCCAATGATGCCATCAAATGCATTACAAATGCCAATGATGTCGTCAAACACATTACCAGTACATCAAATGCCCATGATGCAACAAATTGGAAGTTCTTTTGAGTCTGAACAAAAAGCACCACAAACGCAAGGAGAAAATGTTGATGGGAAATATAGTCTTGTCGAAATGAATACAACACCACAAACAGGAGGATCGAAAAAAAGTTCCAAAAAACATTCTAAAAAAAGTTCCAAAAAACATTCTAAAAAAAGTTCCAAAAAACATTCTAAAAAAAGTTCCAAACGATCAACAAAAGATTTTTTTTTTTAAAAAATAAAAACCAATCTGGAGGTGCAAGAATAATACCAGAATATAAAGATGCAAAAATGACACCATTTGTTACAAATCAACAATTAGAAACGAGTCATAGGGAAAAAGAAGAACAAAAAAATTTGTTGGAGAATAATGCGGCAATTAAAAGACAGACAATTCCAGAAGAACCATTATTAGAATTAAAATTAAATCAACCAGTAACAAAACCAACGACATCAACAGCACAAGAAATTTATCCGTCGGCATATGTTCCATTACCAAATCCATATTATCCATATGCAGCAAATATGATGACACCTTGGTCATTTACACCTAACAATGTACCAGTAATTAAAAAATATAATATTAGTTTGGGTGGTTCTGGTGATATTTCGCGAATGGCAAATCTATACGAAGATATTTTACCATCACAAGGTAGTGCAATTCTGAATACGTTTAATACACTAAAAGAGCGAAAAATATTAAATGAATATATAAGGTCAATATTTATTAGAACGGGAGATGGTGAAGAAATTATGATTGACAATAATTTAAATAGAGGAAATATTGAGGTTACAAATTTGTTATCACATTTGAAATTATTAGATATTAATCCACATCATTATAGCAAACTTGCAGAAAATCCGTATTCAACATTGCCATTAAATTATGTATCATATAAATCTTGTTATCCAATTAAAGTTGGTCAATTTAATAATATAGAATGTTCAAAATCAAACGTTGGTATGATTGTTAGAATTTATTTATTATCACAACAAGATGTTGATTCAACTATTAAAAAACAGTTGTCAGATGTTTGGAGAGAATTATTTTATTATCAATTTGTAAGGGAAGAAATAATTAAACCAAATTTATCACCAAATTTTGTTATGTTACATTCACATTATTTAACAAAGAACACAGGAATTGATTTTAAAAAATTTAAAGAGATCAAAAATATGACAGTCAAAAATACAAATATTGAAAAATTAAATAATGAAATAAGAAATAAATTATATCTTGAGAAAACAGCTGATTCAATACTAACTGATCCAAATGTTAATAATATTTTGACATCTTTGTTATTACCGTTAACTGCATCAAAAGAAGACATAATAAACACAATACGACAAAAACGAGAAATTACAAGTTATCTTGATTCAGATAAATGTATGGTTATGTTAACTGAAGCACCAACACAACATATATATGATTGGGCAACAAGAACATATAAAATAGATAATGGTCCGATTAAAAAAATGGTACAAAGTGGTTATCATGATGTTAATGTTTGGGAATCAATATTTTTCCAACTAATGATGTCGATGTTAATTATGTTTGAGAAGAAAATTATATTTACAGAATTTAGTCTTAAAAATAATGTTTATATTAAAGATCTAAGACATAATGAATTTAATGTTGGATTTTGGAAATATATTTATGATGGCATTGATTATTTTATTCCTAATTATGGTTATTTATTGTTAATCGATTCAAATTTTGCCGAACTGACAAGTACATTTAAATCATTCGAAGATATTAAAAATGCTTTTAACAAACCTGCATTAATCCCAGAATTACCAGAATATCGAATTAAGTCAGTCAATTTTGGAGATAATCCAGATGAAATAGATTATTTAATAATTAAAAACATGATTAGTACATTTGATGGTGATAATTTTGGTATCACGTTTCAACAATCGGGTGGTGTTGTGCAAACTGATTTTAAGGACAAATTGAATGTTATAAAAAATAAACTAACGGAAATATTAAACAAATATTTTGTAGATGGTAAATATAAAGATGAAGAAGTAAAAATTAAAGTACAAAATGAAATTAAAAGATTACCAATTGAATTAATCATTTCAAGATCAAAATCTTTTGATTTCTTGAATAATAGAGTCGGAACACCTATTAAAGAACAAGAAAAAACATATATTAGTGAAAGTTTTGATGTTGTAAATACAAAACGTGGATCAATTGTTGTAAGAAAAATGACACCAACATTCAATACTTTTGCTATATATTTAGGTAGTAACGAAATAGATCAAAAATATAAAATATTAACAACAGAAGAGCCAATATTTAATAACGAAAATAAAAAATATAAAATTATGGAAATCGATAAACTTAGTTTATTAAATTATTTTGGGCAACCTGAACAATCGTTTGAAGTAGGAAAACAATTTAATATATTAGAAACTTATTTGATTAGTACAAGTAATTAAATTTAAACCCACTTAAATCAGTTGCTTTTATAAATTATTATTGTTTGAATGTGTTAATATTATATTTTTAAAATAAACTTATTAAATAATTTTATTAATAATTAAATTATTTAACAACATATATTATAATGCAAAAAACATTTAATAATATAGGATATGAATCTTTAAATAATAGTAAATGTTACGCAGATTTTTATCAATCGACAACAATTCACCCTAAACTTAATTTGAACAAAAATAATAATATACTTGATGTTGTTAGTTTTGCACCATTTTTAATGTGGAATGAACATGAATCTAAATATTTTGAAAATGTAGGAAATATTAATAATATCGCAGTTAACGATAATAATATATATGACACAAATCAAACATGTAATAATGATAATAATTATGCAGATTTAATGAAAGAAGCATTTTTTTCATCTGAGAATATGGATATTATTCAAAACATGTTAATAAAAAATGTATTTTATCAAAAAAAAATAAGAATAAATAAAATTAAAACAGAAACATTACTTCAAGCTATGAATCAAACATGGACAAATTTTTGTAGATTTTTACCTTATGATTTAAAAGAACAAATTAAAGATCTTGATTATAAAGTTAATGAATATTTAGTACCAAAATTAATACAAGAAGCAGATTTTTATTTTAATTATCTAAGAGATTCTGATAGAACAAATTTGCCTTTGATCGAGAGACCAATAATGATATCAAAAGAAAGAAAACAACAGCTACCAAGCTTTTATAAATAAATTTTTATATGTTTTTACTCAAAATATATAAAAAGTTAATATTTATTTAAACAGAAGGTTCTTCAAAATTGTACACAAAAATAGTACCATATTTCTTAAGATCATCTCCAACTGAAACGTTTATTTGCATTGGATCAATCTTAGCAGCAAATGTTGATGTTGAATTAACTGGTGCAGTTGGATCATATAAATAATCTGCAGTTGTTGGATCGACCGAATCCATTTTAAACAAAGATGTGGTATGTCCCATTATAATATTATCTTTCATTTTAAATGCCACAACAGATCTTAATTTACATTCTTTGCGTTTATGTTCGTATGTGTCGACAGGCATCGTTATTTCAAGATCTTTAAGTGGTATATCATTGATTGATTGATAATGTCTAGTTGATGATGCTAACTGACCAATTGATAATGGTCCCAATTCTGGTTTCATTAAAACTGGCATACGTAATTGTCTACGCGGGACATAGAAAACAAGAGGACCACGAACATCAAGTATTTGAGTTGATTTTGGAACAAACACACCATTTTCGAAATAAAATTGTACTTGATTAATTGCACTTGACAATAAAATTTCTTGAGTAATTGGTTGACCACCAAATATTGCAGGAGATTTCATACCTTCTAATGGCATATTAGGCAATCTGTATGTGATATATGGAATTGAATTAATTAATGGCGTCACGGTTGGAATATTTAATGGGTTACCATGTATTGAACTGATAACTGGCATAGTTGAAACTATAATTGGTCTGTATGCAAAAATAGAGAATAAACGTCGTAATATCGTTCCCTCATCACTTAAATAAATTGCTTCTGGATTATCAACATTAGTAACTTTACATTTATCAAGATATGCAAGGAAATCCATAACAGTTGCTTCATAATATTTACCAAGACGAAGATTATAAACATTATTCCATAATTGTACTTGAACTTCGACTCTCGATTTGAGATCTTTCATTGGAGAAGATGGATCACAAATAGTATCAGCAGGATCAACAATCATAGCATAGAAAAGTTCATAATCTGGTTTAGTAACAACACGTTCTTTATTATATCTAGTATTAATGATACCAGCAATATTTGCATAAAGCATACGTTCTTCAAGTGATTTAATTTTAGGTCCGTATAATGCGACAATGACTGGATGAATATGTTGCATGTAGTTGAATTTTTTTTCATAAGTTCCGGACATAGCTTCAACTGATAAATCTTGATATGACATAGTTTGAATGACAACATATGAATGAACTGCTTTAAACATTTGATACATTCTTAATATGTCCTGTAAATGTGAGTATTCATCAGTATTTGATGGTTTAATTGAGTCAGTTGATTCAGTCAATGGGAAACCAAGTGTACGACTTAAAGTTGTATTTGGATATACGACACCTCTGAGTGACGCGATGTTTGGTTGTGTATTGTAAACTTTTATTTCAAATACACGTCGAATTTCATCAAATTCATCATCAGTAAGATTATATTTTTTCTTATATTTAAGAGCACGTTTCATGAATTTGCTAAGGGACATTGATTGAAATTCGTTTTTATATTTTCTTTCAAATGCTTCAACAAAAACATTTGCTACTTTTGTTATGGTATTTCGACGTGTCACAAAATATTCCATAATCGAGTCAACAACATTATCATCTGAATATTTAGAACGAAGTTTGTTGACGATATCAGGAGTAATATCGGTAATACCAGATTTTAATAAACTTTGTACTTCCTTTATTGCTGTTTCATTATGTAATTCACCAATATCAGTGGTTCTTGTCTGTTTTTCGGACATTATGGTTATATATATAGTTATAACAAATTTTTTTTTCGATTTAAATTCTTAATTCCTATATTGTTTTTGATTAATTTATTTTTTTAAAATTTATATTGTATATTTGATTAAATTATTTTTTTATATATTTTTATATTTATTCTTTATCATATGATTAGTTATTAACATTATTTAAATATATAACTATATTTGTGTACATCTTTATGACTAAAACAATTTATAACAAAAATATAGTACATTAACTTACCTTATCATTTAATTTTTGTTTATAAATCATTCATAAACAAAAAAGTTATAAATTATTTTGATATATTGTTTGAAAATTTTTATTTCGTCAGTCGTCATATTTATTTAAAAATTGCAAATTATAATTCTTATATGTTATGATATAAAAAATAACCATATTAACATATTCAATATGTCAAATCAATTAATATCTCAAGAAAATATTAAAATAGTAAAAAAAAGAGGCAGAAAACCAAAATCCAATATATCTCCTATCAATTCGTCTCAATTAATTTTTTCAAACATGCTTACTAATTTTGATCAACCAATTTCATCTAAACGTGGACGAAAACCAAAAATAATTGATAAATCAATAGTACGAACAGCGAAAACAAAAACAAGCAAAAAATTAGAAAAAAATGAAATAAGTGATAAAAAAATAGAAGTAGAACTATCAAAAGAAATAGATTTTACAGAAAATATTGAAGAACAAAATAATGATTTTACAAATATTAACATTTGGTTAGAAAAATATAAACCAAAATATTTAAATGATGTGATTGGAAATGCTGAGCAAATTAATATAATAAAAAATTGGTTGATAAATTTTGAAAATGAAAAATATCATACAATCATTATATCTGGAGGTCATGGTATTGGTAAAAATATTATTATTAAATTAGCATTGCAAGAAACAGGTTATTCTGTAAAAAATATTTATAGTACAAGTCTTAAAAATAAAAATATTATTTCAGAAATTATTCATTCAAATACAAAATCATCAAATATATCATCATTTGAACAACATAAAAATAATAAATATGCAGTAGTTATTGATGATACTGAGAGTATAACATTATCATCTGAAAAAGATAATTTACAAAAATTATTCAAAGAAAATACAGAACATAAATATTTTCCATTAATATTAATTTGTAATTTACAACATTCAAAAACTATCAACAATTTAAAAAAAATTTCTCTTGATGTAACTCTTTATAATCCTGATATTGAGTTGATTAAAAAATTTATGTTAAATATTTGCAACAAAGAAGGTATGAATTTTTCAGACCCAAAATTATGTTACCAAATTATTAAATTTTGTCAATCTGATATTAGAAGACTAATTTTTGTGTTACAAGATATTTTTTATACATTTAACAAAAAAACAATTACTCCAGAAATGTTAAAAGAATATCATCGCATGTATCAAAAAAAAGATATCGATGTTGGATTATATTTTGCTGCTAAAAATTTATTAGATGATTATAAAAATTTTAATCAATGTTTAGAACTTTATGAAACAGAAAAAGTTTTACTGCCTCTTATGATATACGAAAATTATTATAAAAAACTTTTTAAACTTAAACTTAAACCTGAAGAAACACTTAATATTATGACAAATATTACTAACTCAGTTAGTATGGGTGATGTAATTGAAACTAATATTTATTCAGATCAAAATTGGTTTTTACAAAATATCCACGGTTTTTATACTTGTGTTGATACATCATTTAATATTAATAAATATAATAATAATAAAAAACAAAATTATGATCTTATTTTTAGTGCTGATTTGAATAAAACTTCTTCAAAAAATATTAATAGGAAAAAAAATATTCTACCTTTACAAAATAAATTTAAAAATAAAAATATTGATGATATATTGTTCATAAATAAAATTTTGTCTGAATTAGAAAAAAATAAAAGCACTCAAATCATCAAATCTATTAAAGAATCTTATGATTTAAATACAAAAAATGTTCAAATAGCTCTTAAAATTGATAAAACTAATGAAAAAACTAATGAAAAATGTAAAAAAATTAAAAAAATTAAAAATAATCATTCTTGTAACAAAAAAAATGAAGAAAATGAAAATAATGAAGAAAATGAAGAAAATGAAAATAATGAAGAAAATGAAAATAATGAAGAAAATGAAAATAATGAAGAAAATGAAAATAATGAAGAAAATGAAAATAATGAAGATAAATAATAATACTTAATTTATTTATCTTCTTCTTGATTCATTTGTGCAATAAATTTATTAACAGAACTTGTCAGTTCTGTTTTTTTTTTAATTTTATTTGTTTTTTCTTCAATTTTCTTATTGGCTGATTTTTGATTTTGTCCTATCAAAACAGTAGTCCATCCGTTTTCATCAGTTTTTTTATATATTTTTTTTTTAATTTCTGTATTCAATTCTTGTTCTTGATTTTGTTCTTGATTTATTTTTATAACATTTTTATTTTCTTCATTTTTTGTTTCTAAAATTGATGTCATGAAAGTATTAACCGGATTTTCATGTTTTTCAATATTTTTTTTAACAATAGATGACCACAAATTTGCTTTATTATTTGTGTTAGGTACATTTGGCATTATTGAAAATTTTATTGTATTATTGTTTTGAACTACGTTTGCGTTATTTGTGTTATTTTCCTGATGAGTGTTTTCGTTTTGTTTTTTGAATGATTTATTATGATGATCGAATTGATGTGTTTGTTTATTATATCTTAATGTGTTAGGTTTGTAAATATTTTCATGTTTTTCATGATTCATGTTTAGTGAAGATAATATATAAATTATATTTTATAATTTATTGTTTATATAAATTTGTAAATGATATTTTATATAGCCAAATATAATGAAATTGTTTGGAAAATTAGTATCAAGATCAAATAAAAAAAAATATATTAAAATTAAAAGAAATCAACTTCTTCTTTTAGATGCTTTATTAACTGATGGTGGTTATAATAAAAAATATATCGATAAATCTAATAATGTTCGGTATTCTGAACATTCTGGTCATTTAGGTCTTAATAATAGTACTATTGATAGAATTATTGTAAGCGCTAAAACGTCTAGAGAAGATAAAGATGATAATGATATTTTATTGCCATATAATTTACCTGACACATATGATTATGAATATTTTTTTCATACACATCCGCCAACACCAACAGTTGGAGGAAGAGCGAAAGATGGTGTATTATATGAATTTCCGTCGATATCTGATATTTTTCATTTTATAGATCATTACAATACAGGTAAAACGATTGGATCAATTGTTGTGACAGCAGAAGGAATATATATAATATACCCACGAGATTTAAGTAAAAAAAAGATTAACTATGATATAGAAATTGAGAATGAAATATTTGAAAGAATGGAAGATGAAAATACAAAAATACAAGAAAAAGCTATTACGAAATATGGGATAAATTTTACAGAAGAATATTTTTATTCAACAATTGCGACTGATACTACATTTTTAAAAATGTATAACACATTAATCAATGATTATTTAGATAATCAGCTTAAAGTTATAATAAAACATAGAAGTAAAGACAAACTAACTAATAAATGGATTATTAAAGATTTATATTTACCAATATAAATTTAATAAAGTTTTTTTCGTCACCAAATATATATAATGCCTTATCGATTAGTCAAAATTCAAGAAAAAAGTTATAAAATTTATTACATTATTATTATCTCATTAATTTTATTGTCGCTAATTTATATTATAATTTCACATTTTAATAAAAAAAAAGAATATTTTAAAAATAATAAAACATACACATTTGATGACGAGTCATATAACTTAGGTGTATGCTCCAAACAATGTTGTGCAACGCAATGGCCTGTTCCGATAAATTTGACAGAAAAATCTAAAATAACTCATGATATGGTTGGTAAAAAATATTATACATCAAATTTGACTTGTAATAATGGTGTAATTAATACTGGTTGTGTTTGTTTAAATCAAGGATCAAAAACATTATTGGGAAATCGCGGATTTGTTAAAAAATTACCAACAAGTAACGGATTATTAAACAAAGATCATAAAATATCTGCATTTAAAATTATGGAAGACCAAATTCCACGTCCTTTAAATGTTTTAAGCCAAACTACAGAATTAATCGGATCAAAAGAAGATCAAATATTAACGACTGGTAAAGACGAAAGTAAATTTGATAAAATTGATAAATATAGAACTGTTAAATCTGAAAAAGAACTATCACAAAAATTCTCTATGCCGGTTAATAATAATATTATAACGTATGATAATAAATTATTAAATGACGAAATATACAACACAATAAGTGGTAATGAATTATCAGAAGTCGATAAATTAGTTGGCAGATCGTTAGGAGAAAATACGATTAATAAGCCGGTTAGTAGAAAATAATAAATAAAAAATTAAAAATTTAGTAATTATGTATAATTTTTTGAATAAATTTATATATAATTAATATTACACTATGAGTTACTATTTATATTTAGTCGAAACAAAAAAGGAATATACAACACATCTTAAAAATGCTCTAGCACCTCTAATATATGAAGGTATATCTTCAATATACGAAGATGCGAAAAAAGAAGCTCCAGAAAATGATGAATTAAGATTATTTCAAAGTTTATTACGAAAAATACCTTCATGGAATGAACATTTGATTGAACAAGAGACAAATAGAATTTTAAAATTTTCTAGCGTAACAAATAAAGATGATATTATCGAAGACTTAATTAAAGCTGTTATTAAATCGAATATTATGATTCTAACAAACACACCACCAGAAAAAAAAGATAATATTCGCATTAAACATGACATCACGCCTGCAAAATTTATACACAATTCTTATATTGAAGTCGCCAGAAATATTTTCCAAAATCCATTTCTATTTTATCATAAATGTAATAATTATGAATTAAAAAAAAATCAACGTGATGCAATAGATATTATTAAAAATAGTATTGAACAATCAGTTAGAAAATTATTACCAATGAATATAATTCTTCAAAATTATCTTGGCGGGACTTTTGAAAACCAATCAGATGATTTTAATAATCCAATTCCACATTCTGACTATAATAATTTGCGTAATATGTTGACTAAAGACCCAATCGAAAATAATACTTACCAATTAGTCAAAAATGAAGAAAATGATAATGAAAATAAAAATAATAACATTTTACCAAATATTAATATTGTTAAAAATATTGATGAAAATAATATTGGTGTTGAAATAACAGCCCCAAAAAATAATCATATAATTGAATCATCCGAACATTTTAAAAGTTTAAAAGAACTCGCAAAAAATAACATTTCACCCATCGAAAATAAAGCTAATAAAATTATGTTATCCAAAACTAAACAAGCTATTAAAGAAACTGAACATTCGACCGAACATAAATCCAAACGTAGTTCACATAGTCGTGTTATTGATATTAATGAACAAAAACAAAATAAAGAATCACTTAAAGAACCGTCAAATGAAATTATTAAACATCTTAACATATCACAAGAAGGGCGGGTTGTGAACGCAAATGAACAACAAGAACTTGTCGGCGGAAATAACAAATATGAAAATAAATCCAACGAAAATGATGAAGATGAATCTGCATCATATTATAAATTAATTGAAAATAATGAAGCAGTCGAAATTTATGATAACACTAAAAAAGGAAATCAAATCGGACATGAATCAATTGTAACATTATCTTCAAAAAAAATAAATTCAAGAGAAAAACAAACACAAAATGAAATTTTTAAACAACCATCATCAAGACTCCCAAAAAAAAAAGAATTAGAAAAAGAGAAAAAAGATGAAAAACCATTTATTGATTATGATGAACTGTTAAATGGAAATAGTTCAGTAAATATTAAATCAATTATGAATGATTTATCTAAAGATGACACAGAACCAAAAATTAATAATACTAATAAAAAAAAATATTTTAACAAGAATGGTAATTTATAAAAATATTTAGTCCTGTTATATTATAAATATAATGATTAATAAAATTGAACTTATTTCGATGTTAGTACTTTTTTGTATTATTTATTTAATAATTTTTGCAGATCACAAATTACATAAAAAATGTAAATGTGATGATTGTTATTTATCTTCAAATCGTGTTTCAATTAAAATACCATTACTTATTACTATATTTAGTTTTATTTTATATAAATTATCTAAACCATTATTAAAATCTTATGTTGACATTATTCCTGAAGCAAAACAAAATATTATAACAGAAATGGCTGATTTTTAATGCGTTATAATATTGCCTTATTTTTCTATACATCTGTAAATATATAATACAATTATGAATGTTAATATATTTGTCAAAGACGATAAATATGATTATATTAATCCTAAAATTGTTATGATCTCAAAACGTCATTCAGGGTTGTCTTGGATTAATCGAAATATTTTGTTTGAAATGCGTAATATTCCGTATGGTGTTGTTATTGTGCCGACTAATGAAATCGATCAATTTTAGAATGAGATTTGTTATAATAAACATGATTAGTTTTTAAATGCGTTTTAATATTATTTTATTTTTCTCAATGTTAATTAATATAAAATATATATGGATGTTGATGTCCCAGGGCAAACTTTAAAAATAGAAGAATTTAATATTGGTTCTCTTATTAAAGATGAAAAAGGTGAATATATTAATCCGCGTATCGTTATGATTGCTCCATCTGGTTCTGGTAAGTCTTGGATTGTTAGAAATATTTTGTTTGAAATGCGTGATATTCCTTGTGGTGTTATTATCGCACCAACCGATAAAATGAATCGTTTTTATGATGATTTTGTTCCTCCTTTATACATTCATCATGAATATAGACCACAAATTGTACCAAGTTTATTATCAAGACAACGTAAAATTCTTGAAAAAAATGAAGAAAGAGAAAAAAAACATAAAAAACCTATTGATCCTCGTTCATTTCTCGTTATGGATGATTGTATGGCTTCTAAAAATGAATGGATGAATGATCCTAAAATTTTGGAAATTATGAATCAAGGTCGTCATTTTAAACTTACTTATATTCTTACGATGCAGTATTGTCTTGGTATTCAACCAGAACTTAGAACCCAGTTTAATTTTGTTTTTCTTTTAGGTGATGATAATGCCGCATCAAGAAAAAAAATTTGGATGCACTGGGCGGGAGTTTTTCCAAAATTTGATTTATTCGAGAAAGTATTTTTACAATTAACGGAAAACTATGGTTGTATGGTTATTAATAATAGAATAAAATCATTAGACTTATCAAAAAAAGTATTTTGGTTTAAGGCAAAAAAAGTACCAGAATTTAAAATTGGTATTCCCAAATTTATTAAATTTAGTCAAGAACATTATGATAAAAATTATCAAAAAAAAGAAGAACTATTTGATGTTACAACTTATGGTGCTAAAAAATCTAAATCGAATGTTATAGTTAGAATGATGAAATAAATTTAAATAATCATTAAATTGATTGTGAAATGTGGTTAAAAATGAATAAATCACATGTTTATAAATTTATTGAAGTGTGAGAGTTTAATTTTAAATAAATTTAGCTCTAAATTCTCTTCCTATTAAACTTGTATTACGTCTATCTGTCAATCCAATACCTCTACTCATCATCCAAGGTGATGGTTTAGCAAACATTTTATTAAATATTTCTTCAATAGATACAGGTTCTTCTTGTTCATCTCTGAATGAACGTGGGACATATTTATATTCTACATGTGGTTTAGGACATTGTTTAAGTGTTGTTTGTTTAATTATTTGATATATTATTAATGCAACTAATATCAATATTATTGTTATCATTAATTTGTTAATATTCATTATAATATTTATTGTGTTACAAATTATTTTTATTTTTATGCTTATTAAACATCAAAATATTATTATTGATATAATATTTTAATGATCTAAATATGATAACGTGATGTTGTCTTTTGATTTATATTAGTTTATATTAATTTATTTCGATTTGCTTTGTTCAAGTTCCATTTCTTTAATTTTTTCTGCTAATTCGTCTTCTAATTTTCGCAAATTACTAATATTTTCATCAATTTCCTTCTTTTCTTTAGTAAGATTTTCTTTACTCGATTCAAGTTCTGTTTTCATTTCATTTAATTTTTCTAATTTATTTTTCTTATTTTTCTTTTTAATTTCCGATGGTACTGATGTTGATGTCGATGTTGGTGGAACTAATTTACCCATTGTTGGATATTCTATTATTTTTTCTTTATTTTCAGTTCTTGTTGGTTCTGCTGGTTCTTTTGATTCTTTTGATTCTTTTGATTCTTCTACTTCGGCTTCAACTTCAGCTATTTTACTATTAATATTTTCTTTCTTTCGTTTTGTTAAATCTTCCATTGCTTTCCTAACCATATCTTGTTTTCTTATTTCATGATATTCTTTTGCTTCATTTTGTTGTTCATCATAATTCTTCATTAATTTATTTAGATCTTTATTCATATATTCTGAATTTTTCGCTTTAGTTGGATCATCTTCAAATGGACACCATTTACCGACCTCACCGATATATATATTATGATATGGATCACATTTTTGTAAAAATTCACATCGTTTTTGTGCTTCTTCATATGTCGCATATGATCCCCTAACTTTAATTCCATTTACAGTCAAATTATTTTTTCCATTTCCTTTTTTATTTATTTCTTCTAATTTCTTTTCACTTAATGATGTTGGTTTAATTATTGATATACAAACAAATTTCTGATCTGGAATAACTGAATCTTCAGTTAAATAATCTATTTCAACTTCTTTTTTTTGTTTTGGTTCTAATTTTGGTTTTGGTTTTAGTTCTGGGTTTGGTTCAGCTGTTGGTGTCGGAGTTTGGGTTAGGGTTGGTGTTGATATTGGGTCACATGCTGATCCTTTTTCAGTTTCTTGTTTTTTTTCTTCTTTTGGGACGATTTGTAATTCGGATTTGATTGGAACTTCCATATAATTAATATTAATATTAAATTTGTTATCTCTCTAAATTGTTTTATCATCCATCATATATAAAATCATCTTATTCAATAATTAAATAATAATAATTATCATTTAATTGCAATGACAAAATACTGTGCACATTTCCAATATATAATATAAATTAGTTAAAAGTGATTTGTGAATGCTTATGAAAACAAATGTTAACGAAAATTATATATAATATAACAAAACATTGCCATGATACCATCCTATTATTTATTTGATAAAAAATTTAAACAATTTGACTATGTTAGATTTAGGTCAAAACAAACATATAACAGTTAAAATGATTAAGAAATTAATTCATGAGAAAAATAATTATGAGTTTAATGCATAATAATTATTTGAAACATAAAATAAATTAAGAGTTTAATTCTTCGAGTTTTTTTATTAACTCATTAAATTTTTCTTTGACAGACATACTTTTTGTTTCTTTTGTTGACCATGTTCGACGTCCTTCTCGTTCGATTAGTTTAGGATGTCTATCAATAATAAATTTACATCCTCGTTTTTCACTTGCTTTTTGGAAATGGCAATATTTTGGGACATCTTCAGGATTAATTCCATACTCAAGTAATACAAGTAGATTATCTGATTTTCTTCCAGTAGCTTTAATTTTTTTTAATATTTCTAACTGTTCTAATTCTGTTTTTTGATTTTTTTCTGTTGTTTCCATTTTATTATCAACATTTTTTAATTCTTCTTTACTTACAATTATCGAATCTATTTTTGGTTCTATAATTGGTTCAATATTCGGTTCTGTTGTTGGTTTTAGTTTTTTTACTTTATGCGTAATTGGTTTAAAATCTTCTTGATTTTCAATTATTGGATCTGTTAGTTCTGTTATTGGTTTTTTATCAGTCTTTTTTACTTTGCGTAAAACTGGTTGTAAATCTTCTTGATTTTCAATTATTGGATTTGTCTGTTCTGTTATTGATTCAATAATTGGTTTAGTTATCGGTTCATTATTTTTTTTAATAATATTTAAATCGGTTATTTCAGATTTAAATTTTTGAATATTTGCATTGACAACTTCAATCGGATAATGACTTAATTTTAAAATTTCGTTGTATTCATAAGTCAATTGTCCTCTTTTTTCTTCTGTTGTGTTATCAATAATTATATCTTTAAGTTCTGGATATTTTTTTTTAAGATATAACAACTGATCTATTGTTTCTTGTAATTTTAATTTTAAGGTGGATTTTTTTGATTTGGTCGATCTCCATACATATTTACTATTGTTATAATACTTGTGTTTAATATTATTTTCATTAGTTAAAGCAGAAACTCCTCTAATTTCAATATAGAAAAAATCACCATGTCCATCATTTGGACCTCCATAATAAATATTTTTTGGAAATTGATCAACTGTTATACCACAATCTGGTGGTAATTCTGTTGTTCGTTCTCGACGTTTTTGATTAAAATTTTGTGCTGATTGTGAACTAACTTCTCTTAAATTTGATTTACGATTATCTGTACCTATTCTATTAATATGATCGATTGTTTGTTGTTGTCCTTTCCCTTCGAATGTTAATTTATTCATTATAAAATTATGAAGATACAAATCTTTCTGAACATCTTCAACATAATAATTACATGAAACGTATCCACCTTCTGATCTATAACACCATCCTTTGTTTAATATTTTAAGTTTATCATCACCATCAACAATAAACATTTTATATTCATCATTAAATGGTATACAACAAACAACATAATGTTTATCATTATATATCACATCTTCATGATTGATTTCTTTTGTTGTAACTGTTTTCGTAACACGTTTAACTAATTCTGTTACTTGTTTATGTCTGTTTATAAATCTTGGAATAGTATTTTCGACTGGTCGATTTGCTTGTTCTAAATGTTGCATTGTTAATATATACATAAATATATTGACAATTCTTTAAATTAGTTTAAATTTCAATTTTTTATTTATCCTTCTTAATTGCTATAGGCAAGCCCGCCCATACCACTCATGATTCTTAAAACATTGTAGTTCGTTGCGAAGATATCAATGTTTGAATCTTCTGCAAGATAATTGCTCTTGAAATCATTATCTGATGCATAACGACCAAAAGTAAGATTAAGCGTAGCATTATCGATACGGGACATGTTGCAAGTGCCAGATGGTTGATGTTCTTCTGGATTAAGAGCAAATGAATAAACATTAATACCATCAGCTGGAGTATTAGAGTGATGTTGATATGGTTGAACATAATTGAAATAACTTCCATCACGTTCAGAGAATCTATCGTGACCATTTAATTGGAGTAACACTCTGAATATTGGATTTCCGCTCTTATTGATATAAACACCATAATTATCTCGTTGTCTTAAAACAATATCAAATTTCGAATCACCATCAGTACCAGCTGCAACTCCACCAGTAATAACAGCAGGATTACGAGCAAATGCGACAGTAGTAGTATGTGCAGTAGTAGTATAAATAACAAGATTTTCAACAGTCATTGATATTTCTTCTAAGGTTAACAAATCACCAAGAATAGTTATATTATCCATATCCGGTTCATCATTTATTGCTATTGGATTAATACGAGTAAACACATTTGTAAAAGTACCACTATATGCAACCACTTTATCATCAGTTAATGCCAATTTACCAGCAGATGCTCCTGATGCTACATAAGTTGCGAGAGCTAAAACTAATCTCTTCGTAGCAATGATTCTAGTTTTTTCAATATCTTTTGCATCATATGCTAAGAATGTATTACCAGAAGTATAGCGACCGAGTCTTAAAGCCCAAACTAATTCTTTGCATGGGTGATTGAAATTGAGTCTGAATTTCTGAGATAACGAATTAACAGATTCAGAACCAGTGAATTGTAATTGTTCAATAAGATATTCATGTTGAGCTTGAGCAAATCTCTTACGTTCTTCAGTATCAAGATAAACATAATCAACAAATAATGATGCAGTATTGAAAGTTAATTCAGCAAGATCAGTATCAGTAACATTAGCATTATGATTGACACAAGTATTTAATTGTGAGAATTCAAAGTTAAGTTTAACTTCATGATATTGTAAAGCAATAAGTGGAATTGCTAATCCATCATTACGATTATTGAAGAATTTAAGTGGAATATATAATATTGCATCACCATGTGATTGTGCTAAAGTAGTTAATTCAGTAGTGTTTCCAATCATAACATCATATCCACGATCATGTGCAAAGTTACGAGCAAGTTCGTACCAAATATTTAACCAGTTACCATATTGTTTGTCAATACGAGTACCACCGATTTCAAGTTCGACATTATCAATCAAACTATGACCGACACGGCTAATCCATGCCCATGTCTTATTACTACTATCAAGAGTTAAACCGCTAAGAATAACTCGGAGATACATTTTAGTGATCAAATCACCATTTCTACTAATTTGGCAGGTAACTCTACGCCCAAAATTAGCAGCACCATTAAATACTTGCTCAATATTTTCTATAGCGAAGTTTGTGTGGCGTCTGTATACGACCTTAAAAACGCTTTACCCAATGATTTCTCATCAGGGCTAGACTATACCTTAAGCCAAATAATATTATTAATAATTATTCGACCCACTACCATCTAGTCGTTGAACAGCATTCATATTATAAAGAATTTAGATCATTAAGATATTGTAATGCAATATCATATTTTTCATTTAGTGTCAATTTTTTGCTTGTAAACCATTTTTTTTTGCCTTTTGGATGATTAATAATACCATAACCTTCAGATTGATAAACTTCTGGTCTTGCTTTAATATGTACCATATACATAGGCAAATCATCATTTTTATGTGCTTTACTTAAGTTAAGTTTATGATCAAGTTTTAAATGTTTTCCATAAAAATGATGTTTTTCACCTTGTTTAGATAAACTAATTTTCTTTTTTGTTTCATCATTCCTTGGTTTTCCAAAATTAGGATTTTTATTACCTAATTTTGATTGTCTCATTTTTTCTCTTGATTCAGCACAATGCTTTTTTCCTTTCGATCCACCTGTTTGTATATTATATCCATTCGGGTATAACGAATTATATTTAATGATGTTTTCTTGTTCTAATTCATTTAACAAGTCATCAGTTGTTATCATTATAACTGATACATCAAAATTTTTAGGCGAATATTTTTGAATTGCATTTCTCAAAGCAATACATTCATCATTTGGTTTACAATGTTCAGACCATCTTTTTTCTAATGTTCTGATTGTTTGACCGACATAACATTTTCCATCAATTTTATTTTTAATTAAATAAATTATCCCCATATAATATATATCAATAGTTATGTCTTTATACTAATTTTATTCTTTATAATTTAGAACTTGGCTGCTGATTGCCCATTCAAGATCATATATATGATCTTAATTTTTTATATTTTTACCATACCCAAGTTTTTACTCTTGGCCACTTAAATGTTTCCATTTAAATTTGGTAATAAAAATTTTAGGGGTTTCCAGCATTTTGATAGTGTAGCTGATAAAATATTATTTTATCAACTAGCATCTGTTGTATCACAATATATTGTGATGTGGAAAACTAAACGGGTTTCTCTAACTTATCCACCTTAGTTAGAGCGTGATGCTTTTCTACCCTTTATTCAAAGGTTATTTGTGGGTTACCGGTCAAGTAAACATCTTGTGCGCCATAAGCGACTAATTGCATTAAACCTCCTCCCATGTTTTTTATATATTATATAAAAAGAAAAAAATTTTTTCTAAAAACGCAAAACTATAAATTATTTTTTTTTTATTTGATATTTTTAATCATTTTATTTATTTGATCGATGTTTTAGATTATTTATTTAAATAATTAGTTAACGTATTCAACTATCATCATACAATTTAATATTAATAATCGAACGACACAACATTATAATTATTTTTAATAATCAAAAATTATGTCACCAAAAGATATTTTGTATAAAGTAATATATAGTAATATTATTGAAAATAAACAAACTAATCTTATAATCATTTATTAATCAATAATAAATATTAATTTTTTACTTAATCTGTATTTTAGATTATTTAAATAAATAATTAGTCTATATCTATTATATCTATCATCCTACTGGTTAATGTTAACATTCGAACAAGACAATAATATAACACATCAAAAAGTTTCTAGTTGTCATAATCCTTTTCGTGATAAGCGCACTAAATATTCCACATATATTAGCAGTAATAAAAATAATGTAAATACAACATTAGATACTAAACATCATGAAAAATTGATTGAATTTGTAAGTCAACACGATTCTTTGGCTAAAAAAAAAAAACTTTATAAAAAAATAAAAAAAGAATATGATGACATCAATAAAATACCTTTGAATACTTTGACCAATAGTATAATTGACAAAAAAGCACAACTTAAAAATGATCTCGAAAATATGGAAATTGAACTTAATCAATTATTAAATAGATCACAAGAACTAGATTATTATGATAATACATTGGATATTTTATTTGAATATTACAACAATTCAAAACAAAAACCTTGTAATGAGCAAACCATTATTAACATTAATGATCTATTTAAAAAAAAAGATATCATTAATTTAAATACAGATAGATCTAAACTTTATGAAAAATATATGAAAATAGTTCATAATGTTGCTGTTCATAAATCAAAAAATGTGCACTCAATTTCTCTTTGTCCAAAATGTAAAATAGAAAAAACTATTTACGCTAACGATGGTTATTTAATTTGTACTCAATGTGGTGATTCTGAACCTATTCAGCTCGAATCTGATAAACCTAATTATAAAGACTCAATAATAGAATCAAAAGCTTGTGCTTATAAACGCGGTAATCATCTTTCAGAAATATTAAATCAATTCCAAGCTAAAGAATCAACCGAAATTGAACAAGAAGTTTACGATAAAATTAAAGAAGAACTTAAAATACAAAGAATATATGATTACAAAATTTTAGATGATAAATTTATGAAAAAAATTTTGAAAAAACTCAAACTTAATAAATTTTATGAACATACACATCATATTATTAATAATTTAAATGGTATTCCTCCTCCGACAATGACAAGAGAACAAGAAGAAAATATAAAACGAATGTTTAAAGAAATCCAAAAGCCATTTGCTATGTATAGACCTAAAAAACGTAAAAATTTTTTAAATTATAATTATATCATTCATAAAATATGTGAATTATTAGAATATGATGAATTTTTACCACATTTTCCTTTATTAAAGTCTCGTGTTAATTTAGAAGATCAAGATATTGTTTGGGAAAAAATTTGTAAACTTAAAAATTACCAATTTATTCCATCAATTTAAAATTTAATATAATCTCAAAATATTACATAAATATAAAAAAATAAAAATTTGAATTTTTATTTTTTTATATGTTAGTTGTAATTATTTATAAACATAACACACATAATGTCTAACAAAAAAACATATATTTAAACACGTAATGATTACATGTTAGAACGATTAAAACAAATTCAAGGTAAAGATTTAGATACAATTAAAGAAGAACTTAATCATCTAAGAATATATGATTATACAAAAATTAGTAATATGTGTATGAAAAAAATTTTAAAAAAACTTGATTTTAATAAATATTATGAACATACTCAATATATTAATAATCAATTAATAAACTTAACACAACAATTATAAATAAAATAACAAGTTTTTAATTTATTATTAAAAAATAAATTATTTATACATTTGTCATTATGTATATTATATATTTTATTGATTATATGTTATTCGAAAATAATGAAAATAATAATTTTGACAATAATGAAAATGATGATGAGCAATCTGAAAAAATAGAAAATTCAAATAATACAGAAAAAACAAAATATTCAAGAATTAAATCAAGAAAAGCATTGAAAACTGAAAATAAACTCAAACAACTTAAACAAGAAAAAAATGGAAACAATTTAGAAGAAAATGATAATTTAGACGAAAATTTATTTGATACAAATATATTTTATAAAATAAATATCCGAATTGCTAAACGTAATTCAAGAAAACATATTACGACAATCGAAAATATACCTATTAATAAATTTAATAACGAAGAAAAAACAGAAAAATTTTTAGTAAAATTACGCAATGCTATTTCATCAAGAGCAACATTAAAAAATAAAACGACAGAACCTATTATTGAAGTATCAGGGAATAAAATTGATAATATGATACCAATAATATGTGATTTTTGTCAATGTAAAATTGCAGATGTAATTATACATGGTGCCATATAATTTTAAATTTTTTCCTTAAATATAATAATCGGTCGATAAATATCAAGTAATGTTTGAACAATAATAGCAGTTGAACAAATCATAATTATTTCAGAATAAGGTATTTTACCAACAGGTAAATATTTTACGACAAAATATAAGCTTAGGAACAAAATTAATGCTCTGATTATTTTAATTAAAAAAATATTATTAAGCATGTATTATATATGTTTAATAATAAAAAAATAATTGTCATTTATTATTAATTATTATGGCAGGTGGTTTAATACAAATTGCATCATATGGTATACATGATGTTTTTTTAATAGGTAATCCACAAATTACTTTTTTTAGAACTGTTTATAAAAAACATACTAATTTTTCAATGGAATACATTGAAGAATCATTAAATGGGACACAAAATTTTGGAAATTATTTAAGTTGTAATTTATCTAAATCTGGTGATTTGATTAATCGATTATATTTAAAAATTGTGCTTCCAAAAATTGCTATTGAAAAAGCTATTTATAGTGATATTATTGAAAATAATCAAACTAATTATGATGAGTTATATTTTAAATATAATATAATACAAAATTTTTTTAACATCGTTAATTACAACATAATTCAACAGCTGAAAATTATGTTAAATATCAGTAACTTAACTTATACTGAAATTAAAACGAGATATAATTTATTAAAAACAAAAATGAATTATAATTATGAAATTAATAAACTTAATGACATAATTATTAACTTTGATAGAACATTTAAATTATTATTAAATAATCAAATTAATAATGATATTCATGATAACACAATTATTATTGATTATAATACAACCATCAAACATTATGTTGATTTTGATAATTATTTTAATATTTATATTGTCGATGTACCAGATGTTGTCAATGATCTTAATAATTTATTAAATAATTTCACATCACAAATAAATATATTAAAACAACATATTTATGAAATGTTGTTATTAAATGAAAAAATTAATAAAAAAAATACAAGATCAAATATCAATTTTGCTTGGGTTGATTTTTTAGGTAATCAAATTATAAATAAAGTTGAAATTATGATTGGGGGAAAAGTTATCGATTTTACTGATGCTGTAAAATTAAATATAAATTATCAATTAACAAATAAAATTATGCATGACACTACTTATTCAAAATTAATAGGTAATATTCAAGAATTGACTACTTTCAATGACAATATTAAACCTAGTTATATCATGTATATTCCATTTGATTTTTGGTTTAATAAATATACTGGTTTATCATTACCTTTGATTTATTTACGTTTTCATGATGTTAAAGTAAATATATGGTTAAATGACACAGCAAATTGTTGTTATTATGAAAAATTAAAAGATAAGTTTGTTATTGAAGATTTGGTGCATTTAGAATCAGTATCATTAATTTGTAATTATGTATATTTGGACACTGAAGAAAGATCTAAATTTGCTCAAATGAGTCAAGAATATTTAATAAATCAAACACAAATTTTAAAAATACCAAATATCAATACAATTAAACAAGATGTCGAATTAACATTTTTTCACCCTATTAAACAATTATTTTGGGTTGTAAGAGATTATGAAAATATTATTAGACTTAAATATTTTGATTATTCAACTTCAAATTATATTGATATTTATGAATTTATTAATGATACTGATGAATATAGTCATGGTTTATATAAAGCAAATACTCGAAGAATGGTTAAAGTTAGAACTGTTGACAAAAAAATTAGTGAATATTTAAATATTGGTGACCAAATTAACATATTAAATAGTTTATACTATTGTGGAACATATACAATAATTAATATTAATAATGAAGATGTATATATTGAGTTTGACAATTTTGTTCAAGAAAATTATAAATATAATTATAACACCGATTATACTAAAACATCATCTTATACTCCGAATAGTCAAGCTTTTGTACAAAAAATTAATAACAATAATCCAATTAAATTATCTTCATTAAATCTTCAAGGTGTATCACTTTTTAATAAAATTGACGGATTGTATACAAATATGGTTCAAGCATATCAACATAATTCTAAATCTCCAAATTATGGATTAAATTCTTATTCATTTGCTATAAATCCAGAAGATTATCAACCATCTGGAACATGTAATTTTAATAGAATAGATCTAAAAACAATGACATTTATATTTGATGATACATATATAAATAATAGTAATGGGAAAAAAATAGAACTGGCAATTTATACGCATAATTATAATGTATTAAAATTTGCGTATGGCAAAGCTGGTTTAGTATTAAATATTTAATTTATGAATAAATTAGTTAATTTTTATTCATAAAAATATCTTAAAGGTCAATTTATAATATTATATTAACTCATTATAAGAATATGACCGGAGGATTATTACAATTAATAAGTTTTGGCACACAAGATAAATATTTGATCGAAAATCCTGATATAACTTTTTTTAAAACTGTCTTTCGTAGATATAATAATTTCTCGATCGATACTTTGACTTCAATTCATCAAATAAAATATGGAACAGATAATATTATACCTATCCCAAATACTGGTGAATTACTTTTTAAACTTTTCGTTAAATTAGAACTACCAGAATTAATCGCTGAATATAATAGTTCTATCGATAGTGAGTTATTAAATTTTATTTTAGATGATTTTTATGACTATACAATTGATATCTATAACAAAAACATGTCCATATTTTTTAACTTAACTGAACTAACAAGAACTTGGATACAAATATTAAAAACAGATAAACCGACTATTGAATTTTTAACTTATTTTGATCCGATAACATCTGATGGTAATAATAATTTAAAAAAAATATATAACATATTCGAATCAAGTAATTTAATGTATTTGGATGTTAATCCAAATAATAGCAAACAAATAACAAAATCATTATATTATAATTCGCGTAATATATTCAATAATAATAAAAATAAATTCGACGGTAATAATAGTCTTGGATATAATTTTATTAACTTGAACTTATTTAATGAAAATAATTATTATTCAAATACAAATGAGACATATTTAATAAACTATTATAAGCTTCTTAATGCTATGAATAATACTATTTATACCGACAAACTTAACGAAAATTTAATTAGTAAAAACCTTATTAATTATAATACAAAAACTATTTTTCATTCTAAGGATATCAAATTATATTCTTCATCTGATTATTTTGATAATATTAAAAATCAAGTACTTTTTGATACAATGCCTATCGAATTTTTTAGACAAAATTATATGTTAAATAATTTTAATTATCAACATATAAATGATAATATGATTGACCTTAAAGTATCAGGAAAAATTGCGTGTTTTGATAATAATTTAATTGATATACCTCAATATATTGTGTTTGTTGATAAAACTGACCAGACAAATATTGTTCCAATAATGATAACAAAAATTAACAAATTTAAACCAACAACTGAAATAATCGATTCTAATATATATTTTGATTATGTTGGCTACATTGTTAATTTAAATTATACCAACAATATTATCACTTTCACAAATTCTTCAAACCAACTAAATAATTTTAACAAATATCTTATCGTCAATATTGTTTCAAAAAATATATATGACGACAAATTTAGAATATTAAAATTTCCTATATCAGTATCAAGTTGTACGATTACAAAATCAACTAATAATTTAAATTATACATATGAATTCACAATTGACTATAAATTTAATAATTCTGAAAATGATAAATTACATACTTTTGTTAATATGTTAAGTTCTGCTAATTATTTGACTTATGTAATTAATGATGTAAGTAATGAAGAATATAAAAATCCGAACAATGATAACATATTTAATTTACAACCGATTGCGTTTTTAAGTTTTGACCAATATAATAATAATACATCAACATTAACTTGTATTAATTCAACGAAACCATTTAATATTAAAAATTTAACAATATTAAGTCCATATATTCCGTTGATAACTGAATCAGGTACATTTTTTAATACATTTAATAAAAAAACCGATTTTATAACACAGGTTGAATATTTACAAAGTATAAATAAAAATATAAATACTGCATTTGATACTACAATTCAAAATCCTATGTATATATTTAATGTGTTAAATCAATTTTTTAACTTATCAACATTAACTTTAAAAAACACAATCAATATGTTAGACTATAATTTAAATTTAGATATCGAACAAAATAAAAATCAACTATCTTCATATGCCGCGTCATTGGGATTAAATTTATCTGACAATATTATTTCTGTCAAAATTAAAAATAATTTTAGTGATTATATAACATCTATTAATAATTCTTATCAAAATATTTATAAGAATAAAAATAATAATGATATTTTTAAATTAATCGTAAAATTATCAGTCATTAAAAATATTTATAAAACTTATTCAAACGTTAAAGATTTATCTTTTGTTAATTCATTTGATGTTTCGTCTATATTTTTAATTATTTTTAATAATACGAATTTTCCAAACATAATTAAATATAATGATATCGAATTAAAATTAATTCAAATTATTCAGCCAGAAAATAAAATTATTGTTGACCCAATACCTGATAAAAATTTATTGAAACTTAAATTATTTCCATTCACACAATCATCACAATTATCATCAATTCCATATAATTTATTATTTGACACTATGAATTTAAATTATATAGTTCCTTACAATAATTTAGTTTGTTATAAAACAATTTCGTTTGGTTCTGATGTTTATAACATAAATTATTATTATAAAATATATCATGTAATAAACACAAACAATAATTATTCAGAAATTTATGCTGATACAAGTATTCAAATTTATAAAAATAATATTGAAATGTCAAATACTGAAATTGAACATTCAATGATTATTAATCAATTTAAATCATTTATCCCAACATCAAAAGATACGCGCTATGAATTACAAGGATTAAATGATTCAGAAATACGATTTGTTTTATATTACACCGATGATTATCCTAATATTATTGGCGAAAAATTAAACTATAATGTATACACCAAAAAATATTATATTTCTAAACAATTAACTAATTCGTCACTCGAAAATATTTGGATGATACGTCAGAATATTAGTAATATTGATGAAATAGTTTCGTTCAACTATTATATTTATAATGGTTTCGCCAATGATTCACGTAATATAAGTGTAATTGATAATTCTGATTATATTTCAAACAGTATATTTGTGCATGACATATTTGTTTTATCATTATATGATATTTATAATAAAATATTTAATAAAAACAACACAAATATATTCAACATAATCAACTTATTAATTCAAGATTTTGGTTATATATTTGTTAGTGCTTTTAAAGATCCATCTATGTATTATGATAAAAATAAGTTAAAACTTGAGATGTACAATAATGACATAATTTCTTTAGAAAAATTAGCAGACTATAAAGCTGATAATGAATATAATACATATAAAACTGATACTACTTATAATTTATTTAATATCATATCAAATAGTTTTACATTAAATTCTAAAATGATATATAACACAATTAATGAATTTCCGAAACGAATTGACTCACATGTGTTAAATTATATTAACTCAAAATTATATTTAAATGAAAATTATTTAAGAAACATTATTACACCAATTTTAATAAATAACAGTGAAACATATATAACTACCGATAAAATTATTGAATTAATAAATAATATATATACTGTCGAAAATATTTATTATATTATTAACACATTAGGGCAAATCGAAAAAAACAACATATATCCTACACCAATTTATACTAATAATGATTTAAATCCAATTAATTTGTTGAATGTTCCGATCAAAAATACAATATATGATAACATACCACTTTATGTTAATAATTCTGATCAAAATAAAAACATATTAATCACAAATTTAAATATTGTTAAATCAAATATATCATCAGCAAATGACGAATCATATTTTGATATCGATACAATATTAATTAATTATATTGTCGATAAAAATTATCTACTTAATAACGAACTGAATAATTTAATAAATAACTGTGTAAAATCATATTATCAAATATATCTTAAACGTTCATCGGTATTGGATAATGCTATAAATCCAGATATATCTACTTCATCAAAAAATAATATTATAACTTTATTTTGTAATAATATCACCAATTTTACAAATAATGATGAAGTAATAGCGTCACTTAATATTTTAATCAATAGTAAAATAATTACCAACGAAATTAAACAAAATATTATTAATGATGTTGTCAATGTTACATCTATGGATAATATTTATAGTTTGCCCGCAGATCCAATAATATCGGATGGATATTTACGTAAAAATGCGTTAAGTTTATATCGGTCATCATTAATAAATCCACAACTTATATTTTTAAACATAATATCACAAATATCATTTAATACGTTGATAAAAAATAAAGATAATATAAATGAAAATTATTCTGACATAACAATATCATTAAAAAATTATATATTACAAAATAACACACTAACTTATCAATCAATTTTTGATATTATAAATAATTATGTTAAAACTTATTTTTTTCTTTATTTTAATAAAATTGATAATTCGATTGCTGATATTGTGATAAATAGATTTAATCAATATGTCACAGATTACACAGACAAAAATATTATAATCAATGAGTTAGATAATTTAATAAACAATCAAATCATTGATGAAAATTACAAAAATAATATAATGTCCAATATTTTGAATGTTAATGACTATAACGATATATCAAGTATTTCATCCGAAGGACAATATGATAAAATTAAATCATTAAGTTTTTTTAGAGGAAATGTATATTTGCAATGGTTTATATCAGCTTTTGGAGGAAAAGACGTGATATTAAATAATATTATTATTAACAAATCGACATTTAATAATACAGCAGCCCAATGTCTAAATAAACGAATTATATATAATGTTGGTAATATTAGTAATAAATCAATTTTGCTCGATAACTTAAATAATTTTAAAACATATTTAAGCTCAACAAATGAATCATACTTTAACATCGATAATAATATAATTAATCTTATTAGTACAGGCATATACACAACTAAATTATTTTATGATGATCTGTTTGATATAATTAATAATTGTATTAAATTATATATCCAAATATATTTAACTCGTTCGACAGTTCTAAATGATTATTCAAATCCTCAAAATATAATTGATACATTTTGTCAACAAATTATAAATTATAATAACACAGAAATTGTTACATCGTTAAGTTACTTAGTTACGAATAATTATATCACCGAAAATACAAAAAATATAATTATATCACAAATAATTAATGTTAATGAATCGACAGTTTATCAATTACCAATCAATCCATTAAATAATTCTGATATATATTTAAGAGAGAACGCAATAAGTTATTTTAGAGCGAATATATTGTTAAACACATATGTTACGACATTAACAACATTTACTGAACAAAAATATAATATTGTAACATCAAATTTGTTATCTGATTTTGTGTTTGGATTGAATAATCAAATTTCAATTTTAAGCATTAACGAATATATAAATAATTTTACTTATAAATCGATTATGAAAAATATAACTACAAATGACATAATAAATAATTTACATATTTTTAATTTTGAAAATGATGTTAATGTTTTGAATGGACAAATTATTAAACTTATATACACCAAAACCAATAATTTTGTATATGATTTCGTATATATCACAAATTCATCTCAAACAGTTATTAATGATATTGATATTTTATGCGGTGACCAAACAAGATTCATAAAAGATTTGAATAGTACGAATATTATGAGCACAAATAGTAAATACATATACGACATAATATTATTAGTAAATTTGGCTATCGAAAAAAAAAATTATAATCTCGTATTTACTAGAAACGTATGCAGATCAATTATTTATATTTGTAATAGTTATGCTATTGAATCTATACAAGAAATAATCATCAAACTAAAAGATCAAATAGTTCCTTACGGTGTTGAAAATATCGATTTCAATTTTATTTATAATATATCACATACACCAATGATATTATTATTTAATACGACTGATGATATATCAACTAATATTTATATTGGAAAAAATATTATAGACCTTTATTATAAAAGTCTATCAATAAATGTGTATGCGACATTATTTACGGCAAATCTTAAAAAATTTGTAATTGACTTATTTAATAACACATCTAATAATAATTTAAGACGATCTGCTATATTAAGAAATGTATTAGATAAAATAATTAATTATCAATTAATAGTTTCATTTGATTTTATATCCGAACTTAATAATACGACATTGTACTCAACTTATCCAGAGAAGATTCAACAAATAAAAAATTTATATGAAAAAGATAATGAAATAATATTTACGATTGACTTAGAAAGGTATATTATTGATTTATGTAATAAAAATACAACAGATGATATTGATTCGACTATTGCAATTATTAGTAATATATTACCGACAGAATTAATAAACACGAATATTATATTACTAAAATCATATAAAACATGTGATAAAATTATTTATATCAAAAACTTAGATTATTATGATCGAATATTTTATTTATACAATTATATAATTTCTGTAATGTATAATAATGATATTGATTTTATTTACTCGTATGACAAAAGTATAACATATAATAAATATACGATATTTTTTAACGAAAATGTAAATACATTTGATATTTCTCTTGAACATATAGGACCTACATTAAAATGTAATTTTAATGTAAATGATGTTGATGGTAAAAAATATTATAAATCAGATTATTATATTTCAATTACTTTGTATAACATACATTCATTGTTAAATTATTTCAGTAAAATATATGGTGACCAAATTAATATGACTGGTATTTTTCCAGAAAATACATTTGGTTATATTTTTAGTAATTATTTTAATAAATCATCATTTAGTTCAATTTGTGGTTTAATTGATTATGCTGTTAATCATTTAAATATTACCGATCAAACAAAATATACAATTATTAACACAAATCTTATTACCAAATCATTATATCAATGTTTGAAATATTTTATTTATATTCTAACCAATATCGCCAGTACATATTATTTTTGTTCTCTTTTTGATGGATGTACTAGTATTGTTGATGATAAAAATTATTTACTAAAAATGTCTGATTATATTGATCCGAAATATCAAGTAATTAAATTACCAGACGCGTATAGTTATTTAACTGATAAAACAACAGATCAAATATCAAGCCAGCAATTAAGAAATTATTTGATTGGGGTGTTAGAAAATAATGCTAATAGTTCAACATATAATAATTTTTTAAATTTTATTGATGATCAATATATCGCATATGTTAAATTATATGGTAGCTTAAGTGATATTGATGATATTGGGACAAATGTACAATCATATGTTGATACATATTTAAATTCGACATCAACAAACATTATAGCAGAATTAGCGAATACAAATTACTTAAATAAAACACAATTAATCACATATCCAATAAGTTTAACAAAATTCAAGGTGCCGTACACATATCATAAAATTCAGAATAATGGTCGGATATTAGATTTATTCACAAATATTATTCAATACTTTGAGACAAATTACACAACATTCAAAAATAAAAAAACAGATATTGATTTTATTTATAACAATTCAAATACAGAAAAATATTTTTCTGACATTAATAGTTCGTATAATTATATATTGAATTTTAATAATCCGTCAGAATATATAAAATCAATACTTCAATCAACATATACAAAATATAAAATCAATGATGCGAATACATTAAATATTAATTTAATGAATCAATTAAATTCACAAATATCAAATATCAATATTTTAAATGAAACATATAAGAGATCTTTTATTGAATCGAATTTAAATCAAATTATTGATTTATATAATTTTAATTTTTATTATAATAAAATAAATGAAAATGATAGTAAATATGACAGACAAATTCTTGAATCAGATTTGTCAAATATATTAAATAATAAAAAAGGAACAATAAATAATGGGAATAAATTTATTTTATTTGACATTCCAGATTTAAATTCTATCATAATCAATGATTATGTGGGAACATTTTTTATGTCTGAATTAATGAATAAAAATTATATGGGCGAAGATATTAGTAATAAAAACATAACTTTATTTACAATGCAAAATATTAGTGTGTCGAAAAAAATAATTGATTGTATAAATGTTTTCAATAATTTGTTAGTTGATGAAAAAATCAATATAATTCAAACATATAATGATATTCCAATTTTAAATGGATATTTATTATATCTATACAATAATAATGTCAGTGATATTACAGCATTAAATAGTTCGTTATTAAATCATCCGATAGGAAACATAATATATCAATATTATCAGATAATAATGACAAAAAATGAATACGATTTAATTTTTAACCCAACAGAAATACAATATAATTTTGATACGGGTTCAATCGGTATATTAATTTTTGATTATTTAAAAAATATTAGATATTCTGTTGAACAAATAATAAATGGTGAAGTTGAAAAAGATAAAAAAAATTTAAATAAAAATAGTTCGATATATTATTTTAATCTTTATAGAAAAACTGATTTACCTAATGAATATGTATATATATTTAATGAACATAATCATGAAATTGAGAAAATAGATTTAAAACATAATATAGACAAAATTTTTGAATATGATTATAACAATATTTCAAATTATGGTAAAAATAATAAAATAATACAAAAAAATATTGATGTTTTCAAATATGTTAGTTCATGTGAATTAGATTATCATGTAATAGATGAATATATACCAAATATTTTGGAAAATTCTGATTATTTTTTCATTAATTCTATAATCCATTACGCAAATTTATATACATATATTCAAGCTGGTCATTCAATTATAGGTTTGTCACAACAAATAAATAATTCAATCAATATTAACGTAACATCAAATATGTTTGAGCCAATAATATTTTTTAACTATTTAAATTATGAATATTATTTACAACCGAATAATTTTTTGAACTTAAATTTATTTTCAGAAAAAATTTGTAATAAATATCCATTAAAAGCACTAAATTATTTAGCAAATCTAACGATAACTTTTTATAACAAATTTGATGATTTTATAATTGAAAAACAAAAAACTGAAATTATAAATGCGATTTATGATATGTATTGTGATATGTTTAATATTGACAAACAAACAACAGAACTTTTAGTCGGTTATATTAAACATATTGAATATAATTTTCCATCAAAACAAATTAATATTGGTGTTACAATAGAAAATAAAATAAAAGAAAAATATTCGAACTATGAAGAAGCAGTAATAGATTTAAAATTAGACATTCCAGAAAAAAATATAATTTTATATCCAACATCAAATATTCCAATATATATTTTAAATAATGATGAATATACAACTTATGATCATGATACATATTTATTTAATTTCGCAGCACAAGCTAATTTTATTGATTATATGTTCAGAAACACAAATACACATGTCAAAGATTATGCAGCAAATTTAATTATTGCTGTTTGGAATTATAATAAAAGAATTAAATTATCAAAATATCCAATTTTACATTTAATGAAATTTATTTATGACAATTTTGATACATTACATGGATATAATTTATATAGTGAATTATTAGCACGCATTAAATATTTAAACGAACATAGTCAAAATAATTCGATGGAAGTATATAATGAAATATCAACATATGTCAATATATTTATAGCCAGTTCAATTACCACGCAATATATTAAAATCGAAAAAACGGAAGAAGAAATTAATACATATTTTTATGATAGTTTACATGATGATCAACAAAAAAAATCATATAATGTGAGTTCACTAATATTAAGTTTATCAAACGAACAACAAAATCAAAATAATAATTTCGATACGATTACGATTAATGATACTTTGCTGAATAACACACATTGTCTAATTAAAATAAATAAATCAGATGAAAATATATCAAAATTATATCCAGTTACAATTGAAACATATACAAATAATATTGCTGTAAATTTTCCATATGAGTTATTATTTAATAAATCTACAGAAGAAATAATTGACAAGATAAGAAAAAGAAAATTATTAAATGAAGTTAAAAATAATTCAAACGACAATATCACGTTATATTGTTTCAATGATTATTATGAATCATATTTAACAAATAATTATGATATAACTTATAATGCTGAAGTTAAATATATTGATTATAAAGAAGATTTTAATATTACATCGATAAATATAAATGGTATAACATATGATTTATCACAATTTTGGTTCAAGCCAATGATATTCGAACACAAAAATATAACAATTTTCGGATTTTTGAATGATAATTCTGCAAATTTTATATTTAATAAAGATTTTATAGATAGTAATGATATTAAATTTTATATTGGCGAAACAACATCATTATTATTAACAAAATATTATTATATTCAAAATAATCAACTTTATATATCACCAAAAATTATTAGCGAAATAGCAGATTTAACCACAACACATAATAAATCGATTATAAAATTAAATGATATAATTTCTGACTATGATAAAGTTCAGTCGATCGATTTAGGGTTTGATAATTTAATAACCATAAAAACCAAAAATGAAATAATTATAGATCCAAAGTTAATTAGTATATATAATACTGATATAACAGTTTATGATATGTTAAAGCGATTGAATATAAACGAACTAATAAATACAATAATTAATAAAAATATATCAACCAATAAATTAATAACTTCACAATGTAATTATGGAAGCAAATATTATTATAAAAATATTAACAAAATTAAAAATACGTCTGATTATATTTTTTTGATGTTAAATGATTTTGTATCTAATTATTATAATACTGTTGACAATATTAAAAGTGAACAATTTATTCTAGATAATAAAAAACAAGTTGAAAATTATAAATTTAATTTATCAGAAATTATGAGTAGTGTTGATATGATTGCAAATCCAATAATAACATTAGATAAAATTATGAATGCATATTATTCAAATTACATTCAATCAGAAATATCAAAATATAATAGTAAATTCAATTTATATAATTTAATACTACATTTATTAACAAGACCAGAATATCCAACAGTTGCATATATACCATATTTAGCTGATTTTATTTTTGATAAAATTGATTTTCGTATTGATGGTGTTTCAATTGATGAACTAAAAGATAATTATATGTACATATTTCATCATTTATTAAATAATAAACAACAACAAATATCTTATAATAAAATAACACACAATAATGAACAACTATTATTACAATCAAACAAAAAAGATGCGTTAACATTATTTATTGAAATACCATTTTATTTTTCTCAAAATTCTGGCTTAGCATTTCCTTTAATATCATCACAATTATCTAAGTTAGAAATAATATTTAAAATTAAAAATTTGGACGATATAATTATTAAAAATGAATATGTCGATATTAATTTTAAAAATAAAATTAATATGACAATGATATATTCAGTTATTTATTTAGACGATACGGAAAGAGAGTTATTTAGTACGAAAAGATTAGAATATTTATACGAAAGAAAAATATTTAATAATCCAATACAACTTGATATAACAAAAACAATTCAAAATAAATATCATTTACCATTAGGATCTCCTATCAAAGATTATTTTTATTTTGTCCAACTAAATAGAATGATTGAAGCAAAACAATATTATAATTATACATTTAACTATATGCTACCAGAATTAAATATGTCAACGAGAAATAAATTAATTTATTTGTACGAAACAATTATGAATGGTTATTATGATAATAAAATTTATGATCTTTATCAAAAATTTATTGACTTATCAAATTCAAAAATTATTCAAACAAGATCAATTATGTTAAATAATATATTAAATACTGATGAATTAAGATATAAATATTTATATAATAATTTGAATGGATCTGAACAAATAATTATTGAGAATGAATTTAATTCATATTATGAATCGATATTAAAAAATAATATTATAGACAAGTCAATATTATATCTTAATTCTGTTGAAAGATATAAAATGTATGGAGATGCTACTAATAAAATAATACCGTATCAATTTTACAATAATATGATTGCAGGTCTTCAAATATATAATTTTTCGTTATATCCATTAGAATATCAACCGTCTGGAAATGCTAATTTTTATGTACTCAAGCCTGAAATAGAATTTGATTTAGATGATATATCTAGTTTAAAGTCAAATGATATACTAAATAGTTATGTTATTGCTCGTAGTTATAATATAATGCGAATGATAAGTGGTATAGCAGGTAAAGCATGGAATTAATTTTTTGATCAATTAAAAAATATTATAACAAAAAACATATGTGGATTATTTTTTTTAATTTATTTAGATTATATTATTAAGATATCCTAAATAAAATGACAGGTGCAATTATGCAACTAGTTGCTTATGGAATAGAAAATATGTATTTAACAGAAGATCCACAAATAACATTTTTTAAAATTGTATATAGAAGACATACTAATTTTGCAATTGAATCTATGCCACAAAATTTTAACACAAAAGCTAATTTTGGTAATAAAGTTTCTTGTACGATCGCAAAAAATGCTGATTTGATTAATAAAATTTATGTTGTTGTTACTTTACCTAGTATTCCTATTTTACAAAATAATTCTAAAATTAAATGGATTGACCATATTGGGTTTCAATTACTTAAAACTATTGAACTTGAAATTGGCGGTAAAATTATTGATACACATTATAATGATTGGATGTTTATTTGGTATGAACTTAATAAAAATAATAATAGTCGAGGAATGGATGTCATGATCGGAAATGTTCCTGAACTTTATAATTATAGCTCTTCAAAAAATGAATATACTTTATGTATTCCATTACAATTTTGGTTTTGTAAAAATGTATCATTATCACTTCCAATAATTGCGTTAGAAAATTCGGAAGTAAAAATTAATGTCGAATTTTCAAATATTGAAGATTGTTTAATCGTCGGTCCAAGTCATTTTATTTATACAACTGACACACTATCTTTATTTAAACCATACGAATTTATTTCAATAAATAATAGCGAAACTTATATTCAGTTTATTAATTTTGATAATGACACAATGAAATTAGGTTATATTAAAACTGATCCAACTATTAATTTACAACCTAATGATATTTTAACAGGAATCGATTCGGGATATGTAACTACTGTTTATAATCCCACAACAAAATTATATAATCAAATCACATCCAATAATGAACAATTAAATGTATCAAAATCAAATCCTGTTTTTAGGGTAGTTTATAATTCATCAATTGTTGACGCATTTTTATACGTCGATTACGTATATTTAGATAATATGGAAAGATTAAAATTTGCTAAATCAAATCATGAATATCTTATTGATGTTTGTCAGTTCGATAATGATAAAATTATATTTAATGCGAATAATAAAATCAAATTAGGATATTCACAACCAACAAAAGAACTAATTATTCGTGGACAAATGAATTATATTATTACAGATAATATGTATTATAAAGAACCTTTTAATTATTCAACTAGTATCAATAAAAATATCGCTAAAAGTTTAATCAAAAAAGTTTTGATTAAGCTTAATGGTTATAATAGAGAACAAGATTATGATGAAAATTTTTATTCATATATTCAATCTTTTCAACATCATTTATCTCCTCCTCCTTTTGGTGTTTTTATTTATTCTTTTGCATTAAATCCTGATAATTTCCAACCATCAGGTTCATGTAATTTTTCAAAAATTGATGATATAAGTATTAATATAACAACTGAACCAATAACTTATTTAAAACCGGCAAGTATTAAAATTTATGCGGTATCATGTAATATTTTTAGAATAATAAATGGCATATCTGGTCTAGCATTTGAAAATTAAATTTATTTTGTTTCTGTTGATAATTTATTTAAATTTTCTGTTATAATTTCATCCAATATTTTAATTTTTTCTTCAATCTTTTCAATTTTATTGCGTTCAAGTCCTAATTGTATTTGCATGTCAGTTATTTGTTTTGAACCTAATGATAATTCAATATTTGGATATTTCGATGTTAATACTTTTTGTGAAGTTAAAATATCATCAACATTTTGAATATATTTAGCAATATTAACATATTCTTTAATATATTTCAATATTTCTTTTTCTTGTTCTGGTTTAAATTTACCACCAAATTTTTTAATTTCATTTATTTTATCATATATATTTTTCGCATGATCGAATGCGTTTTTAATTATACTTTCTTTTTGATTTTCAAAATTTCCACCAATTAATATATCATTTTGATATTTTTCTTTTTTTGTTTTATTTGATATCCCAATCGGTATATCAACCATACTCATTAATTGTGAAATGTAATTTATTATTTCTTTAGCGTTAGGTGTTTCTGATGTAATATGAAGTCGATTAGTAATGTATTTTTCTTTATCTGGAATTACATTATAATTATATTGCGAATCAACAAGTGGTGCATTAAATCCTAACGCACTTAATAAATATTGTGCTAAATATCCTTTAATATTTATGTATAATTCTTCATTAGTTTTTTCATTTGATAGCTTGGTTTCAATAAAATCAACTAAATTTTTAATATTCATTTCGTCATTAATGAAATCAATATATTCTTTTATTTTTTGTACATTTTGAACACAATAATTAACACATTTATTAATATTTTTCGTAATTTTGCTTAAACAATTAATTTCTAATTCAAAATCATTTATTGATCTAAAATTTTTTAAATCAAATAACATACTTATTTTACCAAAATTATTACCAAACGGTTTTTCTATCACTTTACCATTAATTTTCATAATTATGTCATGATTATTATTTATTTCGAATACAATATCAATATCATTTTCTTTTTTTTCTGGGACATATTTAATTAATGATCCTCTTAATGATATTATTGATTCAGGGCAGATAAAAATATTATCTGGATAAATTTCAATAAAATTATCTAAAATATTTATTTGAAACTTATCCATAATTTTTTCCGCTTCCTTTATTTTATTTTGTCCTAATGTTAATATATCTTGATCCACATTTAATTTTAAAGTAATCATTGTTATATGATAATCCAATAAAGTATTTATCCCAGCATATATTTGTTTATACGTATCTAATATATCTTTAATGTTTTTGTCAAATTCAATAATTTTTTCATCAGTTAATTGTATTTTTTTTTGTATTGATTCGATTATGTTATTAATGATATTAATATTAAAATTTAATCCGCTTGGAATTGTTTTCATTGAATTAATTATTGAATCAATTTGTTTCATTAAATATTTTTCATCAATGTTAACTAATTCGCGCTTATTTAAATCCGCACTCAATTTTAATTTATTTTGTGTCTGAATATTTTTATATTCAATAAATTGACGTCTTATTTTTTCAGATTCATTTGTTAATTTTTTAACATATTCTTGATTTTCTTTTTGAACATCTTGACTAAACAATGTGAATTCCTTATTTTTGTCATCATATTCACCTTTTTTATTTTCAATATACTCTTTTGAATTTTTCGATGATGTCATTAGATCTGTTATATATATTAAAATTTTTTGTTCATATATTGATATATCATTTTTTTTAGGTGGAACATCTGGTGTTAATGGTATTAATTGTTTTAATTGTTGTATTTTTTGCAATAAGATTAAACAACAAATAAATTTGTTTTTATCTAAAATTAGAGTAGTTTGATTTTGTAATGATAGATTTAAATTTTGATAAGTATCGACTAATGATTTAATATTTTCATTAATATTTTCTCGTGCTTTTTTTTCGTTATTAAATATTTCATCATTACGTTCTTTTAATTGTGTTTCTTCATTATTAATATATTGTGACAAACCATTTAATTCTTTTTTTATATTTGCCATGTTCGAAGTAACAATAAATTGTTTAAGTATTATTGGAGGCAATATTGCATTTTTTTCACATTTATTTTGTTTAGGCGCAGTAATATTTTCAGAAATTAAATCATTATATCCACTAAATTGAGGATCATTTTTACCCAATATTTTTTTAATTTTAATTTGTGTCGTATTTGTTTTATCAATACCAGTTGTTTCGACATCAGATAATGTCGATAATGATGAGTATGGTGGTGGTGTTAGTTGTAATGCATAATCATAATTTATTCCGAAAATACGTAAATAATCAGCATAATTAGTTATTTTATCCACTTCATTAATAATTTTTTGTTTATCCTCTTGTAACTTATTTATTTTTTCTTCTGTCATTGTTTTATTAAAACCAACATCAATATTAAACATTTGTCGATTTAATGATATTTTTGTTTTTAAATCTAATTTTTCTAAATTATTAATTAAGTTTATCAAATTATTTTTAATTTTTTCGAGAATAATAGGCTGATCAAATAAATTTTCATTAACCCGTGTAATAAAATTATTTAAAAAAATTTTATCATTTTTTTCGAGTTTAATATATTCGTCCGGTGTATTTAATAATAAACACACGAAAATAAATAATATTTGTCTGCAAAATAAAAGATTTGGTGTTAAGTTTGTCATATTTTTCATGTTTTCAATAAATGTTGGTAACACATATTTAAGGAACGGATATTTTTCTAAGTAATCAGAAATATAATCTTTAACATCCATTATGAGTTTATATTTATTATCGAAGAAAATATATTTAAACATTGTTATTTAAAAATATTTTATATTAGAAATCTTTAATGTTTTTTTCGTAATATTTATTAAATAAACTTTTTGACATTACATCAAATATTTCATAATAAGGGTCTGTTTTGCTAATTATATTATTTGGAATTTTTGTAAAACCATTTAATGCTCCATACCATGCAGAAGCTATTGATCCAACAGTATCAGAATCACCAATATTGATCATACTTGTAAAAATTAATTTTTCATAATTATTTTTCGACATTAACAAACAATCGTATGCGATAATGACAGAATCATCAGCACCAGACCCAGGGAAAAATATTTTTTTGTTTGTTGAAAAATTTTCATAATAATACATCATTCTTTTCCATGGATAAATTGATCTTAAATGTAACTCATTAACAATATAATTATAATTATCATCAAATGATGTCTCAATATATGTATCCAATTTAAATATAAATGCCTTCTTATCTTCTTTAAATGCTTCAATATATGATGGCTTAATTTTTTCAATAATATCATCTATTGTTGTTAAATTTAATAAATTTTTTAATTCAAATATCCATATCTCAGGATTCATATCTCTTATCGCATATGATGTAAATAATGCCGAAGTTATAGCTCCTAAAAAAGCTGTACAATTTGGATGTGTAATTGATGTTATCATAATTGTTGATTCAATTAATTTGAGTAAATCAGATGTTTTATAAAAAGCAAGACCTATACACATTGTTCTCATCGGACCACCAGATCCACCAGCATTTTTGTTATATTGAAAATTTTTCCAATTTACACCCGCATTAATGTTTTTAATTGCTTCTAATGTTTGTCTACCAGCTAATAATTTATCTCTCATATATTCTAAATTTTTAAACGACTCAAGATAATATTTTGTTACTTCATTATATAATTCATCACGATTTTTATAATCAGACAATAAACCTTTTATTGTCCCAAGATGCATTTCTGTATCATCAGATATCATTAAATTATCAATATTTAAACCAGTAATACCACCATCAGCAATAAAAACAAGCAACAAATAATAATTTAAATTTTCACCATAATCCATAACTTTATTTTCGTTTTCAACAACTATTGGACCTTTACTATAATTCATTTCACGTCGACCATCTCCAAAACCAATTTTATCACCAATAGCAGCTAAATATATAGACGCAAAATATTTATCAAGTTTATTACTCATAATTATAATTATAGACATAAAAAATTTAAATAAGTTTGTTTATAATATAAAAACATATCATATATATTTATATTATCTGATCATGAATTTGGATACATTACCAGATATAAATCCAATTTGTAAACAATTAATTGAAATTAACAAAAAATATGAAAATTGTTCATTTGTCGACATCGATTTTATCGATTTATTTGCCATTAAAAATAATAATATTAAAAATGTGAGTGAAATCGATCAATTAAAAAAAAAAATAACATCTAAATATTATTCAATTTCACTCAAATATCATCCTGATAAATATATCAACGAAACAGAATCTATCATAAAAATTAAAAATTGTTTCGTTAAAATTGATGATATTAAAACTGGTTTATTTCAAGGGTTTATTAAAGATATTTATGAAATGTTAATTAAAATGATTAAAGAAACACCTGAAATGTTAATCGATATAATAAATGGAAAAACTGACACATTATTTAATCAATTTGATCTTAACAATGATTTTAAACATTTAAAAGATAGATATTGTGGATATATTGAAAATGATAATAAGCAATTAACAAAAGAAGAAAAATTAAATATTGAACAAAAACTACAAACTGAACAAGTTAAAGATATAAAAATTGATGAGACTGAAACTAAAAATTTAATAAATATAGAAGTAGATAAACGAAAACACATTAATATAGAAAAAATATTTACAGAACAACAACGAGATGATCCAAATTTTTCTAACATATTTAATGAAAAATTTAAATCTACCAAAAATAATAGTACAAATACACAATCTAATAATCAACCTACTATTGATATAATGCCATTTAATACGGAATCAACTAATAATGATATTATGCTTTCATCAAATGCAACACATATTAATACAAGTTCTTGTATAACAAATATTGACGAAGCATTTGAACCATTAAATATCAACGAAAATATTAATAAACAAATAACATATGAAGAGTTGATCAAAGAACGTGAAAATCAAGCAAAAACATTTAAAACAACTAAACAAAAAATTGAATTAAATGAATGTCCAAATCATATTAAAGAAATTACACATAAAAAAAAATAATAAAATAATAATATTATAATTATTGTTAGATGACTTATGTCTCATTATATTTTTGAAAATTTTTATTTTTTTGTTTGATTAAATTATTTTCACAAATTTGATCATTAAATATATTTTCTATTAAATCGCCAATTTGTTTGCAAGTTTCATCGTAACCATATTTAATTAATTTAACTTTTTCTGGCATACCAAGTTTAAAATTAAATGATTGTGTTAAATCCATTTTTTCATCAAAATTTAATACTATTTTATTTTTGAATCCATAGTCATTTACTCTCGAAAAAATAATTTTTACTAATTCAATCGAATATTCGATTCCATTTATTAAATCTCTTTTACAAAAATTTTTATCTACAATAGAACTACAAATTTTATGAGAATCTGAACATATTCCTATCATTTTATTTTTATTTTCTTGTTTGACTCTTGTTAAAGGAAAATTTTCTAATATTCCGCCATCAATAAACAAATCATTTTCATAATTAAATGGTGATACTAAAATAGGCAAAGCTGATGTCATATATATACCTTCCCATAATTTAAGATTTGGTGTTGTTTCGAAATTTAAATCGATTGTATCATTTTTTTTTAAAGAAAAAGTAATAAGATGTAATTCTTTTGAAGTTTTATTATATAATTCTTTAAAAGTAATATTTTCGTCAAATCCTTTAAAAATTATAAGTTTTTTAATAAAAGTTTCATAATTTTTTTGTGGAACTAATCCATAGTTGTTAATTAAATTATCGATGTCATATTCGACAATACAATCTATAGGAAAATTAACTGACAATTTATTAATTTCTTCAAAATTCCAACCCAAACTTAAACATGACACAATTATTCCACCAAAAGATGTTCCATAATAATATTTAATATCATCAATTATTTTATACTCAAATAATAACTTAATTGCTCCTAAATATAAATATCCTTTCATTCCACCACCAGAAATAACCAAACTATTGATATTAGTAATTTTTATTAAATCGATTGTTTTTTTTTGCATACTAATAATAAATTATTATCTATTATTAAAAATAGTTTTAAATTAAAAAAAATTTTATGATTTAATTTTAATAATGTTAAATATATCGTCATTAAAATTTAAAAATGAACAAATTAAACACGAACAAAAAAAAGTTTATAAAAAAATTTTCGAAAATTTATGCAAAACAATAAATATGAATGCTGAAATAGGTAAAAAATTTTGTTTATACAGAATTCCTGATTTTTTATTAGGAGAAATATCTTTTCCTTTTAATGAATGTCTTGATTATATTAATAACAAAATAAAAATACTCAAAAATGAAGGAATAACAGAAATATCTTTTTATAGTCCAAATATTTATTATTTTAAATGGAAAATATAAATTTATTTATAAAATAAGTTTAAAATCATTAATATTAATATACCAATCAAAAATACTATTATCGTCTCTTTTAATTGAGGATTTATAGAAAATAAATCATATATCTTATCAGATTTATATTTATTTTCTAAATATTTCTGACATTCACTACAATTATGTAAATGCTCTAATATATCATCACAATTTAATTGTTTCATTTGTTTATTAAAATTTTTATGATATTCTTCATCTGTTGGTATTAATGATACATTTTCTCGTGTTCCGTTCGTGTTACTCACTCCAACAAGTCCATAATTTTCGCTAACGCTCAAATTATTTCCTTGTGTTCGCTCATTAGCATTCGCTCTCATAAGTTCTCGTTGTTCACTAGTGTTCATAACTCCCCCTTGTGTTCGCTCGTTAGCATTCGCTCTCATAAGTTCTCGTTGTTCACTAGCGTTCATAACTCCCCCTTGTGTTCGCTCATTAGCATTCGCTCTCATAAGTTCTCGTTGTTCACTAGTGTTCACAACTCGTCCTTGTGTTCTGTTCGTGTTATTCATTCCAATAAGTTCATAATTTTCAATAATGTGTTCTTTATTATTTTCTTTTTTTTGCTGATAATGAGGTATGTTATATAATTCGGGTCTTTTATCATTCAAATTATGATTTGTAAAAGATTCAATATTATTATTATATTCCGGCCAAGCCTCTTGTAACGAACAATACATGATATATTATTGGATTATAGATTATAATTTATTGATTATTAAATAAATTATAGTTTTATTATAATATAATGAATAACAAACATATAATCGTGTATTTTATTATTTTTTTTTTAATTTATTTAAATATTAATAAACTCAAACCAAATTACAGTTTAAAAATTTTTGAAAATTATATTTTTAAATTACTAATATTAGTTTTGATATATTTTATTATGTGTTATGATTTATATTTTGGTTTGATTATATCTGTTATGTACATTTTAACACATATAAATATGACCAATAAAACTATAAAAAAAAACTTTAATCAGTTAGAACATTTCGTCCAATTTGAACATTTTTCAAATAATTTAATTTGAGTTTAAAGATTATAAATAGTTTGCTAACAAAATTTATACTATAACTTTATGGCTACAGTTAATAAAAATAATGTTTCTCAAGATATAACAACTGATCCACTCTATATTCATCTTGCTGATCCATCCAAATTATTACCAATGAATCAAACTGCTAAAATTATTTCAAATAATGAATCTGAGCATGAAGATTCATACATGGTCGAACTTAATAATAACGCAGCTAAGGAGTCTCCAAAAATAAAATTTAATTCTGAAAAAAAACACGAAGCACATACAGAGAAAAAAAATGATAATGATTTAAAATCAGAACATTCACATAAATCTAATAAATCTAATAAATCTAATAAATCTAATAAATCTAATAAATCTAATAAATCTAACAAATCTAATAAATCCAACGAATCAAATAAATTCTCACATAAACCTATTTTAGGTTCGTATAAATCACGTTTAACATCGCGTCATAATTCTGAAACCGAAAAAAATTTAAATAAACTAAAAGGAATGATGAATGTTAATTTAAATAATTTTTCACATGATGATATTCCGCCAGAAACTAAACCAATATTAAATAAATGTACTAGCTCACCATTAAAAGAGAAAAAATATTGTTCACCAAAAATAAGTCAAAATAATGATATCGCATCAGCAAAAGAAATTAAATTTAAAAAAATGGAATGTTTTGCGAAATTAATGCATTTAAAATCCATCGGTATTGAGTTAACAAAACAATACACACATGATTCTGATTTAGAAGAATTACAAGCAGAACTTAAATATCATTCAGACATTCAATCAAAAAAAAATGGTGTCGAACTTGCGAAAAGTATTATGTGCAATTGTATAGCCGGAATCGAATTTTTAAATGAAAAATATAAACCGTTCGATTTTAATCTTAAAGGTTGGGCTGATCAAATTAAACTTGATAAAGATAATTTTAACGATGTGTTTGATGAATTGTTAGAAAAATATAAAGGTAAAGGTGGTAAAATGGCTCCAGAATTAAAATTAGCATTTATGTTAATTATGAGTGGTGCATCTTTCCATTTAACACAACAATTATCGTCAAGTTTTCCAGCAATAGATACTGTTATTAAAAGTAATCCGGCACTAATGTCAAAAATACGAAATAACATAACGAAGACAATAACTGGACCAAGCAAATTAGATAAAACTAAAGAAGTGTATGAAAATATTAAAAAAATACATAATCAAAAAGTTCAAAGTAAAAAAACTATTTTTCCCCAAACAAAAGAAAATGAAAAAAATGAAAATATTAAACCAAAACAAAGTAATGTTGGTAAACCAACATCGGTACGTGATTTATTACAAAATATTAAAACTACTATACCGAATGATACAGATAATTGTTCAATAACTGTTGGTGATACTATCGATACTGAAAATAATTCAAAAAATACTGTCAGTAAAGGTGTTAAATCAAAAACTCGTTTGGCAAACAGAAATAAAATTCAAGTTGAATCTAATTAAAATAAAAAATAAGTTAATTATAATATCTTTTTGCTTTTGCAAATAAAATTAATGTATTTTTTCTGATATTTGTTTGTTTTATTTTTTGCAATACAGCTAACATTAATAATCCATTCGGACTACCAAGTCCTGTACAAAAATCCCATCCACTCGTCGCATTATAATAATCATTTTTACCAAATGTAATATCATTAAAAACAAATTGATTATAAAATTTTGTATTAAAAAATCCAATCGATTTCCCATTCGCTTCGTTTAATCTCGCATTTAACCCAGCAAATAATGGTGCAACTGCACTTGTTCCACCAATTACATATTCCATTTTATCCATAAAAATTTTGTAGCCAGTATTCGGATCCGCATTTCCACTAACATCTGGTAATCCTCTATATTTGATTATTTTTGTTATCATATTTTGATATGTTGGTTTAATAAAATATGAACTTAAACCACCACCTGTCGTTGAATTTGTATTATTATACCAAACTATTTCTTTAGTTATACTCTTTCCATCTGAAATAATGGAAGTACCTCCACATGAAATTATATTTGGACTCGAACTAGGAAATTCTGTAAATAGTATCGCATCTTTAAGACCATCTTTTGATCCTATATCTCCTGAAGCACAATATATATTAATTCCATTCGCAACTGCTGATGAAAATAATGTATCAAATAATTGTAAAGTTGAAGTCGAAACATAATGTTCATCAATTGCCCAACTTACAGATATAATTGAAGGTTTATTTATCGTATCATTAATAGCCATATTAAAAGCATCATAAAAACCTTGTATCGTGTTCGGAGCAAAATATATTATCAAATTAGCGTTTGGCACTATTGCACCAGCAATTTGAATATCTAAAACAACTTCTATATTTGCTCCTGAATCATCATTTGGATTATTTGTTATTTTATCAACAGAAACATCTATTATATTTGGAGTTTTTAGACCTAATGATTGAAAATATATATCCATGTCAGTCATATTATAACCTCCACCAAGTTCAATTATTCCAATTGTTTGACCTTTACCTGTATAATTAGGAAATTTATATAAATTTGCTATTTGGGTTGGTGTAAAGTTGGTTAAATATTCGGTTGACATTTCTTTTTGCGTTTCATTCGCAAGTCCATATTTTCCGCTTACGCACAAATTATTCCCTCGTATTTGTTTTTTTATTGTGTGCCTATGTTTGCAACAAAAATTATGTAAACCAATAATGTGATCTATAAAATACATATCAGGCGGTATTGTCGGAATATCGGTTGTATAATATTTTGTAACGTTATCAATAATTTTTTCGTAAAATATTATGTTAAATAATTTACTTATCATTTGTGACGTGCCTGATATATTAATTATATGACCTGTATTTATTATGTCAATTTTATATTTCTTTAATTTTATTTTGAGATTGTTGACATCAATATTTGATAGCTTATTTTTTGGAACGAGTGTTAAATTAATAACATAATTATTATTTAGTATACTCATTTTCATATAATTGTGTTATATTATTTATTTTTAACAACACCAAATATTTATTAATTAAATATAATCACATTATTATCTTGTTTACATCATATTTTATTATAATTTATAATAAAATACATAATTGTGTTATAAATGATTAATTAATGGAGTTGTCATATAAAGATATCGTTTATATTAATTATTTATTGATAGTAATGTTAGATGATACAAAATACGAATCAATTATAAAAAATAATAATAACATAACAGACTCACAACATATTCAAATTATACCAGAAAAAAAAAAAAGAGGAAGGAAGCCAAAAAATCAAATAATAAACAACGAACAAAATAAATTAATTTTAAACAAAAATGATCAAAATAATCAAACAATTAAAAAAAGAGGAAGAAAAGCTAACACAAAAATTATTAATTTAAATAATGAACAAGATACAAATATTATTTTAAGTTCAATAGTTTATTTACCATTAAAAAATGAAGATATTGATAAAATTATATCAAATAATAATTACGTTAAAAATAAAACAATATGTCAAAACGTAAATCAAGAAGCTAATCAAGAAATTAAACAAGAAGTTAAACAAGAAGTTAAACAAGAAGTTAAACAAGAAGTTAAACAAGAAGTTAAACAAGAAGTAAATCAAGAAATTAAACAAGAAATTAAACAAGAAATTAAACAAGAAATTAAACAAGAAGTTAAACAAGAAGTTAAACAAGAATTAGCAAAATTAATTAATTTGCGTGTTGATTTACAAGATGATGTGTATGAAAATGACCAGACAAATAAAATTTCTTGTAAAAATTGTGAAAAATGTTTATTATACGAAGAAAAAATTAAGCGATTGACCGAAGAAAATGAAAAATTAAAAAATGGAATATTAGATTATTCGTCTCAAATTAATAAAAAAATATTTGAATCGAATGTTAATTTTGTTGATAAAGAATCGCAAAATTGGAAAGAACAAACTGACATTTCATGTTGGTGGTGTTGTCATCAATTTGATAATATTCCTCTTGGTATTCCTGAATACATAAATAAAAAAAAATTTTATTTGTCTGGTTGTTTTTGTTCATTTAATTGTATGTTAGCATATAATTTAGATATTAATGATTATAAAGTATGGGATCGTCAAGTTAATATTTATCAACTAAAAAATATAATTGATCCAGAAAACAAAATAGTAATTCATCCTGCACCCCCAAGACAAACATTAAAAAAATTTGGTGGTCCATTAACGATAGAAGAATTTAGAAAGAGTTTTCTTATTATTAACAAAGAATTTAGATGTTTCTTTCCACCTATGATTTCCATAATAGGATTTATTGAAGAAAATAATAGAGATTTATCAGGTTCAGTTACCAAAATTAAGAACAACCATAATTTTGTAAAAAGAAAAAAACCATTACCCAACCAAACAGTTAATTTATATTCATTAGTCAACAAAGTAAATATTACATAATATTATTTTTAATTTTTTCTTCTATTGGTACATCTATAATATTATTTTCTTTTTTTGATTTTTTATTTTTCCCTTTTGATACTTTTGTTATTTCATTAATATCAAATTTTTCTGTTTTATTTTCAGTTTTTTGTTCAACATTTTTAATTTTTTCTTCTACTGGTACATCTATAATTTCTCTTAAATCTAAAACAACATTTTCTAAATTTTCGATATTATTTTTGATTTTTTGTTCAACATTTTCTTTAACTTTTAAAATATTACTATTATACAATTCTTGCCATTCATTATATAGTTTATCACTATTATTATTATTTAATACGTACCAACCTTGCAAAAAACTATCCGCCAAATCATCCTGTTTTTCAAATGATGTTATATGTTTAACCCAATTATCCAATCCATATGATGTTAATATTGTTTTTGTATTTTGTATCGATAATTTTTTTGTCATTTTGTATTTTTTACTTTCATCTGCTTCAGTAATACTTTTTTGATCAAATTCTTTTAATTTGTTTGATGGTGATATGAATTTGATTTGTCCAATGCTCGCATTATTTATTTCTTTATCTGCAATTCCTCTTATCATAAACCATGTGTATATAGTATCCGAAACTGCTTTCATCGTCATATTTTTTAATGTTGGTTGATTTTCTATTAAAACCATATCAATGTCATGTAAAAAATATTCTTTCCTTTGATCTAAACATTTAACTAATTGAAATTTTAGATCATTTGTAGTTAAATCTTTAACTTTTTTATTTTTTATTGGATATATTTTTTTGAAAATATTTGTTACTTTTGATATTATTTGATTGTAATGTTTTGAACATAATATTAAATTAACATCAGTGTTTTGATAATATGTTTTTCTATTTAGATCTGAAGATATGTCTTTACATTTATTACACGAAGAATTTTTAATTTTATTCCATTTTGTTTCTTCAAATGGCATAATAATATTTTTAAGAAGTTCTTCTTTTTTAGCTAAATGTCTGTTACAAAAATAATATTTTATATCATTAAATTCAATATATGATTTAACTTTGTTATCACAATTTTGATTTACACATTTATAATTTATATGTTCGTCTTGTTTTTTATTCTCGACAAGATTAATAATATCCCAATAATGTATTTTTAAATTATTTTTCTTTTCTTGACTATCAACCCATTCAACAATACAACAACCTAAATTTTTAATTCCAACATCGAATGATAATACTTTCATTTGTAATATTTTAAATGTGTTATAAATATTCTTCAATCTAAACGTTTAAGTCAAATTTTATAAAATTTATTTCGTTTATTTATTTTGTTTTCTAATCGATTTCGATATTGATACTGTATCTTCTTCATCTTTTTTCATATTATCATAATATTTTGTTAATCCATTTTCATATTCTTCGTCAGTTTTCTTTTTCAATAATATGTCTATTAGTTTATTATTTCTCTCATCATTTACTTTTTTAAAATTTTGTTTATCTTTTTCAATTTGTTGTAACTTTTTATTGTTGACATAATTCAAATATTTTGCTATTTTTATTTCAATATTATCATCTATTTCTTGAATTTTTTCTATATTCGAATTTTTTGTTGGTATTTTAGTGACCAATTCAAATAATTCATTAACTAGTTTCGTTATTTGTTCTGGTTCTGGTTTCTCTTTTTCAATTTTATTTAATATTTCAGATATTTTTGGTAATGATCGTTTTGGTTGTGATTCGAATTGTTGTTCTTGTTTTTGTTCTTGTGTTGATGTTGTCGGCGGAGGCGTAGGTAATCTTATCGGATTCAAAAATGGAAAACTATTAAGTAGTGTTGGTGGTGGCGGTAATTGTGTTGGTGGTGGTGGAGGTGGCGGTAATTGTGTTGGTGGTGGTGGAGGTGGCGGTAATTGTGTTGGTGGTGGAGGTGGCGGTGGCGGAGGTATTGATGTTAATGGTGGAGGTGGTGGTAATTGTGTTGGTGGCGGAGGTATTGATGTTAATGGTGGAGGTGGTGGTAATTGTGTTGGTGGTGGCAATGTTTGTGTAGATATCAATGGAACTAATTGTTGGAGCTGAGAAGGTACTGGTATCTGATCAGATGGTAATATTGGTCGTGGTAGTGGTAGTAATGGTCGCGGTAGTGTTTGTGGTAGTGGCAGTAGTGGTCGCTGTTGTGGTAGTTGCAGTAGTGGTCGCGGTAGTGGTAAAAGTGGTTGTTGATCTTTCTCTTCATCAGGATTTTCTATTAAAATTGGCATATTATTTGGTGGATCGACACCACCGAATTGTGTTTTTAGTTTTTTATTTTTAATTAGTTTTAGATATTTTTGTTCATATTTTGCGTATTTTTCACGACATGACATATTTATTATATCTATTATATAATAAATAAATTTATAAATTAATTTTCTAGCAAATAATGTCTTCTACATACTGCCTTATATTTATCAGCTCCTCCGACGTCTGTTTGATTATTAGTATTTGTTGTGGATATTTTGGTTATTTTTTTTGAATATATTCCAGGCGTGCCATCTTTACAATCAACACATAATGCTTGCATAAATTCAATATTATCACAATACGAAATTAATTTATATATATCGCCAAACAAATTTCGATTAGCATCACCATTTATTGCAGTTATATAAATAATTTTTTTATCAATATCAACCATTTTTTTGACTATTTCAAATAAATTCATAAAAAACTGACCTTCTTCAATAGCTATCACAATAGTATTTTCATAATCTTTTATTTCAAATATTTTATCTAATTTATCAATCGGTAACATAACACAATTTTCTTTTTCATTATTGTGAGTACATATTGATGATTCATTAGTATATCTATTATCAATATCTGGTTTAATTACCATCACATTGATACCTAAAGTTTTGTGGTCTCTGATATATTTAATTAATTTTGTTGATTTTCCTGAGAACATAGGTCCTAATATTAGATCTAAGTAACCTCTGTTAAAAATGGTATTGATAATTTGTGTCATTAATATAATATACTGTTTTATTATATTATATAATTATTAACCCAATATATCAATAAATAAAACTTGCAATTTTTTATAAATAATCAAATTATACAATTAATAATAAAAAAATGAAAATTTTTTTTATATGACTTAAAGACATTATTAATATAACAAACTAATATATATGGAATCAAATCTGTTAAACGAATATGAACTTATAACAGATTCAAATAATGATCCTAATGATCCTGTTAATAAATTTGTTGATTATATTGATATACCGTCATATCATATGGAACAAGTACCAACAAACGTATCAATATCAACAATGAGTTTGGCATATAATTTTGGGACATTAATTAATGCGAAAAATATTTACAAATATATGATTTTGGAGTCAGATAATATCGTTGCTGTTAAATCACCAGAAGGGATAAGATGTATAAATGAACAAATTAAAAAAAAATTTAAATCAACAAATAAAAATTCAAAAAAAAACTTTTTTAACCAGAACACAATAATCATGAACATAACAGGAGAACGATTTACGAATATAAAATTATTTAAAAATGGTTCGATACAAATGACTGGTTGTAAATATTTATCGGATGCAAATATTGCGATTAATAAATTATTTAATAAATTGAAAGAAAAATTAATAGTTAAAACTGATAATACAGAAAAAGAAATAACATTTGTTGATGAACCAGAAAAATTAAGTGTAAATAAATTTAAAATAGATTTAATAAATACAAATTTTGGAGTTAGTTATTTAATAAATAAAGAAAAATTATTTAATATATTAACAAATAAAGGAGTATTATGTAGGTTATCAGCAATTCATTCTTGTGTTAATATTAAATATAAAATTATTAATGAACAAGACAAATATGTTTCTATTTTTGTTTTTCAAACAGGTAATATTATAATTACTGGTGCAAAAAAAGCAGAACATATTAAAGAAACTTATAATTATATCGTTCAATTTCTGAATCAAAATAAACAAAACATAATGAAAAAAGATATTAGCAAAATTTTAGATGCGAATGATTTTAAAGAAATATTAGGATCATCATAATATTTCTTTTTGTTTTAATAATTTATTTTTGTTTTAATAATTTATTTAAATTATTAAAATAAGTTTCAAATATATTTTGTGACATATTTTGTCACAAATTTTTAATTTTTTTTAAATTTGGCGTTTGTTGTAGTTTGGATATTATTAACTATTGGATTATCATCAAATTGATCTAATAGCTCTTGATATAATCTTTCGTCATATGCTGCTTTTTGTTTTATATATTGTCCCCTAAATATTTTTCTATCTTCTAAATTTATTTTTGTTGTTAATGAAGGTGGATTAGATCTATTAAAACATGGTTTATTTCGTTGTTTCATTGAAATATAATTATCTTTAGTAGGTATTAATTTTGGTCCACTTAATGTTGGTGAAACTCCTTTAGCTATAATTTCTTTTGTAATATTTTGTCTCATATTTCTTTCAGCTTTTTGTGGTTGTGGTTTTTTATTAAATCCTGCTGCGACTGCTGTTGTTATATAATTTTCATTTAATAAATCTTGTTTATGTGTTATTTTTGGTAAATCATTATAATCAATTGCAATTCCTTTTTCATTTCTTGAAACGCCAACATTGTTATTAAGTTGTTGCTCTGCTAAAAATTCTTTTAATGTTATTTTTGCCAAATCCATTAAATTTGTGTATGATCCTTGTTGTGCTGATTTAACATTATTATTATTTTCAATTACCGATAAAATTTGTTTTAATGTTATTTTGGCTTCATCAGGAAGATTTGTATATGTTCCAATATTTTGTCTTATATGTGTTGAAAATGTTTGTAGCGTTAAAAGTTGTTTAAGTGTTATTTTCGCTTCATCTGATAAATTAGTATATGCTTCTTTTTTTGTCATTCCAATCATTGTGTTTAATTTTTGTGTCGCTAAAATTTGTTTTAATGTTATTTTCGCTTCGTCTGATAAATCTGAATAAGTACCCAACGTTCTGGCAAGAAATGTGTTAAATTCTTTTTCAGTTAATGTTTCTTTGTTTGTTGTTTTTGGAAGATCCGACAAGTTAGAATAACCATTTTTTTGTGCTGATCCAATATTATTATTAAATTCCATTGTTTCGATAAGTTGTTTGATTGTAGATTTAGCTTGATCCATATAATCTGAATATGTTCCTTGCTGTGCAGTTTTCATATTATTATTGAATTCAATTAACTCTGATAATTCTTTGATAGTAGTTTTTGCGTTATCAGTAAACTCAGCATAAGTTTCTTTTTGTGTCGTACCTAAATTATTATTAAATTCTAATAATTCTGTTAACTCTTTTATCGTTGATTTTGCTTTATCAACAAATTCAGCATAAGTTTTTTGATTATTAGGTCCAACATTAGTATTAAATTCCATTGTTTCAAGTAATTGTTTTGTTGTTAATTTTGCTTGGTCAAAATAATTAGTATATGATGATTTTTGTGCAGAACCAATATTTGTATTAAATTCAGATCTTGTTAACATTTGTTTAATTGTATCTTTTGCTAAATCTTGTGGGTCACTATATGTTCCTTGTTGTGTCGATCCAATAAAATTATTAAACTCACATAATGATAATATTTGTTTAATTGTTTTTTTCGCTTCATCTGGTAAATTTGTATATACATTGTGTTGTACACATGATACCATTTGATTATATGTTTGGGTCGATAATATTTGTTTAATTGTTTGTTTTGCCTCATCTGGCAAATTTGTATATGTACCCAACAAACCACCAATTGCCGTATTAAATTCTCGTTCGGATAATGTTTGTTTTTTAGTTCCTTTAGCTAAATCATTTGGATCAAATGCAGTATTTCCTTGTGTTAATTTAGTTGCAGGCATAACATCATCATAATTAGTTGTATTACGCTCATTTAATAAAATATTATATGATTTTGCATTTGGTGTGAATCTTTCGGTAGGATTTTTTGGTCCTAATTTATCTTCGACATGTGTAATACGTTTTGTGATTTTAACTTTTCCTTCTCTATTTTTCGCTCCTACTTGTGTCGGCGCAATCGCTGGTCCTGCCATTAATTGTGTTGTTGTTTCAGTACGTGCATTATTTGGTATAATCCATGTTCCTGTATCAGCTTGTGCAGTATTAACTGCTCTATTTGGTGTTAAATCATCGACAGTTTGATATCGCCAATGTAATGGACGACGTTTTTTGACATCAGATATAATACCACGTTTTTCTCCTTTTCTTTGTGGTGCTTGGAATCTGCCTTCATATGATAGTTTAGGTTTGTTTTGTGGTCTTAACTCATTAGTATCCAATTCCATAGCCCTAAACGTATCATGAAAACCATGAGTTGATGGTTGATCATAATTAAGATTTAAACCCGGACCAACATGTACTGGTTCGAATGGTCTTTCGTTTTGTTTTATTTTAGAAATTACAGTTCTATCTCTTTCTTCATCTTCAATATTCGGGGTACCAAATGGAGTTTCTTTATATTCTTCAGGATTAAAGAAAGGTATTGTTTCACGTTTTGGATTCCAATTTTTAGAAGATCCAGAAAATATTTCCAAATTATATTCAAAATTATTATTTTCATCAACACCAATATCTCTTTTTGATGTAAATTTTTGCATATTGTTATGAATAAATTTTTCTTTTGGTACCATTCCTAACGTCATATCAAATGTCTCAGTATTAAATGGTGAAAATTTTTGTGTCATTATAAGTTCTTTTTCAAAATTAGATGTTTCATTTTTATGTTTTGTGTTCCAAATATCACCAGATGCTGCAGGTTCCCCAATATTATCAGCTGTTTGAAGATTAAATTGTGAAGTGTATGAACTTTCATTATTTTTAAATTCAGAAACAGGGACAGAACCCATTGTTAATTGTTTTTCACTCGCATAATAATTTTTATATGGTTGATTAAATAAAGGTGGTATAACATTAGTTCTTTCTGGGATTTTACTTTTCTCTCTTTGTTCTGCTGCTTTGTCATAATATTTGTAATCTAATGTCGGTACTATTCTTGTATCATATATATGATGTACTTTAGAATTAAACTCTGTAGGAAATAATTTAACTAAGTTATCATTTTCATATCCGTTACTGTATTCTAGATCTGCTTTATTTTCATTGGATTCTATAATTTTAATTTTTTTTTTAATATTTTCTCTGTACACATCTTTTTCTTTGTTTGATGATTGTTTTATTTTACTAGGTTCGAGTATTGGATCGTTATTATGTTTATTATTTTTAGCAATATATGAACCAATAAGTCCTAGTCCAGCTATGACTGCTACTTCCATATTTATAATTCTATGATATATAATTTATTATTATAGAACTATAATATAAAAAAAATCTTTAATTCGTTAATAATGAAAATGGTTTCAAATTTGGTTTCGAAATTAAATCTTTTGCTTGAAGTTGTGTATTAACACCAAATCGTTGATTTCCAATTTGTTCTGTTTTTTCTGCTCCATAATATACAAATTCTCGCGGATCGATAATAGGAAATCCATATTGATTTGGTATATAAACACTTTTATATTTATTGACTGGTATATCCAATCTTGAATATAATGTATCTTGTTCTTTTCCACATAATTCATAATTTATTTTTTTCTTTTGTGTTATTCTGTTTAATCTTTCATTTTTCTCCCTCATTGTTTTTAATGTTATGCAACGTGAATCTGGAACATCCAAATTAAATAATTGTGATTCAACATCAGTTCTAAATGTAATATCAGTATTACCTAATTCACCTGATGATCTTGCTTTATTAGCGCGAGGACCATTTAACGAATGACATTTATCAATTCTTTCAGCAAATGGAGTAAATACTCTATATTTACATGGATTAGTTTGTTGTGATATAAATTCAGTAATGTAACATTGATCATAAATTTTTTTGGCATTATATCCTGACATTATTATTAATATATAATTAGATATATAAAAAAAATGCTCACTAAATAAAAATAAACCATATTTTTTAAATTTTATTTAATTCTTACAATAACATCTTTTTTATAACTATGTGGTTTTTTATAATATATTGCACATATCCATTGTTTATATTTTTTTTTATTATCATAATCATGCCAACGACTTATAAAATCTTTTATTGGTATATACCCATAATTTCCTTGTATTGATGGATCCATCATATATATATTATTATCATCAATTCCTATAATTATTGAATAATGACCTGAATTCCATTCGTCACGCCAATTTATATTTTTTTTATTATTCCATGCTTGAAAAACAGTCAAAACAGGAATACCATTTTTGATTAAATTTTTAATGGTGTTAATATTTGTATCAACTTTATGGTAACACTCATAATTATTTTTATTAAAAAAATTAATAATATTATCAATATACGTACCTTCATTTTTGTCAAATTTAAGTTCATTATATAACTCTTCTTGATAAATATGATTATCATAAAATCCTAAAATTGACTGAACACAAGCAATTCCACATGCTGAATTATTGCATTGATAAATTATTGGAACATTTATTAAATTCATTTATATTATAACACCAAATTATTTTTTTCTTTATAATCATTAATTTAATTTTAAACACAAAATTTAAACATCGAATTTATTTAGTCGCATGTGTTTTTGTTATAACAAATTATAACAAAAACATAGCACCGTAATTATAATCAAATTTTTTAATCATCAAAACCATTAGTTTTTGGTAACTGAAGTTGGCTTGGAACAATTGAACGATCACAACATCTAACATTTACAACCATAAGTTTTGGATCCGTCTTATTACAAAATGTTTTATTACACCCCGGACCTCTTGGAAAATATTTAAGTTCAGCGCAACGAGTGTTTGGTCGATCAATACACCATAAATCTGATTCAACGTCTGTTCTGACACCAATAGATTCATGTTTTGCTTCGATAGTAGCTTTTTCATTGACATTACAATATTTGCAACCATATTTTTGTAGATCACCTTTGCATGGACCATTTTTAATTGTCATCTGATTATGTTCAAATTTGTCAATAAGTAAATCATATCTGCAAGGGTCAGTACTCATTTTTAAATTTTGATCGAAAGTGCATTGATCATATATAAATCTTGAATTATAACCTGACATGGATTTTATAATATATCACCACAAAAAATATTTACCTATATATTATTTTTTATTAAATAAAATTTTTCTATTTATTTCTATTATTAAATTTAAAATAATATATAATTATTTATATTTGCGGTTACTATAGATTGTTACAATTAATAACCCAGCAACTGTGACTTTTTTTGTTATGATTTGTTATAAAATTATAACAAAACACACATACAACATGCTTGATGATAGGTATAAGTGCGACTCTTTAAAAAAATTTAGATTATTTTTTTATTTAAATATCTTGTGTCTGATCCACATGGTAACTGTTCTGTAACATCATGTCTATCATAATTGTAATTATGATTTGTTATAAAAATTCTGTCTTCATCAATATTTTGTGGTTTTGAATCAGGATTTTCTTGTCTCGTTGCGAGACCAACACCATTAAGAAATATATCATAACTTTCAACATCTCCGAAACCTCTTCCTTGTATTTTCGTTGGATTATTTGTGTATATTGCCGTATCTAAATTATGTCTTTTCGTGTTATCCCAATATTCTGGCGAAGCTTTTAATACTTTCGACGCAATGTCTTCAATAGTGTTGGAATTAATTGACATAATTTTTGAATTTTCATTTCTTATATTCGTTTCATTTGTAATCGTATTCATTATTTCATTTATCATATTATCTTTTTCTGACATTTTTAATGTATTCATAATTTTTTTAGGTACTGATTTACGTCTTGTATTTTCACTAAAATGTAAATCATTATCTTGATCAGAATTATAATTTTGACCACGTTTAGTATTTTCGTACATATCAAAATCTTTAAATTCTCGTGTCTTAAATTTAAATTTTGTTAATGGTGGATGTTTAGCTATTGATACTGATTTCGTATTTGACGAGTTTTTAACTAATTTTTTATTATTTTGATGTGTTGATGGATGTGTCGATGATTTTGATTTTGAAGTAGATAAATTTTTAATTAAATTTGTGTTGTTTTGTTGTTCCGATAATTTCTGTTTTGTTTTTTTAGATTTAGGGGGCAACATTTTAATATTTTTTTCTTGGGATTCGAATGTATTTGTTTGTACTGATGTTTTATTTTGTTGTTGGAATAATTCAGTATGTATATTATAATTTGGATCAGGATGATCAACACGAATAGATAATTCTCTTTCTAAAGTATTAAATGAACTGGATTCTTGATTTAACATTATGTATAACTATAATGACTATAAAAATTATATAATTTTTACAATATTATGATAAATTATAACATATCAAATAAATACATTATAATTCTATCATACGTTTTATAATTTGTCATATTTAATTTAATAAATTCTAAATCATTATTTGACAACAAATTATGCTTATGTTTAACATTAAAATAATTCGCAATTAATTTTTTATTATATATCGCTAAATATTGAATAATATTATAATATAAATAATTTTTTCATATCTGGATATATCTGAATTATTAAATTTTTTATTCAAATATATAAATTTTTATATTTTTTGACACTATATTGCATATCACATAATGTGTATATAAAAAATTTTGTGAAATCATGATTATATTTTTTGATCGTTAAAATTAGTTTTATGATATCGTATATCTTCATTAAACATACAATCTAATCCATCCGATTTACATGTCGGATTTCCAAAAAAATATACATATTTTTTAAATTTATCAATATCATTGGGATGTGTTTGTGAAGGCATAGTTATAAATGATCTCGTATTATTTTTTTTATTAAACAAATCATGTGAATCATAATATATATTGTAAGTCAAATTATCTTCTATTTTTTTTTCTTGGTTATCACACAATTTTTCATTCATTTTATCAGCTGGTGTATATAATAATATATTTCCCATCGGATTTTCAATTGTCGATTTTCTACATTTATTATTATTGTCATAATTTTTAATATCAAATGATTGTTTCGCTGTTATTATTTTATTACATGTTATTGCTATTAAAATAGCTATTATAACACAAATTATAAAAATACTAATATTTCCTGTGAATAATAATATTATTATTGACGAATATATTATAAACTTAATTATCGCATTTTTATTTTGTTCAAAATTTTGTGTCGATGTTGGGAAAAAAATTAACGGATTGTTAAATATATTAATTAATAGTTCCATATTATTAATTAATATACAAATTTTTTTTATTTTGTTTCTTTATTTTCTGTTTCTTTATTTTCTGCTTCTTCAATTTCTAACATCATACGTTCAATATCTTTTTCTAATCCTTGAACAGTTTTTGGTGCTTCTGGATCATCTTTAATTTCTGAACTACCTAATAATCCACTCAATATGCTTCCCATATTTCCAAAATTAAATGATTTTTCGTTGCTTCCAGTCAACATGTTCATAGTTTGTTTAAGTTTTGGATCATTTGATATTTCGGATAATAATTTGCTTGGGTCTGGTAATTTTTCATTTTCTAAATCTTTAAATTCATTTTGAATTATTTTTGGATCACTAATCAATCCTACTAATCCACTCAGAAGATCTCCCATATCCATTTTACCAGTTTCAATCAAGTTTTGATATTTGGATGATAAATTTTTACTAACATCAACAATATTTTTTGCATCAATTTCTCCTGTATTTAACATACCTTTAATATCACCTAATATGTTTGATATTGCTTCTTGACTATTTTTGGTTTGTGGTAATTTATTTTTGACTTCGTTTAATAATTGTTGTGGATTAATATTTTTAAGATCTTCTAAATTTTTTTTAATTTCTTGCTCATTTAATTTTTCTGAATTTTTTGGTTTTTCTTCTATTTTTTCTTCTGAATTATTTGATGATTCATAATCATCAATTTTTTCTAACAATTTTGCTATCATTCCTTTATAATTTATTGTTTTATCTTCGGATGTTTGATTTAAATAACTTAAATATGATATCATTATTAGATGTAATAAATTCCAATTTTCATTTGGTCCATCTTCAAATAGTTGTATTATTTTATCATCATATTCTTTATTAACGGTAAAATTATTTTTAATAAAATCATAATTATATGCTAAAAACCTAGCAAATCTTTTTTTTCCTTTTTCATATTCTGTTTTATTTTTTTTATCTTTTACGACATTTATTTTTTTAACAAATATATCTAATATTTCACATATGTCATCAAAGTCATATTTTTTATTAATTTCAGAATTTGATAGCACCTTATTAAAATTTTGTTCAATACTTTCTGCTAACTTAATACAAATATCATCTTCATTATTAGATTTTTTAATCGACATAACAGTAATAATTATATTTCATATTATATACGATTTCTTTATACTATTTCAAGTGTCCTAACAAATATTTAACATATTTTATTATTTATACACAAATGCGAAAAATTTTTATCGATAAAAATAAGATTATTATTTGTAACAATCTTAAATCGCCAAAATGTTAAAATATTAAAGCTTGAGTAAATTTTTTTTATATAAATAAACATCAATTATTACATTAATATTATTTAATAAATATAACAACTTTAATATTTCTTTCTCTTTAACAAGATTAACCATCATAACAATTTCAGGTACGATATTAAAATATCCTTTTGCCATTTCCATAACCTCTTGACTTGTTACAGTATTATTAACAACATCTTTAACATCTGATTCTTCAATATTTTTAATTTTACTTATATCCCAATCCATCATTAAATCTCTGTATTTAGTATAAAAATAAGAAACATAACCTCTCATAATAACTTCATTAACATCACAACCTAGTAGCTTTGTGTCATTTTTAAGACAATCCATCAGACTATTAATATTTGATATTTTTTCGGCACTTTTAGAAAATTTAAGTTCCGGTTTTTTTTGTAATATTTTACTATATAACAATACAATATTTTCTAAAAGCAACACGACAGTACCTTTAAATAACTCTTTAAATTCTTTTTCAACCTCAATATTTAAATATTTTCGTTTAAATATTTCAAGGTTGTTATCATAAGTATTTATAATTTGTTGTATATTATTTTTTTCTTTTGTGTTCAATTCCATAATTTATAACTAATATATTAATATATTAATGATCAACATTTATATTCTTTATTTTATATTATTTATTTTATTTTATTTTTGACGAACATGATGATCTTGATATAATTTGATTTTTTCTTAACATTATTAGTTCTTTTAATTTTTTTTTATGAGCTTCTTCAGTAATTTTTGTTTCTTCTAATTTAGTATTATTTGAACTGTTCGACATTGGTATATCTATTTTATCGTATTCTGACATAAATTTTGGTTTTAATATTTCTGTTTCATTAAATGTTGTATAATGATCAGATATATTAACCACTTCAGATTTATTATATTCAAGATCTTCAAGTGCTGATTTAATTTTAGGATCAAGAACATTATTTTTGTTCAGATTATTAGTTATTTGATCAAAATATTTTTTATTTTCGATCCAACTTTGTGCTTCTTCGCCAATTAATGGTTTGGATACATTTTTAGCGATTATTGTTGGGACATTACAAACTATTTTTGGGTCTGGAAATTTTTCTGGATGTGTTTCGAAACAAATTAATTTGCATTGTTTAATCAAGTTTTCGTTTTGAATTGTTTTAATTAGTTTATCACAATGCAAGCATCTGTCACTATAGTAAAGTAAAAAATTCATATTATAATTATTATGATTAAATATTTTTAAAAATTTAAACCACTAAATATTTGTCGTATATATATTATATTCAAATGAATCATAAGTATAACATATATGATGCTTTTTTATATAAATATAAAAAATTTATTTTAGCACTTTCATATACTCCAAATTTTAATATAAATTATGTCATTGATGATATTGTTAAAACATTTAATTTTTCTGTTGTCAAACTAGAAGGTATTAATGATGGTCCAATAATATTAAAAGAAGATACAAAATTTAATTTTAATAAATTAAATAATGATGTTCAAAAACTTTTAGATGAAAATCAATTTAACATGACACATAATTTACAAGGATATTTTGGAAAAGGAATTCTCATTTATGGTTTAAATTTTCCTGACAAAGAACTTAAATTTACAATCGATTTGCACTTACATTTTTCAACATCAATGTCATTATTTTTAAAATCTAATTTATCAACAAATAACCAACCACAATACAATGCTGATGATTATAACAAATTTAAAGACATATTATCTACCAACAAAATTCATAAATATTTTAATATTAAATCTGATCCTTCTGTCGAATTGTGTGACGCTATTTTTGATAAGATTATTGATTTTATGGAATTTAAAATATATGGAAAAAAATATGAAGAACTTGCATCAAAAAATAAAAAAGAACAAGCCGAAAAATTATCAACTAATCCAAACTTAACAGACACTCTCAAAATTTCCGAACAAAATGAAAAAATTAAAGAACAAGTCGATATTGATAAGATTGATGCTTCTTTAGCAATTTCTGCTAATAATGCAGATAGTGACACTAAATTTGATGATACTAAAAAATTAGGATCTGATGAATCAGATGAATCAGATGCATCAAATGAATCAAATGAATCTGATGATTAATAATATTTACAACTCATATTTGAATATTTTTGACCCAATATATTGATCTTCCTTTTATTTTTTCTTTAGATACTTTGTTATTATGGATATCATATGTTTGTTCATAAATCATAAAAACTCTTCCAACTGATTTTGGTGTTAGTTTTAAATCATATTTGAGATCTGATTTATATATTTTGAATGATTTTAAATGATCAAAATCATTAATATTAATTTGAATAGACGCATAATATCTCATAAGATTATATGCATTTTCATATATATATTTTACATCATTATTTGATATACTTTTTAGTTGTCGATATGGATTTATTTTTGAATAATATAAAATTTCTGATCTTAAATAATTACCTATACCACAAATAAATGATTGATCAATTAACGACAAACAAATTTCAGTGTCAGGATATTTTTTTTTATAAATATTGAATCTGTTTTTAAATATTTGGAAAGTTGTTTTATCGTCTAATAAGTCTGGTCCTAAATCTTTAATTTTTTTATTTAACAAATCATTTGACAACACATATATATTACCAAAATTACGTTGATCATTATAAAATAGTCGTTGATTGTACTGTTCTGATTTTTTTGTAACGAATTCAATATGATTATGTATAATATTATTTGATGTTATAAATCCTGTCATTCCAAAAGTGATAATAATATAATTGTCAGATTCAAGTTGAAGTAATAGAATTTTCCCGTATGTCGATACGGATAAAATATTGGATGGCAATAATTTTTTAAGTAAATTATACCCAACAAATTTTTTTTTCTTATATTTTCCACTTAATATTTTGATTTTGGTAAGAATATTATTTTGAAAATAATCAAATAATTCTAATCCGAATGTATAAACTTCTGGTCCTTCAGGCATAAAAACTTAATATAATATGGCAATATAATTTATTATAACTTATCAAATACTGTCATATACGTTTCTATACACTTTAACGAATAATATTTTATTTTTTTTTTAATATCTATTTTTTTATTAGTTAAAAATACTATACATGATCCCCCTAAATCAAAATTACCCATATGTTCAAACGTTTTATATGTTTTATTAATTATTAATTCTTCTGTTTTTATACTTCCAACAATTGTTGATCCTATTATAATTAAATAAAATATAAACTCTGAATCAACATATTTGAATTTAAGCACCAATCTAAAATTATCATTCAATGGATTAAACATATGCGAATATATAAATTTATATCCTACAGATTGAAAATCATCTCCTAAATAATAATAATCTAATAATATACCAGATGTTGGCATATAAAAATGGTGATAATCATAAATTGATAATCTAAATATTATTAAATTAATTGGATCAAATAACAAATCATGTTTGATAATTTTGTGATAATCAAATTTAGAATTTTTAATTATTATGTTCGGAAAACCTTTTTCTGTGTTAATATATTGTATTTTTGATGTTGCTGCCGAATATAAGTCTGATGTTAATTTTGTTTTTTGCTCATATTTTCGTTTTAAACGCCTATTAAATATATTACGAAATGTATAACCTGATATAATATATTTCGTTAAATCGATATTTGCTTTATTAATTAAATATTTTCCTAATAGTGTACTGTTAAAAATTATCATCATAACAGTTGTTTTTGTTATCCAAACTCTGAATTGTTTATAATTAAAACATTCAGAAAATTTATGAAGAATACTCATATTATCGTCGGGAATCAAAGTTTTAAATTTAAGATTATAAACATAATATTTTGTATATTCATATATCGGTTTTTTTATTATGCACGCATTATAATTATCATATTTTTCATTAGCATTCGTAATTTGATCGTGTGATAACTTTATTTTTATATTTTTAATATCATACCATTTATTTAAAACAATATTTTCTAAACTTATTGATTTATCATAATACTGGATAAATATATTTTTATAATACTTAATTGGTATTGACGTCATATTATTAATATTATTAAAATTAATAATATAGACATAATTGTCCGAAAATAATTTTAGGTTTGTTTTTTGTTGTTTATATATTTTTTTAGTAATCAAATATATATGTTTCATTTATTAACATACAGATAAATATATCCATATTTTCTAACGTCATTAATTTCTTTTTCTGTAATATTATTTACTGATGAATCACTATAATGAAACCATTTATTATCCACAATTGTTCCTTTATTTCCGTAATAAACATAATGTCCGCCACCAGTCGATCCTGAATGATAAATTATACCTCTTAAATGACATTGCTTATTTTCAAATTCAAATTGTTGATACATATCGACAGGTACATTTATTTTTACGTTATTTTTTGTATAACGTTTGATCATTATTACAATATATTTTGGGAGTTTAATTATTTTTCGTTGTATTATGGCTTTAACATTTTTATTACATCGTTCACATTTCCATTTATTATTTTCATCTAATATTTCAAATAAATAATTCGAAATTAGTTGATCCAACTCTTGATTTTGATTTTTTTCATCGACTGACAAATATAGTATATTAACATTATCGTCAGAAATTGATTTATATTCGCAATCCGGACAAATAATAGTTTTTCGAATTTTAATAGTGAATAGATTTGTCACAAGATCACATAAACGAATAGACTTATTCGATATAATTGCATTTTCTAATGATTTTTTTTTTATTTGTTCCCGTATTTCGGTAATCAATCCATCAAATATAAAATTTAAATATTGTTCTGCATCTTCTTGTCTATAATTTAATCTTCCTAAATTGGACGATACATAATTAACTATTTCTGATGGTGAAAAAGATTTGGACGAATTTATATAAGATTTAAGAAATTTTAAATAAATATTGATTAATTTACCATCAAAATTATTTGTTAAAATTAATTTATTGAGGACAGTGCATTGATATAAAAGTTGCAACGTAGAATTAAAAAAACAAGTGTTACCCAAATTATCGAGACCACTAGATAAATTATTAATATTGCTCATTTATTTTAATATTATAATAATATAATAGATTTTTAACGATATAAATTTATTATAAATTTGATTTTCAAAAAAATCTGTTACATTATATATATATTTATTATGTCAAACTATATGTCGACTAATGAAATAAATTTTAAACTATTAAATAATACTAAAAACTACACAAATATTAATGAAAATTTTTTGCAACTCCCTAATGATACTATTAGTAATTTAGAAAATATAATTATTGATACTAAAATTAAAGATACCCCATTAGTTAATACATTTGCTCATTTATTTTCTGCTAATCCAAAACTTAGTTTATCAAAAAATGATTCTCCACGATCAATCGATTCAATTATGGAAAAGTTTGCAGAAGCAAATATGTCACCAGAAATTTTAACACCAATATTACCAATACCTACTAAACTTAAACATATAATAGTTGAAGCAAAAAAAAATGAATCAAAATCACCAAAACCATCAAAATTTATTAAATCAAAATCACCAAAATTGTCTAAAATATCATCAATATCATCAAACAAATCATCTATCCCACTTACAAAAATGCAATCATTATTTATAAAAATGAAAGAAGAGTTTTCACCAAAAATTTATGTATCATTTGGTTTAATTTTTAATAAAACATTAGGTTTGCATAAAACTGCAAAATTATATGATATAAACACATTATCCAAAAATAAAAATATTCAGATTGATACATTATTTAATAACTTATTTGTTGAATCACAAAATATTATCGATAAATTTATTATTAAAATAATTAATCAATACAGCGACTTATTGCAAAATAATCCTAAATCAAATGAGTTAATTTCAATTTACGCAAATAAAATTTCTACTAAGTTAGGAATAATTTTATATATTATATCGAAACAACTACGTGTCGTCATTAAATTTTTGCCCAAAAATATAAATATTGATAACGTTAATATATTATATAAAAATATGATCGAACAATTAATAACACATTTACAAGACAATTTAAATAAACCTCAGACCGTAAATAATATTAAAGCAAAATTAGCAATTACAACTTTCGATATTATAAATGAAAATATTGTTAAAAATAAATTGCTTAATATTAAACCATCAATTGGTCATGATAAATTTAAAATTTTGTGTGGACATGTTAATAATATATTAAAAAAATCAGGTCACAATTATTCGAAAGCATTAATCGAAACACCTGCTGTCGCTATTATAATCGCAAAAACTTTAGGTAGACCTATTAAAATACCAAACATAATAACCAAACAAGCAAGAAATATATCTAGTTCAGTGAAACAAGATATGAAAAAAGAATTAATAAAAAATGGAATTGAATCAAAATTAGCTTCTGTTAAAGCTTCCGAAAAAGCAAATAAAATTAAAAAAGAAATTATTAAAACTATGAAAACAGAAATCGCACAAATACCAACAATATTCGCATTAAATGATACTATCAAAACTGCATTGATTAATGCAGGTGTACCTAAAAATATAGCATCAATTAAAGCTGCAAAAAAGACTAAAGAAATTAAAAATAATATTAAAACAATTTCGAAATCAAAAAAAACATTACCAAATAAAATTACTGAAATATCATATCAAAATATTAACGATATGAAAAATACTATTAAACAATCTCTCGTTCAAAACGGAGTTCCAATTAAAACTGCATTATCAGTTGCAGATAAAAAAGCGAAAGAAATAAATAAAAATATTATTACTGTTATCAATACTGAATTAACGACACCTTCAATTAAACCAAAAGCAAATAAAATTAAGGACATAATTAAAACTGCATTTATTTCTGTTGGATTGACAAAACCTATCGCATTATTAAAAGCAAATGAAAAAGAAAAAGATATTAGATCTATTATTGCGACAATTAAAAATGAACTAATTAAACCAAATATTGATAATGAAGTTATTAAAAAAGAATTATCAAATACTGCAAACATAAAAGCAAACGAAATTAAACCAATAATTGTGACTAAATTAATTAAAAATGGATTTTCACCAAAAACTGCATCAATAGAAGCAAACAAAAAAGTTGATATTATTAAAAAAAATATTATCAAATCGATCAATAAGGATATTAACAAAATATTTTCTCCAAAACTACCAACAAGAGAAATTAGTAAAATAGCTAAAACAAAAGCTAATGAAATAAAAAAAACAATCAAGGCAAATTTAATAAAAACAGGTGTTTCTCCAAAAACAGCAGAAATTAAATCAAATATTAAATCACAAGAAATTAAAAATGATATCACATCAAATTTAATTAAAAATGAACAAGAAAAAATAATATCCGCAGCAATTAATAAACCATCTTTATTACAATCATCTAAACCATCTTTATTACAATCATCTAAACCATCTTTATCACCAACACTACCATCAGAAATTGATATAAAAAAATCGATTAATATGATAAATAAAATTAATACAAACAAATTGACTAATCAATTATCTAATATTCCAAAATTCGTTGAAACATCAAATCTAAACCATGATCAAAAAAAAATAATTTTAAATATAATAATTTCAGCTATTAAAACAATTGTCGCACAAATTGGTACTATACCAGAACCATTACATCCGAATTATAAACAATTCGTTAATAAATTAAAAGAATTAATATCAAATGATCATAAAATTATGTGTTTAGTTTCGCAAATTGCAAAAAATAATAAATTTATGGAGCTAATTAAAAATGAAAGATTTAATAATAATCCAAAAGATGAAATATTGGAAGTTATACAAACACAATTATTTGAAATATTTAAAAATGAAGGATTGATTGAACAATATAAGATAATTAAAAAAAAGTGTTGCATATCGAAATATATTATGATGATAATATTGCTGATTATTTTGTCGTATATTGGCTATAAATTTTATAAAAATAAAATGAAAAATTAAGTTAGATATAACAAATTTAATGATTATAAAAATATGTTTTTTATAATTATTAAATCACATTATTTTAATATGGTATTCAAACGATTTTATTAATGAATCAAAATAGTCATTTAATATATTTTTGATTTCATTATCTAAAAATGTGCTAAAATATAATTTTTGTTTTTTTAGATATGTTAATTCTTCCAATAAAGTATTATACAATAATGAATAATCCATACTCCTATAAATTTGCGCAATATTTATTTTAGAACTTGTTATTCTATTTATTGTTGTTATATATTCATTTTTCAATCTTCTGTTATATTTTTTATTATTCATAATATTTTTTGATATTATTTCAATAATCGGCTCCATTTGTTAATAATATTAATAATCAAGATATTTTTTTATTTTTGTTTTATTTATTGCTAGCATTATCAAAACAAATATTAATATTAAAAATAATATACTTGGTGTTTTACTTTTTGGTTTTTCGAAAATTTCTATCAAACGTGCTTGTATAACTTTATATCCATCCGGTATTTTTAATTTTTTCGTAAATCTTTCTGTAAATTTTTCTTTCGTTTCTTTAGATTTTTCATTCTCTTTCAATTTTACATCAGTGTTATTTATTATTGGCTCATTATTTTCAATATTAATTGGTAATATTGCGCTATCAAGATCATATGGTAAAATAATATTCGGATCATAATAATAATAATCATAAAATGGATAATATAAATAAGGTCCCCAATAACCACCATTTGACCCACCCCATCCTGTCCAATTTCCTGATGTTCTTCTGTGATGATTTCTATTATGATGATTAAAAGCTCTGTTAGTGCCTCTTTTATGACCTCCGCTAGTACGACTACCACTTGTATGACTTCCACTACTTGATATCATTCTAAAATCTTCTTTAATGTCAATGGCATTATTTTTGTTTAAATTTTGTTTGCGTTGTACGAAAATTGGTATTGGCTCACTAAATGATGCATATGATGATTGAGATGTTGATCTAGTTTTTAATTTTGAACTGTTTTTATCGATAGAATTATTTGCATCAATATTAGCTATTTTATTATCAGAAATTGGAACAATAAGTGGTATATCAGAAACACGAATATAAGGATCATAATATTGTTGCCATAATGGTTTCCAATATGGAAAACGATAACGTAAATCATGTCGTGTATAATAATATTCTGGATCAAAATACAAATCATTTGGACTCACTCTATACACGACATCATCATAAATATAATTAGTTGGTTTGTTTTTTAATAATTTTTCTTTATTTTGAGGATCAATAACAATTTGTTTATTTGGTTTTAAAATTAATCTATTGTTTAATATATTTTGTTTATTTTTAATTGTTTTAACTGGAATTTTTCCAGTTTGATTATTATCGACTTGTGGTTGAACTAAATTTAATCTATTTTCACTTTGATTTTGATTTATTTTAATATTTGTATTACTCATTACTTATAAAATAATTAAAGATAAAAGTTTATAAAATAATTAAAAATTTATATTTATAAATATAAATTTTATTTACTAATATCTGGATCAACATCTGTAATTAGTGTAAATTCTTTTTCTGTTTCGTTTACGGCAAATTTATATACTATTTCATTTTTATCATAAGTAAATGATTCATTTATATCATCTGAATCAATAACTAATCTTATTTCATCAATTATATCAACAATTTGTGATTTCGTTTTAATTGTTCCATTTAAAAATAATAAAACAGTTTCGTCAATATTATTTTCTGGGAATGAAACTTTAATTGGAACATATATTTCTGCATATTTATAAATATCATGTATATTTACGTTATCTAATATTTCATCAATTCGTTCTCTGTTTTCAGAATCAGTAATATCAATTTCTTCATAATTATCATCAAAATATTTTTCTATTAAATGATTGTTCATTTGTTCAATAATATCGATACTCAAATTTTTAACTAATTCTTCAGGATTAATTGTCGAACCACCAAATCGTATTATTATTTCCTCAAATTTCTTATTAACATTAATTGGATCAATTGATACAATCGTCATTTTATTTTCGTAATTTAAATTACTAATAATATTTTCTAACGAATAATCAGTCCATTTCTTCATTATTTCATTTATCATTTCATTATCTAATAATTTAAATGGAAAATTAACAAAATATGATCGTCTTCTTACATGTGATTTTGAAATATTATCAGAAATTCTTATTATAAATCCATTTGATTCTGATGGATGTTTATTAACTAAATAATTTTGAACTACATTACCAACTTCAAAAATAGGTATATTGTTCATTAGTTATATTTAAATAAGTAAATTTTTATATAACTAATTGCAAAACAAATATTTTGCAATTTTTTATATTTTTCTTGTTTTTATTTTATTATATTTTCTTAACATCATGTCGTATATTATTTTATATTCTGGATTTATAAATGGATATTTATATCTTACAACATCCATTAATTCTTTATTTATGAGTTTATTAATTATTACAATAATATTATCAATAAAATCAGAAGATATAACAACTAACTGTAATGAGCTATTAATTTTGGATAAATTAATATTAAATAATTTGATTAACAATATTGTATTATCATTATTTTTTATTTTATTTTCTGTCTGACTGATAAAATAATAATATCCGCTAAATATTTCAGGTCTAAAAATAGCATATTTACCAAACAAAAATGATAAACAATAAAAAATAGATATTAACAAAGGTGATAATAAACTTAATTCGAATTTGATTATAATATTTTGAGTCAAATTTTCAAATATATTAGTTTTATTTTTTAAATTAAGATAATATTCAAAATCAATATATGTCAAATTTTTAATATTATATTCTTCACATACTGTTTTTATTATTTCTATCTCATCACTTATGATAATATTATCATTATTTCCTACAAACTTAAACTTACGTAATAACTCAATTAATCCAATATGTTTGAAACTTATATCAACTTTTTTTGATAAGTATTTATTTGCATCAAAAAAATGACTCATTTCTTTTTTAATATTTTTATAACTAACATTATCATATCCTTTATCGATATCATATCCGACTAAATTAATTAATTTTAAATAATTATCAAACTTATATATTTTTATATAATCTTCTTCTTTAACATTCTCAAAAAGTATTTCTAACTTATTAGTATTATTTATATGTTCAGAATAATATGATGATAATTTTATTAGTTTGTTATATAAATTAATATTATATTCGTATAACATATCATGTATAATATTACTAGTTTTATCTTCACCAAAAATATTATCAATAAATTTTTTTGTGTTTTGTAATTGATAATAATATGTATCATAATAAATTTTTTTAATTAATATTGTGTTGCTAAAATATGATTTTAAAATATTAATTTTGCTTGTTATTTCTTGAAATTTATGTATTAACATTTCGTTCATATTAACATCAACAATTCTCATGTCGCTTGGTAATAAATTAATTAAAATTTCATCTTTATTTTTATTTTTTTCTTCATATAATTTTGTTATAACATTTATCATAATATTGTTCTTATTAAAATGTTTACAAATTACAAAATATCTATAAGAATAATCTATTTTTGAATGATAAAATGTTACACTATCAAACAACTCAACTAATAATGTAATTAATTGTTTTTGCATTGAATCATCAAATCCAGATAGCAATAATATTAAATCACCATTATTTTCTAACTTATTTATAGCAAATATTATTTGTCCCAATATATATTTTGCATGTATTATTGATGACAATAAACGCATATTAATATTTGATGGTATTTCTTCATAATTTATCATATGTAAGTTTTTATATGTGTCGAAAATTATTAAATCATAATTATTTTGTTGTGTGTTCAAAAAATTGCTAGTGTAAAAATTTTCGACATTTTTAATAATATTACATAAAGGATATTTTTGTGAAAAATTATCAATTAATTTATCATACAAATCATTATTATTTGAGTTCGGATTATATTTTGATGATACAATGTTAATAAAATCACATATAACAGGAGCATCATTAATTTGTAAATAAGCTTCTAAGAATGTTGGTAAAACACCAATTTGCGCAATTTTTTTATAACCATTTAATTTATTTTGATATAAAATATCTGAACTAACGAAAATTCCTCTAAACAATGTATTTTCGTTTAATGGGTTTAGTTTATTAAACAAATATTCTGAATAAATATTATATTTTGATATAGTTGGAAACAGATGAACATAATCGTCGACAAACATTGACAAAATTATTTTTTCTTTATAATTTATAGTTTTGATATCATTAATTTGTATTTTATTTTTACTAACATAATTTTCGTTTGTTAATATCAACTCAATTAAATCATTAATTCGTATGTATTTAAAATCGAATTTTGTTTCTAAATTTTCTGTTCTTAAATTTGATATATCTAATTTTTTAATTATTGCTTTCATTTTTATTATATTATTATTTAATAACATAATAAAAATAAATACTAAATACTAAATTATTTGATAACGCAATATCAAAATCTTAAATATTTTAAAACTAAAAATAGTTCATACATTTTTAATTAATTTTTTATTAATTTTATTTCTGAAATTATAAATTTTTATTTCACTATCTTTTTTAATTTGCGAATATCTTTTTACATTTATTGGTGTACATTTTATAACTCCTTCAGCATCTTCATCTTCACCTGTTGTATCATATTTATAGATGAACATAATTTGTTCTTTAATATTTTCTTTTTGTCCTTCTGATAACATAATTTCTGGTTTATAATTTTTTTTAATTTGTTTTTGATTTTTATTCGCATTAATAACTTGTCCTTGTTCGCTTACATTTAAATTTTTTTCTTGTTCAATTTCTTCTTTTGATTTAATAATTTCTTCGAATGTTCGTTTAGCGAAAATTGACATGTTGCTTAATAGTTCTTCCATTGTCTTTTTTTTATTAACAGAAATAAATGCGCCATTTTCCATAATTAACATATCATCTGATCGTAAATTAGTAATACATATACAATTATTTTGTGGTATATTTTCATTTAAATATATTTTTGATATTAATGTTGGATATATTTGTTTCCCTGAATTTAATATTTCTCTTTTATCATCGATTGTTAATTTAAATAAATCTTCTTCACCAAAATCAACAATATAATTATTATTAATTGTAACATTATTTAACGTATTATTTAGTGTATTGTTAGTCGTATTATTAGTTGTGTTGTTATTTATATTATCTACGTGTTTAATCATTTCTAATTTTTTAGATTTTTCTGATTTTTTTGGTTTACTTGTTTGAATAATATTTTTATATTCTTCATTTATTTGTTTAATTTCGTCAACTTCTTTTTTTGTTTCTTCAAGTTTATTTTTTAATAAAATTATTTCTTCATTATTTTTATTGTTTTCTGTTAGTTTTTTTAACTCTTCTTCATAATTTTTATGTTTATATCTTTTATGTCTTTGTAAAGATGATATATCATTATAGATTTTATAACATATTAAACATGTGTTATTATTATCACACATGGCTACGTCACTGACAATTTTTGTCACTTTTTGTCCATGATTTTTTTCATTTTGTCTATTTTTGTCACTTTTTGTCCTACTGTATTTATTTCGCCGTCACATTCATTTTTGTTTAATGAAAAATCATCATTCTTATTATGATTTTTCTTTTTGTGTTTTGTTAATGATTGTGAATGTTTAAAAATTTTATTACATATTAAACATTTATAACCATTATTCTTAGAATTAATAAAATTTATCGAATTTTCATTCTTTTCGTTATTACATATATCATTTTTGTTATTTACTTCAATATTTTTTGTTATATTAACAAGACTACTTGGCGTAGTCTCGCAGACTACTTCGAGACTACTTGATGTAGTCTTTTCATCTGTTTCATTTTTAATTTTATTATCAAGATCTGTATTTATGATTATTTTTGTTTTACATGGTATTTTACGTTTTAAATGATAAATATAATTAGATTTTTTATTAAACGTCTTAAAACATTTATCGCAAGTATAAATCATTATTAAATTGATTAATATATATAATATTAATTTATATTTTAAATATTAAATAAAAGCTTAAAAAAGCTTAAAAAAGCTTAAAAAAGCTTAAAAAAGCTTAAAAAAGCTTAAAAAAGCTTAAAATTTCAAGGCTTAAAAAATTAAGCTTTTTATTTTTAGCGAGAGAGAGAGCGGGCATTTTTAAAACTTTTTAAAATAGAAAAATGAATTTTAGATATTTTTTTTTAAATTTAAATTATTTTTATTTTTAATTTTAATAAATTTATTAAAAATAAAATAAAAATTATATAAATTAATATTCTAAATTGTAGGTGTTTATCTTAATACAATTTTTTTAACACAATCATATTGGTAAAAAATTGATAAATTAATTCTTTGGTTAATTTTATATATATCATTACTTTATAATATTAATGGAACAACAATTTAATAATCAAGATTGGACTCCTGTTGTTATTAAAAAAAAAGTAAAAAAACAACCAATTCAAATTGATCCTGATTTTAAAAATATTAAAAAATTAGACGAACATGAAGATGGTGGTGAATTTAATAAAATTTCCGAGAATGATAGAAGAAATATAATTACTCTCAGAAGTCAAAAAAAAATAAAACAAGAAACTCTTGCGATGAAACTTAATATCAAAAAAGAAATTATTCGTGATATTGAAAATGGATCTCATTTAGAAAATAAACAATTATATGCTCGTATTATTAAATATCTAAATTCAATTCCAACTCCTCCGAAAAATTAAACTTAAATTATTTTATATTAGTGTGAACGTGACACACGATAAAATTTTGCTCTATTAATAAAATGTGATATATGTTTTTGCGTTTCATTCATGTTACTTACTCCGACAAGTTCTTGTTCTTTAATATTTATGACTTGTTCGTTTGGTGTATTATTTGATTCTTGTGTTCCGTTCGTGTTACTCACTCCAACAAGTCCATAATTTTCGCTAACGCTCAAATTATTCCCTTGTTCACGAACATTCACAACTTGCTTTTGTTTTTGTATATTTGTTGCTAAAATAAAATCTTGTAATTGTTGTTTTTGTGTATTTAATATAGTTATTGAATCTTGTAATTGTTGTTTTTGTACATTTAATGATTTAATTTGATCATTGATCAAATTAACTGATTCTTGAAGTTGTTGTTTATTATTTGATAATATTTTTGTTTGATTGTTTAAAGAAATAACTGTTATTTCTAATTGTTGTTTTTGCACATTTAATGAGATTATATATTCTTCTAATTTTCGTTGTGATTGTTGTGATTCGTTTGTATTATTCATTCCTTCAAGTTCTTTTTTTTTAATATCAATATCAACAATTAACTGATTGTGAATTTGATTTAATTTATTAATTTCTAATTTTGTCGTAACAATTTGTTTCGTTATTTGTCCAGAACTATTAATTATCGGAATATTATTTTCAATTGTTTTGTTTAAAATATTATTATCAACACTATATTCATCATCTGAATCCAATAAGTCAACAATATTTTTATTATTCATATATTATTATATATTATAACACATAAAAAAATAATAACAATCAAATTTATATTATTGGTTTCCATTTTGCAAATTTATTATCAAATTCACAGTCTGTTATTAATTGATCATTCGTTTCAAAATATTTCCTTAATTTGTGACTAAGTTCCATTGTCGGAACGGCACAAACACCGAAACGAGTAATTTTGTCTAATGTAAAAACTTCATAAACATCAACGATTTGTGTTTTTTGTAGTAGTAATTTTTTATTTTTAAAATTAACATCATTTGGTAATCGAACATTATTGACATTTTCGTTAATATCAATATTTTGAAATTTTTTAATATTTTCAAATTCGTTGTCGTTAATATATATAAAATATTTTCCAGTCCTTATTGGAAGAAATAACAGCCCATTTATTTTAAAATCAGAATTACGAATTTTATTATAAATTAGATCTGCCATGTCTGAATATTTATATAATTTAATTATTTTTAGTTCAAAAATATTATTAAACATTGGAGATATTTTTGACAACTCATTATTTAAAAATTCATACTTATCGATTAATTTAAATGATAAATATTTTTTTCCACAAAAATAATACATATCAATAATCAAAAATTGTTTTTGTTCTTTCTTAAATACTATTTTTCCGAATAATATTGTATCATCTAATTCATTTATTAAATTTAGATTAGCTATATTGGTCATATTAATTTTGTACATTTTAATATTTTCAATATCTAAATCTTCTTTCTTAAATTTTAAATCTAAACTATATATCAAATATGTTCCTACAATACCATTTGATAATCGTTTAAATATTAAATAATAATTATATCCTTGAAAATGTGGTGTTACGTGGTATGTTTGTTGTTTTAATTGTTTAGCATGTTCTTCTGTTTTTAAAAAACAATATCTTAATTGATATAAATCCAACTTATTATACACATAGTCAATTAATTCGTGTTTAATATGTGATTCAACATCATCACCAAATTGACGATCTCTTTTATTTTTTTCTAAATGTTGTACACAACATTTTTCGCCTTGTTCGTTTTCATAATTCGGAACTGGTTGTTCACTGTTATATTGTTTATTAGGTTCGTAATAATTATAATTATCATAGTTATTGTGATGGTTATAATGTTTAAAATTATAATTGTTGTTTGTATGTTTTGTTTTTTTTTGATATTGCGACATTGTAAAGATTATTTATTAAATATGATTTAATATTTATATAAACTTAAATTAAACTTAAAATTTATCAATTTTTTATTTCGTTTGTTAAAATATATTAGTCATAATAAATGTTACTTAAACGAGACAAAATAATATTTTTATTCACTATTTTACTATTTTTATTATATTTATTTATTCCTGCGCCAGTAGTTTTAAAATCAGAAAAACATAAAGAAACAAACTGTATGTGTTTCGGTTAAATTAAATATATAATTTAATATTATAAATAGTTATGTTAGAGTCGTTTGATAGATATGATATTTTAGTTTTAATAATTATGTTGATAATATTATTTTTTATTTGGAAATATAATAGGTATGAAAATTTTATTATAATGTGATATTATACACATGCTGATATTAGTAATTTTTATAATATTGCTGATTATATTCATATTAAATATAAAAACACAATCAAAAAAAGAATTATTTAAAAATAATAGATCATATGTTCAAAAATATATTAATGACCCTTCTAATTTAATCAAATATAAATTAAAAAGAGATGAAAATCAACAAATTAATGATGATTTATTTAATTCGATTAATAAAATTGGTATTAACACAATAAATAGTGCTGATACGAACGAACTTATAAATAAAAAACAATGTAATTGTAAATTTTATGTCGAAAAAATAAAACAGTTGCCAAATAAGTCTTATAAATATTATATTCCAAACAATGAACAATATAATTTTAATAATATTAATTTTGGTAAAAAATATATTAAAAAAAATTTACAATCAAATAAACATCAAAATAAATCAATAACCAATAACAATACAACTAACAAAAAATATCAAACATATTATGACGCTTTATTTACATTTAAACCAGCAAAAAAAATACCAAACAAAAATAATCCTGATATAGACCAAACTATTAATAATAATATTAAAGATTATATTGACAAAGGCATTGAAACGACGGAAAATTTAGAAAATAGTGGTATGGTAAATAAAAAAATAGATAAAACTGATATGACAATTAAAGAAATGTACGATAACATTACGAATGATAATAGATTAGAATTACAACAAAATTTAGATGATTTAGAAGAATATGATAATAGAGATGATTATATTATAAATAAAAAATATGGAAGTACAAAATTTGATACATATTCAATATAAAAATTTGAAATTTGATTAACTTAAATAAAAATCAAATATACAAACATAATTAGTATATCAAATGATTGAGAATCAAATATCGAAACCAAAAAAGTCAGAAAATATTAATAACAAAAATAATACCAAAAAATATGTTCCTTTCATTGAAAAATATAGACCAAAAAAAATAGAAGATTTAATACTACCTTCATTAATGCAATATAAAATTATGAGCATGATAGAAAATAAAACACTCCCTAACTTAATTATAACTGGATCTTCAGGAACAGGAAAAACTAGCACGATATTATGTTTAGCAAAAAGAATGTTAGGATCGAATAAAGAATTAATTCTCGAACTTAATGCTTCAAATAATAGGACGTTAGATTTTATTAATACAAAGGTCGCTTATTTTTGTAAAAAAAAACTATCATACGATAACACATGTAAAAAAATAATTATATTTGATGAAGCTGATAACATAACAAAAAAAGCGCAAAATTTATTGGCTAACTTAATGGAAGAATATTCATACAATACTTGTTTTGCGTTTACATGTAATGAATCAAATAAAATTATCGAAGCAATACAAAGCAGATGTACATCATTAAGATATGTATCTGTTTCAGCAGAAAATATAAAAAAAAGATTAGAAACAATTTGTAAAAAAGAAAATATTATTTATTCGGAAGATGGTTTAAATGCATTAATTTTTATATCACAAGGTGATATACGACAAGCTATTAATAATTTAGAATCAACATATCATGGATATGATAAAATTACTGTAGAAAATGTTTATAAACTTTGTTATCATCCTCATCCAAAAATGATTATTGAAATTTTAAAAGAATGTGTCAATATGAATTTAATTTTAGCAACAACATACATTCGTGAACTAAAGGATAGCGGATATTGTGCAAATGATATTTTATTAACAATGTCAAATACTTTAAGAGAAATTAATATTGACGAAGATATTCGAATTAATTTTACTAAAATAATTTCTGAATATTATATTTATGTATCTGATGGTATAGATACAAATTTACAATTATATGCTTGTGTCTCAAAAATGATATTATATATCAAAAACACAACACCAATTTTAAAATAAATTATTTAATATTAATGACTAATTTTAGTATTTCGTTGTTTAATCATCAAACGGATCATCATTTGATTTTTTTGTTTTAACAGTTTCTGTCTTTATTATATCTTCTTTTTCGTCAGAACTGTTTAAAAAAGGATCTTCATTATTTTCTGATTTTTTAATATGTTTGAATGATGGTGTTAAAAATGGTGTTTCTAATAATTTTGTATTATTTAAATTTGTCCCATCTGAAATATCATAAAATTCGCAACTATATTTGTTTGACAAATAATAACCATATCTTGAATTTCCTTGATATGAAAATGGTTTTATTTGATCTATAATATCAACAATTAATGGCGCATAAATATTGCCGCCCCTTAATATTCGACCACATGTTTGAGTTATATCACCTTTTAGAGGTGTTGCCATAATTAATGTATCTAAACTTGATATATCTAAACCTTCTTGAGCCATATCATATGTACCAAGAATAATTTGTTTTTCGCTTGATAACTCTAATTGTACTTTTCTCATACCACCAACATAATAGCCCCACGAGTCTTTCAGCTCTTCAATCTGACTTAATTTATCAGCTAATATTTTAACATGATTAACCTTAACTTGTTTTTTTCCTGTTCCTTCAGAATCAGTTCTTCTTCCTGATAATACAAGTATTTTTCTTCCGTGGTCTTTTTGTAAAATTTCTTTAATAATGTTGATGATAAGATTATTTCTTTCATCAATTTTACATAAATTAGTAATCATTTTTGGAGCTAAAAATGTTTTTGTATAATGATTATATATTGTTTTAAAATTAGGGCTTGAAATATTATAAGAATATAATTTTACTTTGACTTGATTGTTTGGTTCGAACTTTCCCCTATATTTAATATCACCAATAAAATATTTAAATACTTTATCCAAATGATCTTTTCGTTCTGGTGTTGCTGATAGACCTAAATAATAAGGTGCTTGTACTTTTATTAATGATCTCGAAAAAACTTTTGCTCCTAAATGATGACATTCATCATATACAACAAGCGGAAAAGCTTGAAATAACTCTCTGTCATAATCTTTCATTGAAATAGATTGTAACATTGCAACAACAATTTGTTTTCCACTAATATCAATCTTTTCTTGCCTAATCAAACCAACTTCAGCATTTGAGAATTGATTTATTCTATCTTTCCATTGATTAAGCAAAAAAGTTTTATTAACAATAATAAGAGCTCTTAATTTTAATCTAGTAATAAGATTAATAGCTAATACAGTTTTTCCTTTCCCAGGGGGAATTGCAATAATCGCACCTCCATATTCTTTAAGTGTTGTATCTGGTGATTTAATATCATTACAATATTCTGATAAAATAGTACTCATGATTTCTTCTTGATATTCTTTTAAATTCCCACGAAATTGAATATTAGTTTTGTCAAGTTCGTTAAGACCAAATTTTATATTTATCGGCTGACCAAATTTTTCAATGCCATAATATCTCGGTAACACAAATTTATCACCTGATACTGTTTCTAAATATATATTAAATATATCATCTTCCGGTTCTGGACTTATATTTTCATCATTTTCTTCATTTTGTTTACTTTTTTTACTTTTTTTAACTTTTAATTTTTTATAACGTGGATCAATCTCAGGTTCAATTGTCAATTCTTTTTCTATCATTTCGATTTGTTCTTTTGTTAAATCTGATTTATTGATAATGTATCCTTGTTTTGTTAATCTTGATTTTTCTGCAAGCATATGTTAAATAATATATGTATAATCTTATCAAATATCTTCTATATTATTAAATTTCAAAAATTTAATATGTATCTCAATATTATAAATTACTTAAATGAACAACAAAAATGTATTTGTTACAATTATGATAATATTATTAATATTTTATTTATCTTTTATAGCTCCAAATATATTAAAATCAGATATTAAAACATCAAAATATTTTGTGTCTATTTTCGAAAATAAATTAACTATTTTTATCTCTTTGATTATTATTTATTTTTCATGTCATTTTGATATAAAATTATCAATATTCTTATTAATTACATTTATTATTACTTATTATGATGTTAGAAAATATGCAATACAACAAAATATTAAAGATAAAATAAATAATGTTTAATTATGTATAATTTTAATTTTGTGCTGAATGTAAAACAAAATCTAAATTTGGCAAGTATCTTAAATTTATATGTGCTTTTTCGATTAAGTCATATAAGCTGATATTTATAACTTGTTCGATTTGTGGGATTTGATTGACTTGTTCAATTTGATTATTATCCATCTTTTATTAGTAGTACAATATTAATTTAATTGGAACATACAGCCAAAAATAATTGCAATTTTTTTAATAATGTATATAGATCACATTTTTTATTTCTTCTTCTGGCATAAATTTTTGTTTGTTCATGTTGTCCAACTTTGGTTTCTTGAATTTGATTTATTTTTATTATATTTTTATTATATTTTTATAATTTATTTATGAAATTTGACTGATTATTTATTTTTCAATTTTTGTCGATTCATTTAATTTAATAATTGCACATGTATTTATTTGTTAAATAATTTTACGATTATATAATATAGATTATATGAACAAAAAAGGTTATCATTGTATTGGAACAAAATGTTTCGATGATGAAAATAAAATATATGATAAAGAAACAGGCGAAATATATGATAAAAGTTATCAAGAACAATGTATTAATTTTGATATTTATCCGACTATTATACCACATAAACGCCGTGTAATTGCAATTGGTGATATTCATGGTGATATGAATTTAGCAATTAAATTTCTTAAAATTGGTAAATTAATCGAGGAAGTTGATATTGAGAAAATAATAAACAGAAAATCAGTAATTAAGGAATATATTCAAACTTTAGAAATATCAAAAAATAGCACAAAATTAAATAAACAAGAATCTACTAGAACTTCATATGCCGAAATTTCAGATCAAACAAAAAATCAAGCTGAATTAGTATATCGTTATTATAAAATTAATGGCGAATATTATGTTAGAATAGTTCAGGAAGATAATAATGTTTCACCAAATAACAATAGATGGTTTAAATGGACTGGTGGCGAGACGTATGTCGTCCAGTTAGGAGACCAAATAGATCGATGCAGAGAGTTCGAATGGTCAAAATGTACAAACAAAAACACGACAATTGACGATGAAGATTCTGATTTAGAAATTATGTTGTTTTATGATAGTTTAGATAGAATAGCTAAACGAAAGAATGGGCGAGTTTTTTCGTTATTTGGAAATCATGAAATTATGAACATTAAATCAGATTATCGATATGTTTCGTATAAGGGATTAGTTAATTTCTCGCCAAATAAATATGACATTAATATTGGAAGTAGTAATCGGACAAAACAATTTAAAATTATTAAAAAGAAAATTGCATGTACAAGATCAATGATATTAGTAATTGGAGATTATTTATTTGTGCATGGTGGTATTTCAAAAGAATTTGCTTATAAACATAAATTAGTAGATACGAATGCACTTATTCGATCATTTTTATTTGATAAATTAAAAGACAATGAAGAAGTTAGACGTATGATTGAATCATCAAAATATTCTCCATTGTGGTACAGAAAGTTAGCATTAATAACTGAATCTGAATGTGAAAATATTTTCACATCAGTTATTAAAAATTTGAATAATACAAATTTTAAATCAGATATAACAACGGACCCAGTTATTAAAATAAATGGGATGATTATCGCACACACTCCGCAATTTTCAATATTTCAGACGGGAATCACATCAATTTGTAATAACAAATTACATAGAATTGATATTGGAGGATCTAAAGCATTTTCAAACTTTTCATCAAAAGAAGATCCGTTATCGGAAAAAGCGCGTGAACCTCAAATTCTCGAGATCTTAACTAATATTATGACAAAAGAATCAGTTATAAATATACTAAAATAAAATTTATGTTTTAAAATATTCCTCATAATTTTCATCGTTTATAAATTTTGTCCATTTATCATATATATCTTGATTTTTCATTACAAATGATTTTTTTTTATAACATAACATTTGATTTGCCATCCAATTATTTAATTTTTTAGTTTTATTTTTATATTTGGGTCTTTAAAAATAGGACATCATAAACATAAAAAGTTTGATTATATTTTTCAGACAACTTAATTGAAGTATAATATTCGAAAATTTTGGCTAATTGATAATTATTTATTTGTTTTTTATTAAGACCAGAATTTAATAGATCATTAAAACGTTCAGCAATAACATAAGAATAATAAGTATTATTCATATAATTATAAATTATATGAACAATGATGTATAAACTAAAAATTAAAAATACAATTTTTATTATTATGGTTATGCTTATCAAAGATTAAATAAATTAAATTGTTAGAAAGAATATGGTGTTTCATATACATGAACACTACGTACAATATCATCATTCATCCTATTTGCAGTCCAAAATTCTGGATGATAATTTGCATTATTGTCAATATCATGTTTTAATGTCATATAATCGGATGTGTTATAATTTTCGTCATCATCTTCATATAATTCACGTTTTAAAATTTTAATTTGGTCAAATACTTTATCCATCGAACTATAAATTCCATATAACATTGCGTCAGAAAAATCATTGTGACCAATATTAAATAAACAATATACTTCTGTCATATTATTAATTTGTTTTATTTGTATTATTTATATAACACACTATTAACGTTTTTAAATTCAATTTTTTGATATCAAATATTATTGATTAAGCAGATCAAATGATGGTGTATAAATTAATAGAAAGAATATGGCGTATCATATACACAAACACTACGTACAATATCATCATTCATCCTATTTGCAGTCCAAAATTCTGGCTGATAATATGTATGATTGTCAATATCATATTTTAATGTCATATAATCAAATGTGTTATCATCTTCGTCATCTTCATCATCTTCGTCATCTTCGTCATCATCTTCGTCATTTTTGTCATCATCAACTTCAAAAAAATCACGTTTTAAAATTTTAATTTGATCAAATACTTTATCCATAGAACTATATATTCCATATAACATTGCGTCGGAAAAAACATTTTGACCAACAGTGAATAAACAATATACTTCTGTCATTTTATTAATTTGTGTTGTTTATGTTATTAATATGATATATAATAAATGTGATATATAATAAATGTGATATATAATAATTTAATTTTTCAATTTTTTGATATCAAATATTATTGATTAAGCAGATCATATAAATGTTTTGCTATATGATATGCAAATTTACAAGCTACAGCATTACCGATTTGCATAATAATATCTTTTTTTGTTCCTTCAATTATGTAATCATCTGGAAATGTTTGAATCCTTTTTAGTTCAGTAATAGTTAAACGTCTAATTTCATTTTCAGAATATTTAACTAACGCGTCATAACCATCTTTCCAATATCTACTTGGGATTGTGTATGATGGATTTTCTAAATTTAAAAATTGTGCACCAAATCCATTACCATTTTCTTTTGATTTCTTTTTTTTATTGTTTATTCCTAAAATGGCTCGTTCACTTAAATAATATGATTTGTCAATTTGCTCTTTTGGAAATAATACATTTTTGACTGGAATTATATTATTTTTTGTTATTGTTTTTGGTTCGGTTGGTATTATATTTAAATCATGTCTTATACCAATAATAATTATTCGTGTCCTATTTTGTGGAACTTCATAATTACTTGCTGATAGTTTATATAATTTGCAATTATAATTTTTAGATAAATTATCTATAATAATATCAATAACTTTTTCTCCTTTTTCTGTTTTCATCGAAACAATACCAACAACATTTTCAAATACGAATGCTTTAGGTCTAAAAAATTCTAAATATTTAACATATTCCATAAACAGAGAATTACGTGGATCTTTAATATCACGTCTCCCAGCCATCGAGAATCCTTGGCATGGGGGGCCTCCCACAATTACGTCAATATTTTTATTTTGTTTGTTATAAAGTTCATTAAATTTTTCAGGCGATAATTTTGTTAAATCTTCACAAATTGCTTCATGATTATAATTTTTTTTATAACTTTTAATCGCTTTATCCCAAATATCAATACCTGCAATAATATTATATCCTGCATCGTGAAATCCTTTAGACATGCCACCGCATCCACAGAATAAATCTAAAACATTTAATGGTAAATTTTTATTTATTTCTAAATTATTATCTATTGTTGCTTTTATAATTTCTTCTTGAATAATTTCATCTACTCGACTGTTTGTATTTATTATTTCATTTTGATTAATTATTTTAAATTCATCGACTATTTTATTTATTACATCATTTTGATTGTTTATTTTAACTTCAGTAATATTAAGTAGGTCTGATTGTTTTAATTGTTGAAAATTAAGAATATTTGTGGATTCACATGGTTTTTTTTTATTCATATGTATAGTTAGACGTGATTTTTGTAAAAATTCTTTACCACATTTTTCACAAAAATATTTGGTCATTATAATAATATAAACGTATTAATATTTATATTGTTAGAATTTGAATTAATCAATTTTTTATTTATTAACTTCTGCAATTTAAGATTGCAGAAGTTAATAAATAAAAAAATGTCATAATGAAATGGTTTCAATTTTTTGTCATATTTGAATCAAAAAATTGATTATTTTTGATTATGTATAATGCACATAAAAAATTAAAATATACCATAATGGAAAATCAAATACAAAACACAAAACAGCAAATTATTGATATATTTGTAAAAAATGTTAAAGGAAAACCAATTATTGTAAATAAACAACACTGTGGTGGTGAAGGTCATTGGTTAGAAAAAAAGATGGGAATTAAACCAAATAACAAAAATGAACCAGATCTATTAGGTTATGAAATGAAAAAATTTTCTAAAAAAATAACATTTGGCGATTTTAGCGCGACAGAATATTTATTTTCAAAAGAAAAATCAAATATTAATAGCACTAACAATTGGAATAATCAAACAAATGAAATAACAAGAAATCAATTTATACATTATTTTGGCACACCAAAGGCACAAAAAGGAAATAGATATTCGTGGTCTGGCGCATGTGTACCAACATATAATGTTTGGAATAATTGTGGTCAGATGTTAACTATATCAGAAAATAATGATATATGCATATACTATTCATATGAAAAAGATGAACGTGAAACTAAAAACACGTTACCAGAATTCTTAAAAAATAATAATATTTTAATAGTTATTTGGAAACGAGAAAAAATGGAACAACATATAAATAAAAAATTTAATAAAAATGGATTATTTATTTGTGAAAAAATAAATAATAAATATGAAAAAATTCATTTTGGTAAACCTTTCAATTTCGAATATTTTATAAATAATATTAAAAATAAAAATATAATTTTCGATAGTGGTCTTTATGAGGGTAATAATAGAAATTATTCACAATTTAGAAGTACAACAAGCAATTTTTGGAACTTACTTGTTGATGAAATTATTTGAAATTATTTAAACATTTATTTCTTAGCTTTTAATTTTTCATATTCTGCAGTCAATTTTGATTTATTGTCATCAAAATATTTCATTGATTTCTTAGTAATATCCTGAACCGTCGCATTTGGATTTGATTTCATAACTTCATCTCTAACTTGTTTGGCTAATCTAAACAACATCGGCGAATGTCCTAATGATGCAGCAAGATGTTTAACTAATTTTTGGAATTCTTGAAGCTTCTCTGGTAGTGCTCTTTTTGAACCTCTTTTTTTAGACGATTTCTTTGATGATTTCTTAGACGATTTCTTAGATGATTTTTTACCACCAACTAAAGATGGACGTTTTGAACCTTTTTTAGAACCTTTTTTAGAACTTTTTTTAGATGCTTTTCTGGATGCTTTTTTAGATGCTTTTTTAGATGCTTTCTTTGAAGTTTTTTTAGATTTTTTACGTCCACCCATCATATCTTCATCTAATTCATTTTCATTTAAATTAATTGAATCAGATAATGCATTAATTGAAGTTTTACGAGAAGATTTTTTAGAACCTTTTTTCTTTGAAGTTTTCTTTTTTCTTCCACCCATCATTTCGACCGAAGGAATAATATGTGAACGTTTAGAACCTTTTTTAGAACCTTTTTTAGATCCTTTTTTAGAACCTTTTTTAGATCCTTTTTTAGAACCTTTTTTAGATCCTTTTTTCTTTTTTCCACCAGCATCTTGTTCGAATAAACTAGATCTAGCTTTTTCAAGAGCACTAGTTAAATTTGCAGATAAAGTCTCAGCTTCGGAGGAATCAGTATCGATAATGTTAGATTGTTTAACACGATTACAACCACAAGACATGACTAATTATATATTAGTATATTATATATTTTTTATTTTACCTTAATAAAAAATTGATATATAAATAACTAAATATATTATATTATAAATAACTTAAATTTATAATATAATGGGAGTCCCCGGCTTTGTAGCATGGTTATATAGTAATTATAAGAATTCAAATTTCATTTTTAAACAATTATTTAAAAATATTAATTATGACATTAACAATCAAAATTTTGAACAAGTTAATTTAAATGATAATTATAGAGTTGATTCAGTCCAACATTTAATGATTGATACTAATTGTTTAATCCATCCTCAATCTAAAATAGTATGTCAAGAAAATCCTAATCTTGTCGAAACAAATTTAGAGCTATTGGAGAATAAAATTATTAAACAAGTGATCAACTATATCGAAATATTAATATCACAAACAAAACCAACAGAATCTATTTATATAGCAATTGATGGTGTTGCACCAATGGCTAAAATTAAACATCAACGATTAAGAAGATTTAAAGCAATTTATGATAAAGAAATGATGAAATATTTAGCAAAAAAATACAAAAAAAATTATATCAAGGAATGGAATAATTCAGCAATAACTCCAGGAACAATTTTTATGGATAAGTTAATGAAAGAAATAATTGCGTGGATTAAAAGAACAAAATTTGATTGTAAAGTAATATTTTCATCGTCATATACCCCAGGCGAAGGAGAACATAAATTACTTCAGTATTTAAAAAAATTAAATCTTAAACAAAATGATGTTAGTGTTATTTATGGATTAGATGCTGATTTATTATTTTTATCATTAGCATCAGGAAAAAATAATATATATTTAATGAGAGAAACTCAACAAATGGAAATAGAAAAATCACATCAAATTGAAGATGGATTTAGTTATTTATCAATTAATATATTAAAAGATGTGATTGAAAAAGTGATGGTCGAAAGATTAAGATTTGAGAAATTAGATAGGAATAGGTTGATAAATGATTTTGTATTTTTATGTTATTTTTGTGGTAATGATTTTATACCATTTATACCGTCATTAAATATTAAACCACATAATAGGGGTATACCAAATGGTATTGATATGATTATAAATACATATACTGATGCTATGAAAAATATTAATAAAAATAAAACAAATATTGAATATTTATTAGATATATCGGATTTTGTACATTTGAATTATAATTTATTTTTGAATATTTTGAACACATTAGCAGACCAAGAGACAGCATATTATACAGATTTTTATAATTTAAAAAGATTTTTTAAAAAAGATTTATCAGAAGATCCATATGAAATTGAAATATTTAATTATCAAGATAACATAATAACTAATTATTATGATCCAATTAAATTAGGTAATCCAAAATTATCACTAAAAGAATGGAAACGTAAATATTACAAACATTATTTTGGTATTGATATTGTAGGAACTTATCCAAAAGATAAATCATTAACGAACGTACTTGATGGATATTTAAAAGGATTAATTTGGACATCAAATTATTATTATGATAAATGTAAAGATTATGAATGGTTTTATCAATATCATCATGGACCATTTATATCTGACTTAAGGGACTATATTAAGGAAAAAAAAGAGCGTTTAGAATATTTCGAAAATTTATATAAAGGTCCAAATGTATGGTTCTATGGTCAAATTAAACCATTACAACAATTATTATTCGTTTTACCACGCGAAAGTGGTTATTTATTACCATCACAATATAGACAATTGATGTATAGTGAGTCATTGAGATGTTATTTTTATGATAAAATATTTGATATGCCAATTGATTATTTATATAAAAATTCGTCGTGGCAAAATATTCCGATGATTGATATTATGCCTATAAATTTAATTTTACATATGACACAAAAAATTATACTAAACGAAGAAGCTGAACGAAATAAAAATTATGACGAAGAATATGTAAAAATATAAAAATCATAATAAAATAAATTATATAGATATATGTATATAAAATGCACATAGTACAATATATTTTAATTTATATAATATTTGGTTTTATAGGTTACTTATTTGAGTTATGTGTTTCGGATAAAAAAAATATAAAACATAAATTAAAAGGAGATACAATAATTAAAAAAATTTTAAAATGGAACATACCATTTATTAACATATACGGTATTGGTGTTGTTTTATTACTTTTGATAAATAAATATATTAATATTCAAAATATATATGTGCTTTCGATAATATCTGGTTTAATATTAACGTATTTGGAATGCTTATCTGGATACATATCATTAGTAATTAATAAAAGACATACATGGAACTATAAAAATCAATTACTACCATGTTGTGATAATTATATATCATTAGATGTTGGTTTATTTTGGATGTTATGTAGTTTTGTGTTTCATTTTATAATAAGAAAAATAAATATAAGTGTATAAAACTTAAACAATATTTTTTCTTATCCATATAATAATTGATTATAATATGGATAGTAAATTTATGAATCTTAAAAAAGAGTATAAAGATTTTATCAAACTAACTGGTAATAAAATTCGTGAACTTAATATTAACAATGAACTAACAAAAAAAAAATGTACACAAATTAATGAGTTATTTGAAAATATTTCACATGATATTGAACAATCTGACAATATTAATATTAATTATCTTAATCATATAATATTAAATTATAGTAGAGAAAATGAAGATGTCGAAATATTAAAAAAATTTATAAAAATAAAAAATTATTATTTAATTAAAAATATTTTATCATCTCAACAATGGGAACCATTTATTGAAAAATTATATGACAAAATAATTATTAATGATTTAAAAATTGATAAAGAAAAAATGGAGCACCGCGAACAATCTCGAGTTATTAAAGCGAACAATGTGAGCGAACACAAGAATGAACTTAAATTAAATAAAAAAAAATATAAACATTTTGTCGCGAAAGGTGTGTATAGGTTACTATTGTCGACATTAGATAAATTTAAAGGTTGTTGGGAAATTGCCGAATTTAAAGATGATAAATTAAAAAAATTAGAAATTGTTGAGCCTGAACATTTCGAATTTATTAAGGAATATATAATTAAAAAAACATTAAAATAACTAATTTAATGAACATAAATTTAAGATAATTATATAACATTTCTTTTAAGTGAAAAGAAAATCGATGTAATACCAAAAGAATATTTAAATTTTCATAATATGTTAACAAATAATAACGATAAATTTTTACATATTAAATGTGCAACTGTTGGTCGCACATTTAATGCAAAATTTGTAAATAAAAAAAACGACATTATGTGATTGTTATAAAATATAAATTGTTATAAAGTAAATAAACACACAATTAAAATATATTAAATAATATTAAAATAACTAATTTAAGGAGTTATTAGTTAAAAATTAATTATATAATTAATTAATAATATATATAACAATCACATTCAATGAATAAAATCAATAAAACAGAAAATATTCTGAAAAATAATCAAAATCAAAATGAAGTTGTTAATAATAAAACTTCACCAAATAAACTTACTGATCTCGTTGAACTTAAAAATAATAAATTTGATGATATTACAGAACGTGTTAAATATATAAAAGTACTTTTAGGAGAAAATAAACTTGACCCAATAATTAAATATGATACTTGTGATACGGAACAAGTTGAAAATAGAACTAATGGATATGATATAAGAAATATAATGACAAAAGAATATTTAGATTTTCATAAAATGATAACAAATATTGGTGGTAAACTTTTATATATTAAAAGTGGTACAACTGGTCATACATTTAAAGGTATTATATACGATGAAGATGGTATTACTGAATTATCTCATTATGCAGTTAAAGTTGTTGCTTATCCAATTCGCGAAAGTTATGGAAATATAAATGATATTAAAAGACCAGAAAATGCAGAAATTATGATGTTGAGAGTTTTATCATATTTTGTTGTCAATAAACAGACACCACATATAGTGCTTCCAATAACAACATTTAATACAAGTATTAAACCATTTATTGCGATAGCAAAGAATAAAATAGTCGAAAATAAAAAATATGATCAATTTATTAAAAGACATAAACAATCAGAATATCATGATGAAGTGAGTATATTAATATCGGAATGGGCGAATGGTGGTGATTTATTAGATTATATTAAAAATAATTATAAGACAATGAAATTAAGGGATTGGAGAGTAATATTTTTTCAAATAATATCTGTATTATGTGTTATACAAAATAAATACCCAGGGTTCAGACATAATGATTTGAAAGCAAATAATATTTTGGTTCAAAAAATCGATTCACGTAAAAAGTGTAATTGTTTTTTTTATAAAATTACCATTGATGGAATACAACGTAACTATATTGTTCCAAATATTGGCATACAAATTAAATTATGGGATTTTGATTTTGCTTGTATTCCTGATGTTGTCGAAAATTCGAAAGTTAATTCTGAATGGACAGAAAAAATAAATGTTAGACCAAAACAAAATAGATATTATGACTTACATTATTTTTTTAACACATTAACTAAAAAAGGTTTTTTTCCTGAATTTTGGGATGCGAAAGAAATTCATCATTCAGTCAAACAATTTGTAAAAGATATTGTACCAGAACAATATAGCAAATTTGAAAAAGAAGGTAAACAAAATGTGACTGATCGCGGAAGAATTTTAATTGATGATGAATTTATTATCCCAGCAAAAATTTTGACTGAACATGTGTTTTTCCATAAAATGAGAGAACCAGAACAAAAAACAATCACACAATCAAATATTAATACTTAAAAATTTGTTATAATTATTTAATCACAACAAATTTTTTATGATGAATTTATTTCTAATATATATTTTGATAAAATAAAAGATATAATGGAACCAAATACGAATATTGTCGGTAAACATATAACATCAGAAATATCTGATATACCGTTGGTAAGCATATTTTTAAAATATGACCAAGATTTGAAATTTTTTTCATTATCGCATAATATTGTTGGTTTTTGTAATATAATTATCATTACGAATATTATATAAATCGTCACGCTATATATTAATATTTTTTTCATTATATTATTATTTAAGATTTAATTTTAATTATTATTTTTTCTTATTTTGACATCATGTGATTGTTATAAATTAAGATGAATATTTATTTTTTTTAACCCCATATCTACCAGCCAAAAATCCCATATTTTCAGACCCAACAACAATTAATTTTGATAAATAAGCTTTAAAATCTATTTTTTTATTTTTAACAAAAAATTCATCTTCCGGTAAAGTTTTGTAATGTTTTTCAAATATAAATTCTGGTTGGATATATATAATATCATATTCTGGTTTAACTGTTTTTCCTAATTTTTCTGAGTCAGCATAATACATTCTTATTTTCATATCAAAATTTATTTTACTTTGCTGGTCTGTTTCTTCGTGTAATTCATTTATAGTTTTATCAAGTTCTACTTTAATTAATGGGTCAGCAAATTTATTTATCAAATTAATTACGGTATCCGCAAGTGTTTTTATATTATTTTTGTCTGGAGATTTAATATCAATTGGTCTTTCAGCATAATTATATATTATTGGCGCTTGTCCTTGATTTGTATATATTTCTACTTTCCTAAGAATATTTCTTAACAGTGATAGCTTGGGACTTGAAATACTATTAAGATAATCAAAATAATTATCTTCTAATGGTGAGCTAATTGGATAATATATAGGTAAGCTTTTACTTGAATAATTTAAATTTGGTCTATGGTAAGTATTTGTATCTTTGTTACCAATAAATGGTTGGTCGCGCCAATTTTCACGAATATTTTTATTTTTTATATTAAATCTCATTTTGATTTTATTAATAATGTCATCATATTTTATTCTATTTACAATTAAATATAAAATAACAAATATTAAAATAATAATTACAATTCTTATTATCATCTGTGTTGTTAATATAATTTATTAACATATTTTTAATTTTATTGTAATAAAAAATATAGTCTCAATTTTAATAAACTATTCATAACAATTATATGCGTATTTTTGTTATAAAATATAACGATCAACAAATATCAAACTATATTGTAAAAAATATTTAAATATATAAACTAAACTTAAATATTTTTAATATTTTTAATACTCTCCTGACGATCTGTCTAATAATTGTACTTCTTCATCACCAAAATCTTCATTAATTTCGTCTTGATCTGCATCAATAGCATCCCAACTTTCCTTTTCAATATCTTGTTGTTCTTTAAGTTTTTCGAGTTCTTCTTCGGATAATTTAGAAATATCTGTTTCGTCGTGAATTTCAGAAACTTCTGATTTAGTTGAAATATAACGATAAAATTTTTTGACATTAATATCAAAGTAAGCATTTTCGATATTTGTTAAGTTTCTGAAAATTTGGAAAATAATATTTATTAAAAGATACGCGATACTTATTTTTGTATAATTTTCTGTATTTATATCTAACAACATTGTTGACTGTTCGATAATATAATATAAAATAATATCAACATTTGACATATATTTTAATAAATTTTCTGATTGGACGTAATTATTTTTATTTGGTAATTGAATAATTTTTGTATTACTTGCGTCAATATTTTTATAATATAAATTACTATTAATTATATTCCAATCAACAAAAATACGGGTGCTATTATTATCATATGTGTTAATATCTTTAATTTTTGTTTGATAATATTTAGCTATCGGATTAAGTGTTGATCCTGAATAATTATTTTTGATTTGATATATTATTTGTTGAATATCAGATAATGCATTTTTTAAATTTTGTAATCGTATTCTTAAAATATTATTTACGAATTGGTTAATATCTTTAATTTTTGGATCTATCTTATTGTGTAAATAATTAAAACCTAATAATCTTAATTGATTTAATAACGAATAATGTATTTTTAAATAACAATCTGTGTTGTGTACTTTAATAAAATTTTTTGAATTTTCTTTATAACCGATTAAATATTTTTCTATTGCAGAATAATACATTGTTACTTGATTATCATTATCATCATAATAGTATATATCTTGATTAAATATTTTGTCATCTTTTTTAAATTTTATTTTATTATCTTTTTCTAATATGATAATAGGTGATTTTTTGTTTCCTCTATAATCATGATCAATCACATAAGCATTATTATTCAAATAAAAATTATTGTTGTTAATATTAATATCTTTTCCAATTAATGATTCTAACTTATCAATAAATAATTTTATAACATCAGATATTTCACCATTAAATTGTTTTTTTAGTTTGTCAACATATTCTTTATTTTTAAGATTGTAAGTATTAATTTTTTCTAATTTATGTTCTATTTTTTTTGCAATTTTATTAGTATTATTAAGTCTTACATTTTTTGTTTCTTCATATATTTTTTTAAGTTCAGATAAGCTTAATTTTTTAGATTCTTCAATTGTTATTGGAACATTACGTTTAATACCATCAGATCCATATAAAATTGCTGTTTTATATAACATATCTAAATACAAATCATTTGATACTTTTTTAATATTTTCTTCCCCAATTAACTGCTCTTTCGTCAAATCTTTTATTTTTTCTTTTACTATTTTTATATTTGGATACGATGTTATTTTATGTTTTATACCCAACATTGATGACATCATATATTTTCCATCCGTAACATAATCTACAACAGGAACTAATTCGACTGATTTTATATTATATTTAAGTTTTTTCTCAGAAGTAATTATTACTTTCTTTTTATTTAAAGAATCTAATTTATTGATAACATCTTTTGAAGCATCATTATCATATACAGAATTTAATTTATTAAAAAATTTAACAGCAAACATGTTGTAAAGATAATGTTTGTTTTCTTTGCTATTAACTTCTAATATACTATTTATGGCATCAACAAAAGTATGGATAATGATACGTTGAATTTGTGGATTAATATTATTTGGTTTGTAAGGAATATTTTCAGCAAACCACATGTCGTATTTAGAAAAAATTCCGCTCAAATAATAAATTACGTAACATAACATTTTATAATTTTTGATTGGTGCAATATCATTTTTATTAGATATACGAATATATAAGTTATCGAATAGGTTAAATCCGAATTTAGTGAATAAAAAATAATTAACTAATTTATCAAATGAAAAATATAAAATTTGTGACAAATTTATTTCTAATATTATTGCAATCAACATATAAGTTAAAATATTGTTGATTTTAAATAACTTAAATTTATCTGTTTCTTTTGATGAATATGTGAATATTTCATTCTCAAGTTTAAACAAAAAAAAGTTAGTCATTGAACAACCATAATTTTTAATAGATTTTTCGACACGTTCTTTTCTTATATTTGTTTCTTTAGAATATAATGTTTTATACTGAACATCAACCATATCAATAATATTTTTAATCATTTCTTGTCTCCTAAGTTTTGTTTGTTGTATTGATCCAACAAAATATGATATGTTAGCCCCATAACATATTTTTTCAATCATTTTATCCATATTTTTAATTGACTTATTATATTTGACATATTCCGGTATAGTTTCAAGCTCATTTTCTAAACCATACGAAATTGCTATGCTATCTGAACCAGGATAAATTTCTGTTGTATATTTACTTAAATCTAATAATTGATAACAACTTTTACATACAAAATTATTATCTTTATTTTCTGTCACATATTTTTTAATAAAACTAAATAATTCTTGATTAAATCTATTCGGATCTGATCGTTTAAAGTTATTAATTTTATTCCATGTTATAACATGTTGACATACGTATCCTTCATACATATCAATTTCATCAGTCTCATCAGTTAATAATTCTGCTTTAGATATGCGTATTATGTGTAATGCAATTTTTTCTAATATAATTCTAGGTAATTTAATAATTTTTCCTATCCCAGGAATTTTATCTTCATTATTATCATATGTATTAGTATCTGTTTCTATTTTCAAATAATATATTAATTTCATTAATTCTGCATATTGTTGCGATTGTCTTGGAATTAAAACTGTTTTTGACTCAATAAAATGTAATATATTTTTCGCTGTATCAATATCTAATGTTTTGAATGAATTTATTTGATTAACTGTTATATTGTATGTCACATTAACCATCTCGTCATATATTTTTCCTAACAATAATTTAATATAATCATCTTTTGGTAATTGATTGATATTATCAAATAAATCAATATGTATGATATCTTTTTTTTTATTAAATAACCAATACAACATTTTCGAATAACGCTTATCTTCCAAAAATAATTTTTTTAATTTTTTTAACGTAACTTCAAAACCATTTTTATGTAATTGGTTCATATTCATTGTATCTTTAATTAAATGGCATGGTATAATTGTTTGATTATATCTGTCAATATCATTTGTATTAATCAAATTAAATCTTGGAATCGCAACACCAACAATATTCACTTTCATTGTATTATTTATCACTCTATATTGTATCTCCGTGTTATTGATATTTGGAAATTTAGGATCATCTTTGAATTCAAAATTACAATATCTAATAGCATCAATAGTTGAATCTGGCGAAAAACTAAAACTATCTTTGTTTGTAAATTTAAATTCGATATATGGATAAGTTCTAATATTTTTTAAATCTTCATAAAATTCGTTTGATTCTGTTACAGATTTTCCTTGTAATTCTAATTTTCTTAATATGTTTATTTCTTCGATATCATTAATTATAATTGCTTTGCGATACATTAAAGGTTGATAAAAATAATGTTCAATTTCTGTTTTTGCTGATGGATCGGCTAGAATTTTTGGTGAATAATAATCTTTAATTCTATTAATTCTGGTAACAATATATCTAATTTTTGTTTCACCTTTTTTTGTAATTTTTTCTTTGGGATCAATTTTCGAACCACTTGTTTTTTCAAACATTTCTAAATCTTTATGATATCTTAAAAATTCATCAGTAATTGGTATTAATATTTTTTTTTTAAATAATAAATTTATTTTCGATTCAACAGAATAATCTTGTTTAAATCTTGTCATTTCATATTCATTTATCATATGATAAACTTCTTCTGATAATCCTTTTTTTACTTCATCAATATTAAACAAATTTTCGATTGTCGAATAATCGATTGTGTCAAATTTTGAATCAACTATTTCAATATATTTTGATTCCGCATTTGCAAATTCTTCATTTTCTAATATTTTAAATATTAAAACCTTGTCTTCTTTAATATATATTTCCTTAAATATTATTATTTTTAATATATTATGAACAATATCTTCTTCATTTTTTGATATATTTAATATAACTTGCTTATCAAGTAATTTTATCGAATTAACAACATTTTTATATTTATTAATAAAAGTTTTATCTTCTTTTTCTTGACTTTCGATACCTATTTTAGATATATTATTTAAAACGATTTGATAATCTTTTATATAGCTATAATAAATACTATATTGCGTCAAATATTTATTTTTGAAAATATTATTATGATATTTATTACTCAAATTATTAATCAGATTAATGATTTTATTTAAATCTAATATTGTTCCAAGATAAAAAAATAAATATAATAGCGAATAATTATTTAATAGTTCAATTATGTTTTCATATTCGTTATGGTTTGTTATTATTTCATTAATCTTAAATGATAATACTTTCGCGTTAACGATATCATTCACTTTTTTAACTATCGTGTCAAATTTATCCAAAATAAAATTTGTCGAAAAAATATTTTTTTTTAATTGTTTATCGCCAATTATATCTAAATAGAATGTGTCTATTATATTATCGACGCATTCATCTATATTATTAATATATGTATATTGTGATGACATTCTCAATTATAATATAATATATAGATTATTTTTATTAGCTTTCAAATTTATCAAAAAAATTAATATTGGTGTGTTAAGAAAATTAGCATTAATGAAACAAATATTAAATAAACTATTTATTATTATTAACTAAACACGAACAATATATTGTA